CGAGGAGGGACCATATAGCATCGTGCTGTGCCCTTTCGGATTCCTTTGACTCCCAACGCGAGAGGATATACGCTATACTTTATTTATCCTCCATCGCGCAATAGTGTTATAAGTCACTTATAAAAAAACGTACCAATTTCAGCCTCTTCTGGGAAAACATCTTTATGAATTTTTCTTTTCATAAGATAAACTGCAGCCCTTTCTGCCATCCACAAAGGAAGATCTTGGGCCAACATCATTTTTGCACCTCTGGCTGAAAGTTCCCTTCCATAATCCTGTTTAAAAGCGATTTGTTTTGCCTTAATTTTTGCAGGATCGGTACGAGAACCACGGCCCCGACACCAAACATAATATCTAGTGCGAGTCTTATAAGATATTTTGTCACCATGCCAATTAAGATAAGAAGTGATCTCTGCACCATTTTCCTTCTCGAGAAACTTCTCTTCCTCGTTAAGCTGTTTGGCATATTCTTTAAGAGCATCAATTCGCTCATCGTCAAAATTGTCAGTGGTGAATTGGTACCCTGGATAAATTTCTTTGTTTGTCATAATCATTTTCTCCTATTCTTGATTATGTATTGACATTATCACATTCTGGATATAATGTCAACCTTTATTTTCATTAATTTTCAAGCAAGGCCAGCCGATTTGAACGGGCCACTCCATTTAAAGAAACTGTTGCCACGGACTACTGATAATTAATTATCAGCAATCTTAAACTAGCATAGGCCTAATGCTTGGCCTTGCCGGAAAAGTAATGATTTATGTTATCCTCTCAACAATAAAGTCAGGATCATCAGTAGTACTTACCCATCTGAAAATACCATCCTTCTCAAGTAGAATAAAGGGTCCATCACAATTACGGTGCTTCACTGTGTTCACTTGTGTAGATTCGTTCATGATTATCCACGTATCACCTTGATGATGGACCCTATTCTTTCCATGAGAAGATTTTGGAATAAGACGAGCTCGTTCAGTCGCCTTGAAAACCTCTTCACGAGTAACTTTGCGTGGTGTTTTACCTAATTCCACCTTTGTTGCTTTTCTTTCTTTCATGTTCCAGTTCTTCCACTACTGCCTGAAGTTTTGCTTGATAAAGATCTTCATTATCAATATCTTTAAGTTCAGACAGGGTATATTCAAGAAGTTCTATAAGAGCTTTCCGACATCCAACAATATCTGAAATGTCATTTGATGACCTAATGACATATGATGAAATAAGTTCGCGAGGCAATTCTTCAATATCTATCATGGTTTCTCTAATAGAGTCACCCATAACTTTTGCTATATCACTAATATCCATTCTCTCAGACATAATCTCTTCTCCTCTTGAATGCACTTAGCATTGTGCTGATTATATATTGACATTATCACATAGAGAGGATAATGTCAACCTTTATTCCAATTCTTTTGTAAGATTTTTAATGCACTCATCCATGGTTGGGTGGACATATGGCTCTTGATCTTTCCATGGATTATAAGGGTCGACATCAACGCCATCCCAAACTTCTTCGCCATGAAACTCCATCACCGAAACAAGATAGCCATCAAAGTCATAAGCAAACCTATTCTCATTGATTTGCCTAGGTCTACAATGAAACATATCAGCCCCATCAGAACTCAATGACTTATCACAACTCTTCAAGATATGAATAAACTTTTCCATATTAGTCATAACTAATTCCTCTTTGATTATGTATTGACATTATCACATAGAGAGGATAATGTCAACCTTATTTGATCATTGACTTGATTTCTAACTTGTCTAATTATTTTATCCCAAGATTGGTTATCAAGTTTATCGTTAGTATATTCCCAAACATGTTCCCAAACATGTTCTTCTACTCGATTTTGTATTTGAAGCTTTACATAAAACATAGCCGATCACCAAACAATTGTTCAACCACGCGTTTGGATAGGATGGTACACCCCCACGTGGTCGAGTGCTTTCAAAGTAAACTATTCTCTAGAAGCGAGGTTGCTCCTACACCATTAGTATTGAATAACGTTGTTGATAGAAACAACCATCGAATGAGTGAAACGATCTCCTTGCCGTATATGGAATGATGAGAAATCATGGCGTTTACCAAACTCTTTAGCATCAAATACCATTGTATCGAGGCTATTCCTTCCATCGAGGATGAACACTGAACGATCACCCAAAGCAGGTTCCTTACATTTTTCGTCCCAGAAATATTCTGCGAAATACATGTCTTAATCTCCTCTTCGATTATGTATTGACACTATCACATAGAGAGGATAATGTCAACCTTTAATTTCGTCTTCGACACAAAATTGCTTTTTAATGTTTTTAAGAACATCATTCAAATCATCTTGAGCATCATAGAAAGCATTTGCGTCATTATCCTCAAATATCTTTGAATGTGTAACACTTTGAATTTCACAAATTGCCAATTCAATCAAAGCATGCGCTTTACGAAATTCTTTATATCTCCACCATTCTTTCATAATCTCTTCTCCTCTTGTTTCTGATTAATGATTGACACTATCACATAAAGAGGATAATGTCAACCATTAAATTTCAGTATTCTTTTTACATACTGGACATATAATACAATCAACAGGTTCTGGAGTGTCTCCACCATAATTAGCACCCTTATAAACAGTTATAACGTCTTCCATGGTATAAGCCAATACAGAACTGCAATAGTTGCAATTCACTTCAATACCTTTTTATTTTTAATGACTTCTACCATTATTCAGAGGCCCATCCTACAAAGATGTGGTGTTTATCATCCTCACTGAACATATGTCCTGCTGGCCCCCATTTATCACTAATACGTGGGTCATCATAAAGATCTTCATTATCTTCTACTGACACACCAACAACACCAAGTCGAATAAAATCTCTCTTCTCAGCAATAGTTCCAGTATAACCAGCATGGCCATAGTCATATCGAGCATTATCTACAGCAACATCAAAAGCTTCTTGTGGTGTAGGATATTTTTCTTTTGAGATCACATATCTGAATGTACACGCGCCCATGTCAATCTCCCTTATATGTCTTTAAAAGATATTCAATCTCATTTGCTTTTGCTTCGATAAAAGAACGAACTTCAGCATACAACTTAAACTCATCAGAATCTTTCAAAAGCTCTTTGCTTTCCATCTTATCCATATCTTCAAGAACCAAATCAAACATATCTACGATACTTGTCCAATGTTTATTATTCATTTATAATCTCCTCTTCTTCGAGTGATTCCATATCAAAGAAATCTTCCCATTGGACAATAACTTCTTCAGGTCCGCAAAGAGTTACAATATATTCCATAGAACCACCGCTGATAAAGCTTTCTACTTCAAAGCCATAGTTTTCTCCATCGGCTATAATATCACTTTCGGCAGTCTGGTTCCAATCATACAATTCATAAGAACGAGTAATGTTTGTCATAATCTCTTCTCCTCATTGATTGCTCTTGATTATGTATTGACATTATCACATAAAGAGGATAATGTCAACACTTATTTTATCAATCACCATTTAAATATGAACCTTGCAACCACACCGTCCACACATCGTCTCGAATTTCAGTCAAACTGTCAAGATCATTATTTTCTTCACTAGCAATGATTTCATTCATAAGAGTATTTACCACAACCTGAACAGCAGTGAGTACATGCACCTGATTTGGCCCACAGCCACGTGCTATTTCATGAGCATAGTCATATGCCTCTTTTGCAGTCGGCCTATCAGCGAACATATCAACTTTAAAGGACTTAGCCAATTCAGCAGTTTTCGTCATAATCTCTTCTCCTCTTGGGTTGCTCTTGATTATGATTTCATCTTATACTAGTTTTGTGAGTGTGTCAATCCCCAAAACAATATGGGCGGATAACTTTAACCAAAAGTGCTTCATCACACTCCACCTCTGGATTGCGCCGAGACTCATCAAAAAGCAACGTGCCTACTGAGTCAAGTGCACCACAATAATGACCATCATCCTGAGGCAAATCAGGAGCGACCTCACGATATGACTTATCGATAAAAGCCATTGTTTTTTCTTTTGACATTATTTCTTCTCCTCTTAATGCACTTAGCATTGTGCTGATTATGATTAAATATATCATATCCAATCGATAATGTCAACATAAAATAATTTATTTTTAGGGCTACGCTGCCTATTGACATCACATTCATTATAATATAATATCATCTTAATCCAATGAGGAGAGGACAGAGGTAAGCCTAAGATATAAGGCCAGTCTCTAGGAGGATGGGAACGGCGGTCCTGCGAGCTATCTGATCATTTCAGAAGCACTCCCCTCCCCTCCCTGGTACTCTATCATACTAGAGCTCTGATGTCAATCCATTCTCTGAAAATAAAGTTGTTGACATTATCACATATTTGTATGATAATCCTAGCTCCGTCTAGGGCAAAACAACCATGTAATACTAAGGAACAAAATAAAGCATGGCACGAAAGCCCTCAGAATTGATATCTGCCATATTCTTCCACATAGATAAAAATGCCCTAGACGGAGCTAGAGCTCTTCTGATCAATTAGAATCATGGCACGATACTCATCTGATGCAACAAAAGTATCAATAAGTACTGCATTGTTTTGCCCTAGATAAACCAAAAAATATGTTGACACCACGCCAAAAATGGTATAGATTGGACGTAATTCAAAGATGGTGTGGATACGTCCTGAGGAGGACACTAGCCTAGGATGGGAACGCTAAGCCTGCGAGAAATTTGAAATAAATTCAAATGAAAGGTATTGTATATGTATGTATATGAAATTCAATATAGTATAGTCGAAGTATAGATTTAACTAATACTTGGTGTTCTTAAGTCTTATCAGTTATATAGTCCAGGATCGCAAGTATTGCAATGCTCGCGGCTGCAATTACTAGTGCGAATATTGCGAAAAAGACCACTATCGCAATAATAGCAAGGTATATCCCTACTATTAGCCCAACGACTGCCGCCGCCGCTGCTAGGCCATATCCGAATATAGCTGATATGGATATAGCGACTGGTGGTATAGCTATCGATACGAGCGCTATGATTGCGCACGCGGCCCCGACTGTTGCTCCGATGGCCATGATTTTTTCGTTTTCAACTTTCAACTTTTTCAACTTTCAACTTTCCGAGATCTTGCGCGCCTCGAGAACTGGTTCGAGCCGAGAGATCTCTCGTGTGCCACGGCGTCTGATTTAATTGTTTCGTAGACCATATACTATTCTTTCAGTTAACGAACACTGTTTATTATATGATTATATTATACTATATGATCTGATATGTCAATAGGATATTTTAATAAGGTATGTCTTTTTCAACTTTTAGATTTTCAACTTTTAGATATAGTTTGAATTAAAATTTGAGATGTTATACTACTGAAAATATTATAAGTTGGTGTAAATAAATTATTATAATGATAATAATTAGATTGGTCTATAACTTTATGAAAGACTCTATTTCTTATTGCAATATGTATTTCGTGTCTTTTGTTTTTCATGTTAAATAATTCTTTATTCGATTTTCGACTTGAAACCTGGCTTGAGTCCTGACTTGATCCCTGACTTGAATCCAGACTTGACCCCTGACTCGAGTCCTGACTTGAATATCGACTTGATTCCAGACTTGATCCCTGACTTGAGTCCAGACTCGATTCCTGACTTGATTCCCGACTTGAATATCGACTTGATTCTCGATTTGATTCCAGACTTGATTCCAGACTTGACCCCTGACTTGAGTCCAGACTTGATCTCTTAAACTTTTCATATCAAAGCATTCCTGACTTGATTCCTGGCTTGAGTCCAGACTTGATCCCTGACTTGAATCCAGACTTGAGTCACGACTTGAGTCCAGACTTGATTCTCGATTTGATTCCAGACTTGAATATCGACTTGAATATCGACTTGATATTTGATCTGATTCCTTAAAGCTTTCATTTTAATATATCTCTAATTTGATCTTTGATTTGATTCAAGACTTGATTCCAGACTTGATTCCAGACTTGAGTCCAGACTTGATTCTCGATTTGATTCCAGACTTGATCCCTGACTTGAATATCGACTTGAGTCCAGACTTGATCCCTGACTTGAATCCAGACTTGACCCCTGACTTGAGTCCAGACTTGATCTTTTAAACTTTTCATTTTAAAGAATTCCTGACTTGATTCCCGACTTGAGTCACGACTTGATTCATGACTTGATTCTCGATTTGATTCCAGACTTGATGCCTGACTTGATTCATGACTTGAATCTCGACTTGATTCCAGACTTGAATATCGACTTGATCTCTTAAACTTTTCATATCAAAGCATTCCTGAATTGAGTCCCGACTTGATTCTCGACTTGATTACAGACTTGATTCTCGATTTGATTCCAGACTTGATGCCTGACTTGATTCATGACTTGAATCTCGACTTGATTCTCGATTTGATTCCAGACTTGATTCCAGACTTGAACTCTTAAACTTTTCATATCAAAGCATTCCTGACTTGATTCCTGACTTGAATCGTGATTTGATTTCCGACTTGATTCCAGACTTGATTCTCGATTTGATTCCAGACTTGAGTCCAGACTTGACCCCTGACTTGAGCATCGATTTGAATCCTTATAGCTTTCATTTTAATATATCTCTAATTTGAACATTAACTTGAAACCCGACTTGATTCCAAACTTGATTTTCGACTTGACTCCAAACTTGACTCCTAACTTGATTCCAGACTTGAGTCCCGACTTGATTCCCGACTTGAGTCATGACTTGATTCATGACTTGATTTTTTATATTTTTCATTTCAAATTATTTCTTATTTGATCATTAACTTGAAACCTAACTTGAATCTCAACTTTAATCCATACATGAACCTCAACTTTATTCCATATTTGATATCCAGCCAAGTCCCATAATTGATAATCAACTTTATCGCTTAAACTTTTCATTATTTTTTCTTAGTGAAATCCACTGCAATCACTGTAGCTCCCTCTGAAGAGGTTTCGTTTTTTTGTTGTGGTTTTACCCTCCTAACATTTTTACGATGGCTCTTCATCTTCTCTATTTCCTCTTCTGGTACTCCAGATAATGATGCCATGGCTGAGAAATCTTGATCATCTATCAAATCCTGAATTTTTTCTCTTATTGTGTCACAATTATTAAGTTTTATAATATGATCTTTGATAAAAAAAACAAGATTGCCTCGTTCTATTTCAAATTCTTCTTGTGTTAAATCCGTAGTAACTATTAAAAATCTTATTATAATATTTTCAAATACCAGTGGTAAACTGTCTTTAAATTTCTCAAAATCTTCATTCATTTATAATCTCCAATTGAATTATTTAAATTAATACATATAGGTCTTAAATTAATATTATTTGTATGAAAAAGCCCATATAACGAATAATTCAAATAACATATATTCACACGATTTGCGGTTGTTATAGATTTCATACTTTCGTCATAATGATATTTCATATTAATTTATCTCCCATAGAAACTCTTAACATTTGGCGGCGCATGTTTTCAAAAAAATCATTATCTGGTTTAATAGATATAATTATAAAATTTTTATCAAACCCACGAATGTTTTCATCCAACGGATGTTTTACATTAAGTATCATTTTAGTAAAACGATATTTTTTCACATCACTCTCCTAATGAATGTAATTTACTGTTTAATGAAATATTTAATATATTGGTATGATACAAAGCAAGAATATAGCTATGATAATTATCAGTTATCCATGGTCTATTATAATAATAAAAGCTCGAAGTAGTTCTGTTAATATTTGCGTAATGTGGTTTCATAATAATCTCATTATTGTTAATTTATGAATAGTCATACTTATTATATCTAATATTGGCTCCTCAATAATCAACTGTGTAAGATAGATATAATAATCATCAGTCATCCATGGCGCATTATAATAATAATAACTACTTTCTTTTTCTGTTAAGTCATGTTTATAAGATTTCATGATACATTTTCTTTATTTTTGTTTTATTTGATTCATAATTTGAGCTGCAACTCTATCCCAAACTTGTATTGTGACTTTATTCCAAATTAGAGCTCCGGCCTGATCCCAGTTTTTCATACTAATTTTATTCCAAAGGTGAGCTGTGGATTTGTTCCAAATTTTTTTTTCATAATTTCATGTATCAATTCTTAAAAGGTTAACAGATACTATTCGACACCCTATCACATTCATGATAGGGTGTCAATATTAAAGATAAGAAAACCATTTAATATATCAGAGGAAAGGATTGCTAATTAAATCAGTTTCCTTATCCCAATATAGTATTAGTCTTCTACGCGCTTCCAACCTTCAGGAGTATATTCACGCTGACGACGGACCTGATAAGTACCGGCTTCAAAGAGAATAGGCTCATGAGTATCATTACCACGAAGATGCTCAAGCATAGATGGTTCGTTAACAACCAACAGGCAATTCATAATATCGTCTGGAAGGTTGTACATTTCAACCTGACCGTTCTTGGCTTCCATAACATGATTATGGCCTGTTTCAGAATGAGTCACAATCAAGTAACCATTTTCTGTATCAACCTTGGTTGCTCCTTCAGGAACGCCATCTTCAACTCGGCGAATATAAATATCGCCCTGTGCAGCAAAATTCTTAAAAGTTTTCATTTTATTTTCCTTTCGTTAATATTAAGTTCTAATTTCTGGTATTACAAATTCATTTACATCCATTCCCCAGGTCCATGACTGTGCTTGAATAGCAGTAGCCATTTCTGGTGGTACTGGAAGAGCAAAAAAGCGCCCTGTACCACATTTCACCCTAAGGAATTTTTCAGGAGTTGGCTCATCACCTTCTCCGTTTGGAAGCATGACTTCAAGAAGTGTGCCAATTTCTGGATCGCCATCTTCATCAATGATCTTAGCCTTCAATTCATTAAGAATCGAATCCCAACCGATCATTTCACAAGCAGCTCTTCGCTGTTCGATATTGGACCATTTCACAGCTTCAGCTGCGGATGGCAGAGAGTCTTCAATCCATTCAGAAGGAATAGACACGCCATGATAAAAATATAGTGACCAGCCGTCTCTATAACTTACAGCAGCAGAAGTTTCTGAATGAAGGCGAGCTTCTTCATCAAGAAAAATAGAAGTTGGACGCTCAGTAATTATAGCAATGCCTTCAAATGGCCACCACCAACCGGCAGATTTAGCAATTTCCATGACACCACGAAGCTTTTCTACTTCTTCTACAAGACCTTCAAAAACTGAATAAAATGAAAGCCATCCAGCTTCAAATTGGCCATAAAGAGCATCAAAAACATCATAAAGATCGCTCTTTTTTACTCCAAGTTTTTTGGAGCAAATGTTAGCATCAAAATTATTATCCATAAGAATTTTAATTTTACGCTGACAGTCTTCAATAGTATTAGAGTCTCGACAAACGGCCGCAACCATACTACCCTGGTATGGAGAATCTACCCACACCTTAACTTCTGGTGGTGAAAGATCGGCAGCTTTATATGCCAAATCAACACCCTTTTCAGCTCTTTCTCGATCAGCAGGCTCGGTACTCAAACCGATTTTAATCCACTCATCTCGAATTTCTGGAAACCTATCGATAACTTCCTGTGGAAGTTTTGTAATTTTATCGCTCATAATTTACCTTTCATAATATACGATATATTTTCTAATTTACTTATATACTATAATCTATTCTAGTTTAAATGTCAACAACTATTTTACAAATTATTTCCCCCCGCTATTTATAGTATAATGACCATGCATAAAATCCATAACAGCCATATTGATAGAAAAGCCAATAAAGCCAAAAGCCATAACCATAATAAATATAATCATTACGATTAAAAACTTTTTAATTAGTTTCATGATTTTTTTCCAATTAAATCTAATAGTATTGCTAAATTTTCTTTATAAATCTCATTCACAGCTATATATCTTTCTTCATATGCTTTTCGATAAGCTGGATATGCTTCTTCACCTTGTATATAAAAATTTCTGGCATGTGGTGAATTTTTCTTCATAGAATTCATTAATATTAATGAACTTTCACACACATCATTATATTGCTTTATCAATTCATCTAAAGTATCACCGTTCATATGAACTGAAGGAGATGGTGATAAAGAATGTTCAAACATATTAATATCCTCTTAATTATGTTATTATTCTATATTATTCTATGTGATATGTCAACAACTATTTTAATATATATGGGAGGCCATCACAGCCTCCCATAGAACCATGTTACTTCTTACCCTTGTTGTTCCTTATACAGGTAATATTTGCCATCCGCTGCCACATATCAGGGTGTGATTTACGAAGGATACCGATCTTAATTGCCATACGAAGAGACAATTCACGAAGCTTCTTAATATTGTCTTCGATATAATCGACAACTTCTTTTTGTTCCAAGAAATCAAGACCCTGATTGGCCAAAAGACCCTGTGCAACTACCTGTTTAATTCTCACCATATAATCCCGGCGAGTCTTCATATCCAAATCTACATAATGAGACCGAGAAATAAGAGCCTGAAGATGAGGAGCAATCTTATTGTTTGAATCAATATACTTATCAAAATCAGTATTAGTGATAAAGATAATAGTGCCTTCAAAGATAAAAGTCTTAGGAATATTTTGAGCACTATTCTCATCAAACAACTTAGTTTCAGCAAGATAAGAAACTCGTCGAGTTTCAGTCGTATCGCATACAGCCTTAAGCATATTCAATGCTGTATCATTAAAGAAAATCGAGTCAGCATCATCAAAAACGATAACATTTCCTGGTTTACGATGTTGGAACAACAGTTTATAAAGACCCGTTGCTCGAACATAACCCTTAATGATGGTGTATCGATCACCAGACGGGTCCCAGTCTTCGAGTTCTTTTTCTACAGTGTAAGACTTACCAAGACCGGCAGGTCCTGAGACAATAAGAGCCTTGGTCTTACCCGAAATAGCTGTTCTCGCAAGATACTCAAGAATTTCAAATCGTTCAGACAGCTTTTTGAAAATATCAGCGTCTGACTCATTTGTGTCTGGCAAAAACCCACCCACATTCAATTCTGCTACTTCGTTTTTCTTTTTGCGTTCATAAACTCCGCGTGGCATATCAAATCCTTTCCTCTAGTTGATATGGTCTTAATATATACCAACTAACCGAATTTGTAAACACCTATTTTGCAATATGGCTATTTTAATTTTGAAATTTTCTAGTAGCTGCTATATAACCATCACACCAATACTGAGCACACACCATTTTTGATCGGCGATCATCATCATTCATATAAAGCCACGATATTTCTGAAACATTTTCATCATTAAAATAAATACTAATTGTATTTATATCATTATCTGCAATTTTTGGCCTGACAGATTTATCTAAAGCCTTTGATATTCGAGCTGTCAAATCTTCAGCAGCATGATTTGAATTATCCAAGCCATCAGCCAAATCTCTAAAATTCCTTGCTGTCATCATCATCTAATACCTTTTATTTTGTTGGTGCGCGCAGTGAGACTCGAACTCACACTGGACAGATTTTAAGTCTGGTGCCTCTGCCATTGGGCTATGCGCGCTTTATATTTTTTATGCTACTTCTTCATCTTCATCTTCATCGTTTTCACTAAGAGTTTTAATAAATTCTTCTTTGGTCGGAAGAGCATCAAGAGTCCACGAATGCCAAAAACGAACAGGATAATATGTATTACCATTTGGGTGTTCTTCAAGACTATCTGTGCCAAAAAATCTTTCACTTTCATCCAATTGCTCAGAATTAAATCCTCGATATACTTCAAATGTATTTTTATCAAAATCTACTACATATGCATATTCGCAAAAAAGAGAATCTTTTGCAAAATCTACATCGTTCTTAGTAAAAATAGGATTATCATTTGAATTTGAAAGGTGAGCCATCGCAACATCCTTAAGTGTAGTATCACGATCAAGCAATGGATAACGATTTTTAAACCTATTAGAGTCATCCATATTAATCCAGCCTTCATTAAGTTCTATGCCAAGATTGGTATAAGCTTCTTTTACAAATTCATCATTTGCAAATTTAGCATTGTTTTTAATTTTTTCCTTGAGCGTAACCAAATTAACATTGCTAAAAACCTCAAGAATATCAGTGCCAACCCCACTTGGATATCCATCCCATTGACTATATTTAGCGACTTTCCAAGTGCCATCAATAAACACGCCAGACATATTTCTCGTACCCATATCAAATTCCTTTCAATTATTGATGATTCTTTATAAACCATCCATTATATAATGTCAACAATTAATACCAAGTTTTTCCATTTTCAGCAGTCCAAGACCATATTTTTTTAAGATTATCAACATCATAACAAACAAACGAATAATCATCACCAATCATAACTATCCAATTTTTTTGACGCATTGAAGCAATATATTTACATGATTCAGCCCGGCTAAGTACATTTATTTTATAAAATTTGTTTAAATGTGGCTTAAAGTTTACATAATAATCATACATAAAAAAAGAAGCTACCATAAACAAAACAAAAACTAAAACAGATAAGAAATTAATCATAAATGTTTTCATAACATATCCTCTTTTTAATGGAGAGACCGAGAGGAATCAAACCTCCACCTCATGGCTTTGCAGGCCAGCGCATTTATCGTTTTGCTACGGTCTCATTTCTAAATGCTTTTTAACTATGTCAGCCCACTCTTTTCGAAAAAATGTACGGCATCCGTTTAACATATACATATCAAGATCAGCCAAAACACACTCTTCTTTATCATAAGTATTAATATTAACTAAATCTCTAATTTTAGAATCTAATGATAAGTACATATTCTTTCTATGGCCGCCAGCTCCATTAATATCATGCGATCCATAATATATCACGATTTATACCATGAAATTTTAAAACAATATGGTCCTATAATAAAAGAAACAGTTGGCAATTCTCCTAAATAATCATTATAATCACAATAAAAAAATGGTAGCAATTCTATGTTTTTTCTATCATTTTTCCAAGTGCCATCTGAACTTTTAGAAAAAACAAACAACAATGGATTAAACAAAGACAAGCAATACCATTTACCACCGTCTTTTTTGTCAATTGTAAAACCAGTTTTCATAATTGTTCTCCTTATAAAAACAGTATATATTATAAATACATCAATGTCAACAAAAAATGGTGCCCCTGATGAGACTCGAACTCACAATCTTTTGCTTTTGAAACAAACGGGTCTGCCAGTTTCCCTACAAGGGCATTAATTTAAGACCAAAACCAAAGTTAATTCCAAACTTGATTCTTGACTTGAGTCATGACTTGATTCATGACTTGAATCTCGACTTGATTCAAGACTTGATTCAAGACTTGATTCCTTATTTGATTCCCGAGTTGACTTAAGACTTGATTCCAGACTTGATCACTGACTTGAGCCCAAACCTGAAACCTGACTTGATTTCTGACTTGATACTTTAAATTTTTCATTTTATTTCATTTCTAAAAAATGGAGCGGGTGATGAGAGTCGAACTCACGACCATCTGATTGGCAACCAGAAGCTCTGCCACTGAGCTACACCCGCATTAAGCTATTAAATCTAGAAAAATAATAACCGGCCAAAATATAATAATATCTAAACTTACTACTACAGCTAAAGTCCAATCAAAAAAACTTCCTTTAAAATCAATATATCCAGCTTTAATATCCTTATGTATAAATATAGCATGTTTACACCACACTATACAACCACACACCAAATAAATAATACCAGCTATCACCATTATTTTAAAACCTTTTTACCCTTAGCACTTAAGAAAAATCTATCACTTCCATCTATTATAAGTCGTTCTTTTTTTAACTTATCAATAAAATCGTTTGACACAGTTGTTTCAACCATTCCATTCTGAATACGCTTTAACCAACGAATATGATCATCATTTAACATCGAGGTCCTCCTTTATTGAGTGGTGGAGCTTGTCGGAATCGAACCGACCACGCCAATCTTGCAAGGATCAACTGCTACCCATAGACAAGCCCCATTAAACTCTCGGGGGAGATGATAGCTCTCCCCCTTCCTCACAAGACAGCTATCACACATCTTATGAGAGCAGATGGTACTCGGTGAGAATTTTGAAATCCCGACCCTCTCGATGTAAGCGAGATGCTCTACCTCTGAGCTAACCGAGCGTTAATAAGTTGTTGACTTAACTGTTTTAATACAATCTGTCAAATAATATCCTATTTCTTTTGTTCCTTTAAGACCAACTTTAAGTTCTTCTTTCATTCCTGTAAACAATATCATTAATGAATTATTTTTAAATAGCTTATCAAAAGCTTTTGATAGACCTCTTAAAATTACAGCATTTTTCTTATAAACCTGAAAATCGGCATCAAGTTCTTCAAATCCATTTCCAAAAAATGATATTTTCAAATTTAATGTTTGACCAATTGCAGTTTTTGGCAAATTCCACCGGGGATTTAATACAGTAAGAGTCGTATATTGATCACCATTTCTTCGTGGAAAAATATTAAGATTAATACGGCTTCCGTCTTTCCAGGATGTGGAAATAACACATGACATATCACTGCCTTTTTGGTGTCCAGTTATTCCCCAATCACCAGACGATGCACTATAAACTTTTTCGGCATTTGCTGCTGAAAAAGCTAACAAACACATAACCGATGCTAATGCCAAACTCTTTAATTTATTCATGATTTAATATCCTTTATGTAATAGTGTACGCTCTATTTTTTCTAGCGCCTTCAATTTGATTAAGAACAGATTCATCACACTTGCCATAGGTTTTTTGAACAACATATTTTATTGGGTCAGATTGTCTTGTTTCACCCAACATAACAGTAGCTCCTACAATAGCGCAGTGTTCTGGAATCCAAGAAATAGTATATTGATCTATTCCTCTAAGAAGACTACATTGAACATATTTATTATTTTCTTTCATAATAATCCTATATTATATTATTTCTGTGTTAATGTCAACTTTTATTTGCTAAAAACTTTTCATATGAAATTATTTCATTGCCCATCAGATTATCCATATCTAATTCAAACGTAGATAATTCATTTAAACATATAAATCTAGTATCTTCATGAAAATAATCAAAATCTACATGCCAATGACCAAAAATATGAATTTCTGGCTTGTGATGATAAAACATAGAATTAAAAGCTTGTTGAGTTCTAGATGGAAAATCTAATTTATATCCACGATTTGCAGCCCATGCTAATTCATCTGATAAAAAATCAGGAGCTGTATGAGTGATCATAACTCTTGGTTTTTCGTCAACAATTTTATCAATTAAAAGATCTAATTCTTTAATAGATAATTCTTCGTCTTCCCACCAATCATAACCTTCTGTTCTAAATGCTCGATCAATTGAAAGAGCGCCACCTATAAACATCATATCGTTTTCAATATGACCATCAGTTATACACTGAGAATGTCTAGAACACACAGATGGATTATCATGATTTCCACGTATAAATCTATGATTTCCATTAACCATTATATCATATGGAGGATTAGGATGATAAAGATTTAAATTAAAAGCCTCTGCAATATCTTCTCTTCTTTTAAATCCAACACCCATATCTCCCACTTGAATAGTATTAGAATATTGTTTAATTATATTTTTATAAGATCCAAATTTACCGTGAACGTCTCCAATAAGAATCATTTATTTTTAAATCTTTCGTGTATTGCTGTTTGTTGTTCTATTGAAATAGAATTTTCAATATATTCCTGTATGTGATATGTATTTGTCGGGATTCTATAAATAGATGAAATTGACCTGTATGTTGACATGGAATTCAAATCACTGATTATATCATTTTGATAATTCATTAATCACCATATTCTTCTTTAATACATCCAATTATTCTATCAAAAGTTTCTTCGATAGCTTCTTCATCTACACCAAAATCATCTTCTAACATGTTCCAAATTTCTAGAAAATCATCTTCATGATCTTTCCAAAAATCATGTTTCTTATACCAATTTCTAAATGCTTTCATTATTTACTCACTTTAATTTTTTCATATGATATGAATATAAAAATTTTTGTTCTGCAGCCGATCCATTATCATTATTCCAATAATATAATTTAGTTTCTTTTGGAAGTTCATCAAACCATTTCCAAAAAGCTTTTATAAACTTATCGTCTTTATTTAGCTTTAAAAGAAAAGTGCTCATAATATCAAACAACCTCTTTGTTTTTATCGTTACACCATTTAATAGCAGATATCTGCTTATCGAAAACTCTTTTTCTAGTCCATAAGAAACATGAAAAACATGAGAAACTGATCCATAAAAAATTTTGCAAGGGACTCTACTATTAGCATATGAAACCAACTTCATATCAGCTCCAGACCCAACAGAAGTCCATTTTATTTCTTTATACATATGATTTTAAAATTGCTTCTACTGTTTTGTAATTTACATTTAAAATAGTTGATTGTGAATATCTATTTTTAACAAAAGAATACGAATTACGAGAATCAAAAGTAATAACAATGTCCATCAGAATTACAAGAGAGTTTATTTTATTATTTTCTTGATCAAATCGATTCTTATCAATTATTAAAACGTTGTCTAACCAGTTTCTCATCTTTCTTCTTCCCACTCACCAGCTGCTAAAAGCGCATTGCCAACTGGCCCCCATTTTCTCGTATCACCGTCATATTTAAATAATAATTCATCTGATATTTCTCCTTCAATTAAACTATTATATTTTTTCATAGGCGCCAGACGGTGTGTTAGTCTCATAATATTTGTACCATCTTTTTTAAATTCAAAAGAATTTATGTAAGTTGATACCCACACATATTCTCTAAATTCATATGTTTCTGTGTTAATTAAACACATATTTTTACGATCATATGGTGTTCCAATAACTATATCGTGAACATCTGTTATACTATTAAACACTCCAACAAATGAACGTTTTGGTGTATCTTGATCAAAGTCTGTGTACGTAAAAGCCATATACATAATAAAATACCTAATTAAAATAAAAAAATTCATTATTAATAAACGGTGTGCCACTCCGCGCGTCCAGAGGCCACTTTAAAGGAACATTAATTAGCGCGACGTCCTACCGAATTTTTGGTGCCCCCGGCTGGAATCGAACCAACGACCAAGCAGTTATGAGCTACCAGCTACTACCACTGAGCTACAAGGGCTTTATTTCGATTTATTCGTTAGTTCCTTCAAGATAAGCCAAAAATTGATCTTTCCAGTCAAAATAATCATCAAATGACATTGGAAACGAGGCATCTCCTCGAGATTTATTTTCTTCTATCCACATTTTTTCAAACGCGTCAACATTGTTTTGCAACTTAAGCATAAATTCTTTAAATTCCATTATATTAATTCCTTCTCACTTTGATTTATTTGGTGGGCAGGGAAGCCGTGTAGTCACTTCCAGTCGGCAATCATTCCTCTCCGTTATACACTCGGAGCATGCCCATAATATTTATCCTAAAATTGGTGATCCGAGAGAATTTTGAAATCTCGTCACGCGGCTTAAAAGGCCGCTGCTCTGCCTCTGAGCTACCGGATCGTTGTTTTTATGTAATCTTTTTAAATTTTTCAAAAACAATAGTAGATGTTGCTTTTTCGCCTTCTCCATTTCGATATCTAGCTTTCCAAACATCTCCAGACTCTTCACCCTGCCCATAAACTTCAATAAGAAGATGTGGAAAAGCTAATGATAAATCTAACAAATCTTTATCACAATCATACCATTTTGCTTCAGTAATTCTAAAATGTCCAGAACCATCAGCTATATTACAATGAAAACCATTTTCAAAAGTATATTGAATAGCCTTTTTTGCTTTAAATTCAAACCATTCGGCTTCATCTTTGCCCTTAAGACCTGAAACACTAACTTCAAAATCGCTATAATAACCCACAATCAATTCCTTCCTAATTTAGAATATATAACATATCACATATTTATGGCAATGTCAACTAATATTTTTTCTTATATTTCATAACATCATCTATATGAACTGGCATGTAATTAGTTTTTTCTACACATAAATTAATATGATTTAAAGAAAAACTTTCTTTTTCATGAATATGCCCATGCGCATTATATTCTACTTTTCTAAAAGAATCTGGCATGATTGGAACATGAGTAGCAAGAAAATTATGATCCTTGAACAATCTCCATACCACAATTTTACCAAATATATCATAAAGATTTTTATCTTTGCCATCATCATGGTTACCAAGAATTAATCTCTTTTTAAAAGGCATGCTTTTTAACTGTTTAAGAGATGATTCTGATTTTTCTTTCGAAAAATATACATCACCAAGATGGTAAAGAGTATCACCAGCTTTTACATTATCTGTTATATTATCTAATATGCGCTGATTCATATGACTAAGAGAATCAAAACCAGGACGAATCAAATTATCATTTTCATCCACAAATTTCAAAATATTCTCGTGGCCAAAATGAGTATCTGATATAAACCATATATTTCTCATTTAATCTCTCACATATAAACCATAAATTTCAACATTAAGATGCTCATCACCATCTTCTAAAATCTTCTGCTTTTCATTACTAGCATTCATATAATTTCTATGAATGCTAAAAATTCTCATGGGATTCAAGCGATAAACGACAAACATCATTTCTTTATCTGTATTTTCTATTAACATTATTCCTTAAAGCTTTCATTTTAAGTAAATCTGGAATTGATTCTTGACTTGCCAACTGACTTGATCCCAGACTTGATCGCCGACTTGATCATTGACTTGATTCCAGACTTGAACTCTTAAACTTTTCATATCAAAGCATTCCTGACTTGATTCCTGGCTTGAGTCCTGACTTGATTCCTGACTTGATTTTCGACTTGAGTCCAGACTTGAGTCACGACTTGATTCCAAACTTGATTTTCGACTTGATCGCTGACTTGATAATTGACTTGATAATTGGTTTGATCATTGATTAGATTCTTTAAATTTTTCATACTAAATAATTACAAACTTGATTACCGACTTGAGTCCAAACTTGATCTCTAATGTTATTCTTTACACTTTTAATAAATTACTCGATGATATAAAATATATAACATCGAGTAACTAATGTCAATATTTATATTGGAGAGCCAGGTGGGGCTCGAACCCACGTAAGACAGAGATTAAGAGTCTCTCGCTACAACCGACTCAGCTACTGGCCCATTTATTATTTTCCGCTATTTCCATTACCGCCACCGCCATTACTAGACCCGCCGCCCTGGCCATTATTCCCACCACCATTGCCGGTGCCTGGACCAGATCCGCCATTATTACCGCCGCCGTTGCCAGGATTACCAGCATTTCCATTACCATTACCAGGACCCGAGCCGCCGTTTCCATTTCCATTTCCGTTATCTGATCCAGATCCGCCGTTTCCATTTCCGTTATCTGATCCAGATCCGCTGTTTCCATTTCCGTTATCTGATCCAGATCCACCATGATCCGATCCACCGTTTCCGTTACCTGATCCACCGTTTCCGTTACCTGATCCGCCATGACCTGATCCACCATGACCATCACCATGACCTGATCCACCATGACCTGATCCGCCATGACCCGATCCGCCATGACCTGATCCGCCATGACCTGATCCACCATGACCATCACCATGACCTGATCCACCATCTGATCGAGAAGAAGAACCAAGGCCAATATTTCCGCCAACACCTTCACATCTCAATTCAAACTATTGAATATGAAAAGCGCCTGTTTCAGTTGATAGCCTATCGCAATAATCACTAGCAACTGCTAAAGAAGTAGAAGAAGCCAAAATAATAGCTGACATTATAATAATATTTTTCATTTGTTTCACTTTCATTTGTTTAATTTTCACTTGTTTAATTTTAATTAATCGACGAAATCGCTAAGATTTGCTTTCCAATTATCAATCTTTCCATATTCATTAATATTCATAATAACATAATCGCCATATCCAGGCCCACCTGGTGACATAGAACTAATAACATATGAATCATCCAATCTTTTAACTGGTACATTAATATCATCAAGAAGAGTATATACGCCAGCATCACACACTTTATAATGTATCTTAGCTGTTTTTCCAGCTTCCCAATTTGTAATAATACCAGTTTCCAAATCGATGGTAGGTTCCCAGCAATCATTACGCCGACATGGAATAAGAGAACCGTCTGTATCTTCTACTCCATTTACTTTACCATCCTCCCAATATCTAACTCCACACGAAGCTTTAAGATATTTCACATCTTTAACTACGGTTTCTGTTATTTCAATTTTCATTATCTACAATCCATTCTATAAGTTGTTGTTTAGCTTCTTTGGTCATTGTAAAATTTAAAAATTCAGTTTGAGAATCTAATCGAATGTATAACTCACCATCATCTTCTTTTTCAATACTAAAGTCTGTAGAACTTCTAGGTCCATATACTATAAATTCTTTTTTACTTTTAATAATATCCATATAATCTCATTTCATGTATTTTCGATGATCCACTTTTTAAGTTCTGAAAGTTCTCTTGGAGACAAATCAATAAGTTCTTCAGAACCTCCAATATTAATTGTAACAAGTAAATTACCATCGTCACACATAAATAATTCTAAATCATCTCGAATATGCTTTTTAATAATAATTCTTTTGTTATTTTTAATAATATCCATTTTATTCTCCAAATTGGCACAGGCACCGGGGATTGAACCCGAAATATCAGCTCCACAAACTGAGGTGTTACCACATTACACTATACCTGCCTGATTGTCAATCATTAATTTGGTACTCCCACCAGGATTCGAACCTGGGACGCTCTCTAATCTGGAGACGATGCTGAATATAAGTCAGGTGTTTTACCGCTAAACTATGGGAGTATTGTTGGTGCCTGTGAGAAGAATCGAACTCCTAATCTACACGTTACAAAGGTGTTGCCTTACCATTCGGCTACACAGGCGTTATTCTTTTTTTAACTTTCATCATAATAATTTTCCTTAGTATTAACTATTTCAGGATTTCAGGATTTCAGGAACCGATGTTTTATTTGATACAAATTCAAATCCAAGATCATCATCTTTTATGACTACCTTAACTTTACCACCATTCATCAACTTGCCAAACAAAACTTCTTCTGCAAGTGGTTGCTTGATGTATTTCTGTATCACTCGAGCCAATGGACGCGCTCCCATTTGTTCATCATAACCTTTTTCAGCCAACCAATCTCTTGCTTTATCTGAAAGGTCAATAATAATCTCTCTTTCAGAAAGCTGATTTTCTAATTGATTAACAAATTTATCAACGATGGTACGAACAATTTCTGGCGTTAGATGTGAAAAGCTTACAATTGAATCCAAACGATTTCTAAATTCAGGAGCAAAAAGCATATTGATAGCTTCTATATCATCACCTTCTCTTTTGTTTTGAGTAAAACCAAAGGCCGAGGCTGCTAGATTTTGAGCACCAGCATTTGTAGTCATAATCAAAATCACATTACGGAAATTTACTGTTTTTCCATTGTTGTCTGTCAACTGACCATTATCCATCACCTGCAATAAAATATTAAAGATGGCCGGATGGGCTTTCTCGATTTCGTCGAGAAGGAGAACGCAGTGAGGGTTTTGATCTACACTATCTGTAAGCAATCCACCCTGATCGAACCCAACATATCCAGGAGGTGCTCCAATAAGACGGGATACACTATGCGACTCCATATATTCTGACATGTCAAATCTAATAAGATTTACATTAAGAGAATCAGATAGCTGCTTGGCCACTTCAGTTTTACCGACACCAGTCGGACCCGAGAACAAATAACAGCCAACTGGCTTTTCCATTTCTCTCAATCCAGCTCTAGAAGTCATAATTGAAGAAACCAAAGCATCAATTGCACTATTTTGACCGAAAACAGATCTTTTCATTTCGCCGGCCAAATCTTTTAGCAAACTACGATCATCTTGAGATATATTCTTAGAAGGTATTCTTGCAATTTTTGCAATAATATTTTCAATATCAACTACTTCAATTATCTTTTTTCTTTTATCTTCAGTGAACAGCATTTGCGCTGCACCAGACTCATCAATCACATCAATTGCTTTATCTGGCAACTTACGATCATGAATATATCTTGAAGATAATTCTACAGCAGATTTTATAGCATCTTCAGTATATTCAACCTTATGAAAATTTTCATATCGAGATTTAAGACCATTCAAAATCTTAATAGCGTCTGCAATAGATGGTTCTTTAACATCTATTTTTTGAAAACGACGAACAAGAGCTTTATCCTTCTCAAAATGCTGACGATATTCAGCATATGTGGTTGAACCAATACATCTCAATTCACCAGAAGCCAATGCTGGCTTTAACAAATTAGAAGCATCCATTGCTCCGCCGCCAGTTGCGCCGGCTCCAATTAACATATGAATTTCATCAATAAACATAATAGCATTATCATGTTCTTTAATTTCATTTATAACCGCTTTAATTCTTTCTTCGAAATCTCCACGAAAACGAGCTCCGGCCATCATAGCGCCAAGATCAAGTGAAAAAATCGTACAATCAGAAATCACTTCTGGAACTGCTTTGTCAACAATCAATTGGGCTATACCTTCAGCAATTGCTGTTTTACCAACACCAGGATCACCAACAAACAATGGATTGTTTTTCTTTCGACGGCAAAGAACCTGAATTGTGCGTTCGATTTCTTCTTCTCTACCAATAAGTGGATCAATTTTGCCATCAATAGCTTTTTTATTCAGATCAACACAATATTTATCAAGAGCAGATTCGTCGTCGCCTCGCATCATTTCTTCATTACCAACATATTCCATTTCTTTATCTGATTTAGAAATTGCATTCACTATATTTTCTCGAGATATTCCAAATTCAGTCAAAAGAGTAACAGCATAACTATCTTTTTCTGCAAAGAGAGCAAGAAGAACATCTGAACCATTTACTTGTTCTCTGCCAGAAGATTGAACCATCACAACTGCTCTTTGAATTACTCGTTGAGCTGAGGCAGTAGGTTCAGGAACTTTTGCTGTATTTGAAGATGAATTATTTGAAGAGTCTTGAATATACTTATCTAAAGATACGCGTAATTCTCCTATACTTATTCCACATTTTACTATTACAGAAGAAGAACTCTTATTGTCTGTAAGAGCAAAAAGAAGATGTTCAAGTGTTATATATTCATGAGACATATTAGTTGCTAAAACAACTGCATCATGAAATGTCTTTTCTAAATTTTTAGCAAACGATGGCATATGTATTACTCCTAATGTTGATAAATTAGATACTATTCTATTCTATCAGAAATGTCAACATAAAAATGGAGCTTCTAGCAGGATTCGAACCCGCGACACTTAGTTTCGAAAACTAATGCTCTGTCCAGCTGAGCTATAGAAGCATAATTATTTTGGAAGTCCTTGAAAGCCACAGTTTTACCCATTTGGAACTATTTATGCTTTCAAGGACTTCAATGCGGAAGATGCGGGATTCGAACCCACGAAACTATTTGAAGTTTGACAGTTTAGCAAACTGCTGATTTAAGCCACTCATCCAATCTTCCAATTTATTTTTATTTATTAAGATCTAAGGTTGCTGGAAAACCCTGCACTTCAAATTTAGTTATTTTACCTTGTTCTCTAGATTTATCTGATATTTCATCAAACCAGGCAAACAAAATATAGTCTATATTATTTGGATCAATTTCAATTTCAAGTATAACTCTCATAGTGTATCCTAACTATAATTAATATATAACTTTTGATAATATTTTAACACTCCATCATTTTGGCTTATTAAATTTTTTACCATTTCTGGCAGCATTCGTTCAACTTTTTCATATTCGGTTATTTCTACTCCACGACTTAAGAATATTCCAAAAATTTCTTCAAATTCTTTAATTGCTCTTTCTTCTGGAGTATTGATTGTTTCTAAATTAGAATAATCATCAGAATTTATATAATCGCCAGGCTTTGGATTGGCTCTAGTAACTAAAACAGCTTTAGTCATACCTTCTCCAGTAGCATAATAATCTGAAAGTAAAAAATATATTTTATCCATGAACCAAAAACCTCACTGCTATTTCTATTTTACCAAATATTTCTTCATAATTTGTACGAATCAATGATGTACTTATTGTTCCAAACTTAAAGTTATACACTTTCCTACGGACATCATATTCAACATTTCCAATAACTACACTAGTTGATTTCATTATAAATCCTCCTTAATGCTATGAGATATTAAATCAACAACATTATAAGAAATATATAAAAAATTAAAAATTGATTCTTCTTTTGATTCGATACTAATGTTAGTTGTATAAGATAAACAATATATATCTATCTTATTAAAAATATCTCTACTAAGTAAACGCATTAATCACTCCTGCATAAATGTGATCAGTAATGTCATAATTCACATATATTTTTCCAGTGTGTGTATTATGTATTTGCGAATTAAAAGAAACTTTTAAAAGTATTTCAGATTCAAAATGATAGTAAATAATATCAGATGTGTTTTTCATATTAAAACCTCAATTCTCTTGATATCTTAAGACAAATTTCTTGATAAAAATCACGACACTTTGTTATATCAATTTTATTCATTTAGGAAGTCCTTAGCTTATAAACCCGTCGACGGATATTTATAAAACTAAGGACTTCAATGTGCCGGAACGCTTGGTTTCGAACCAAGTTTTCTTCCTTATGAGGAAAGCGAGATAACCAATACCTCCCCGCCGGCTTAAAATTTTATAGTATATTATTTGCTTTAATATAATTATAAAGTAAGCTATGACTGATAATATAACTATCATATACTTTTCGAAGTTCAAAAGGCGCTCTCATGTTATTTCCATCAATCCAATTAAGAACTGTTCGCTCTTTTTTATTATAAATGGTTGTAGATAATTTCATCATTTTGATAATCCTATGTAAAAACAGCGATAATATTAATATATCATCGCTGCTCTAAATTGTCAATTATAAAATGTATTAAACTGCAATATCGTATCGCTCATTCATAATTGTTTTAAGCATAATAGCTTCAGGTGTCATATTCTCCATATCAGAGCTAAGCACTGACTTAACAATAGTTGGAGAGAAACCAGAAACCATAGCTATACCACGATCGTCAAATCTAACTGGCACATCTGATTTTGCATTAAGATTCCAGAATACAATACCCGGCATAATATATCCAGCCATTTCATACTTATGACGAATCATTTCTACAGCTGAATGATCTAGATTTGCACATTGATCAAACTGCATATCTGACATGATCATAATAACATCTGGCATATCTTCTTGTGGTACACTATGAGCTACAGCAAGATTAAGAACTTTATCAAAAGCAGCATGAAGATTTGTATTCATTGCCCATTTTGAACGCTTCATTTGATCTACTTTCTGAAGAATATCACCTCTAAGAGTAAGCAATTCAGGAGAACCAGAGAAAGTAAGGAATGTGTCCTTATAAACTCCGGTATTCTTATCAGCCAAATACAGGCCAAGAGACACTGAAACATCAAGACAAGTAACAGATGATTTGCTAGTATGCCCACCCGCTAGAGTCATCATTGATCCAGAAACATCTACCATTGGAAGAATCTTTGCATCTCCAACAAAATTTGGAAGAGCTTTCCACTGAGCAGCAATATGACCCTTTTCAACATTTGTATATCTTTGGTCATTATATATACTAGCCAGACCCTTAAGAACATCATAAGGATATACTGCTCCAGCATTTACTTTAACACTCTCATCACCAGAAGTTAGCTTCTCAACATATTCTTCAAAATTAACAGAGTGACGATTAAAAGCCTTCTTATATCTAGCTGAAGCAAGAGAAGGAACTTTGCTATAATCAATAGCATCCCATTCATTTGCACACATAAGTGTTTCAACAACCTTTGTAAGTTCTACAAGACGCTTACGATAAAACTTTGGAGTCCATCCAAAATACTTACGAAGACTAACTGCCTTAGGACCTTTTCGTGGCATCCACTTAGCGCAAAGACCATTTCCATCATCAAGAGCTTTCTTAATAAGATCATAAGCATAAGCCTTAACTGGAATGCTTTCAAAATCTACAAGAAGATCATCCCAACGGCCAATTTCCGGAGTCTTATCAATAAGAGCTTTAGCCTGATCTTCTGGCAAAAACTTCAAAATGTCACGATATATCTGACGTTCACCGCTTCCTTCACGAGCATCTCGAACCCACTGAGCAATACGCAAAGCGTACTCAGGATTCTCCACATGAGCCGCTGTGAAATCCGGCTTGATATTCTTCCCACGAGAAGCTCCGATCTTGAAAAAAAGATCTACATTCTTATTTGCAGAAGTAACACGAGACTTCATACCATTTTCGGTACGGGCTTCTTGTTCTTGAATTGAATCAATAAACTTATTCATTTTCATTTTCCTTTCATCTGGATAATTGACCACCATTGGTCTTAATTACTCGCTAATGCGAATAATAGGAATCGAACCTATTATTATTTTTGCTGAATTTATCCTATTCTAAACATCAGGTTCAGTTTGCTTTTTTTGATTACAAGTCAAATGCTTTAAGCTTGCGGAAATGAACCTATTTTTATTTCAACAGATTAGTTATCTACTTCTTATTTAATGTGGAGAAATCGAAGACCACTGCCATGTTTTGATGGTTTGCTGCAACTAATCTAAATTCTAATTTTTATCTAACTACTACTAATTTTTACTTAAATATTCAACAGATTGATATTTGCTACCTGCTCTACCAACTGAGCTACCTCTCCATAGAAAATGGTGGAGAGGGTTGGACTTGAACCAACGACCAGGGATTTTCAAGATCATGCTTTGATTGCTGTAATCAATCTAATTCTATTTACTCTATTTGTTTATACTGGATCATCTTGGTTTTTTTTTCAACAAAAAATAAATGATTGCGGAACTGATCCAAAACTCTATTGCGTTTGTATTCAACAGGATTAACTTTGCTTTTTTGAAATAAAAGTTTGTTTGATTGCTGTAATAATCCTAAATTATGTATATATTATATTCTATTCATATATTGATGTCAACAAGTATTTTTAATTTTTGGTGGAAATGGCTGGAATCGAACCAACAAATGCTCAATTATCAGTTGAGTGCCTGGCCACTTGGCTTCACTTCCTTAATAAGCAGGATGGTGAGAGAAACTACCAACTTCTCTCACCTCGACATCTTGCGGATGTTTAATATTACTTGCGGTAATATTCTAGGACGTCCAGACGCCCTGAAGTTTTTTTTGTCGGATTACTTATAAATCCGAGGGAACATGCGTGCATAGCCCTAGTCCACGGCATAATTATTAACGACTAAATTATACAAAAACGGAATGTTAACGCTATCTCTGCGGGTTCTTTTACCAGCCAGCGGAATGTCGGTGGCCGGTTTTATCATAAAATTTACAATTAATAATTTGTTCTGGTATTCTTTTAAGAACATCTTTTTTCATTTCATCTTCTGCTTGAATTCTAGAATTAAAAATGCCAAGTCTTATTGTTTTTGTATTTTGTTTAAATATTTTTTGTATAAACGAAGTTTCTTCATGTTTAATAATAGCATCTAAATATATTTTGCCTTCTATAGATTCAGATATAATATATTCTTTAACTAACATTAGTTTCCCCAATCAAAATAATTTGTGGCAGTTGTATATGTGCCACCACTAGTGCATGATGTATCATATATTGGTTGGAAAACGCTAGCAGATGTATAAGTAGCGGTTGATGTTACATAAATTGTAGGACCATTTCTTTGATCCCATCGTATATCAGTTATCTCTCCATCTTTAACTACTCTACAATGTTCATGCCCACAAGACGGACATTCAAGAACATGATTTCCATTTAAAGCAACATCTACAATAAATTGAACCCAATTATCGCAGCCATGACAATGAATTTCTTGTCTATGCTCAGTCTTCTTTTTAGGAAAAATCTTAGGTTTCCATTTAGGTTTTCTTAATGCCATAATCACACTTATTTTCTAATTTGTTTATTTTGTCTATGCTATATAATTCACTTAGGAAGTTCTTGAAAGTCATAGTTTTACCCATCTGGAACTATTTGTACTTTCAAGAACTTCAATGCGGGGAAGACGGGAATCGAACCCGCTTTGCTTTCGCGTCACAGCGACAGTGTGGTAGCTACCCATTTGCCATCATCCCCATTTATCTTTCTAAAATCACATAATCACCAAAATACTTATCAAAAGTTTCAACAAGATTTTCATAATCTCCTGAAGTCATTTCTTCACGAATTGTACCAAAATCTAAATTTAATTCTTTTGCATATTGTTTTGCATAACCAAGAAGAACATATGCATTACCATCTGGACCAGTCAAATCAATTACTATTTCAGCAGTCCTTTGTTTTTTTCTAATCATAATGTGTTTCCTTATTATGATGTTACTATATACTGTGTTCTATATGGTGTCAACATCTTTTAGCAAGTCTATGGCTCTTTTTTTCCAGTCATCTCTTTGCCATGCTATTTTTTCTTGACTCAATTCATGATAATCATTTGCAATGAATTCTACAAATCGTCTATATTGATCATATTTAGCAAACCAGGCATGAGTTGGATGAACTTCACCGGTTGATATAATATGATAACACGGAAAACATAAATTACCTATAAATCTACCTTCATTTTCATGATTTGTACAGCCATATGTAATGCATTTTTTAATCATTTGGTGATCTCACTATGGTTGACTGTTTTTGAATTAAAAGTAAACCATCTGAAATATCAAAATTCTTACCTTTGACGACACAATACAACTCACCAGAAATCATATTTTCATATGGAACTGAATTAAGACTAGCGCACTTTCTCATATTCATATTACTGTCCGAAAAATTTACAAGCAACACAAATAAAGAAAATAATAAAATTGCTGCTAATACAAAAGAAAGAAATTTAGAGTCCATAATCATAACAAAATCCTTAATTGTTGGTGCTCATGGTGGGATTCGAACTCACACTGATTAGTTCCTAAAACTAATGCCTCTGCCGTTGGGCTACACGAGCGTTATTCTAAATATTGTTTCCATTCTTTGGCGAATGAACAGTTTCTAGCGCCTTTAAAAAGAGGGGCAATTTCTTCGTCTTTAAATCCAGCTAATCCACACCCAATTCTTGTTACAAAATATTGTGGCAAAATTTTATTAAATACCATAAAGTCATCATTCGTAACTCTAATAAAATCATTTATATATTGAACGACCTCATTAAGTGAAAGAGTTCTAATGTTATTATCTTTTGTTGGAATAGCATAAGATTTAAAATCTGGCTGCCATCCTATTCCTTTTCCATATTGAGCACCAAATTTAGAAGCAGCTATTTTAGCTGCTCCCGCTCCGTGTATTCCGGCAAGATTTGAACCAAAGACCCAAACTTCTTTATTTTCTGGAAGTGTTCTGTCTTTATGATATTTAATCGTGCTGATATTCATCAATATCAATACCATCTCTTGAAATAATTACTTTGACATGATCACCAAACACCATTTCCATCACATCATTTTCTACTTTTCCAATAATTTTACAAAAATCACCAAAACTCTTTTTAAAACTATCAAGTTCTTTTACATCATAGCTAGACAAAAAAGATTCAATTTTGTCAATTGATTTTTGTGCATCAACTGTTGAAGAAGGATATGGCTTTAAATTATTTTCTCCATAATATGAAGAATATTCTCGGCCATGCCTGATTTTATATTCATCCATATATGATTGTCTCCATGCTTCTGGGTCTTCTTCATATAATTTTGCGGCAGCATAGGCTTTTTTAGCAGACTTTAAGTTTTCAGATGTATATATTGCTGATCCTTCATAATCGCAATACTCATCAGAATAATCACCATCTTCATCAATATCACTATTAAGAGTAAAACCAATTTCATTAACACTAAATTCACATGATTCACCATCATTAAAATATGGAGTGTATTGAGTCCAAAAAATATCATGCACAAAAGGATAATTTTCAAAAATCTCTTTAGCGCCACGTTCAATAATAACTTTTGATTGATCACTCATTTTACTTTTCAGAACACTTATTTGATCTGAAAGTTCATTAAAGTTTTTAGTCAAAGTTTCATAATCAATTTCCATTATATATTTCCTTAATCAGAGTTTAAATTCATTTTTTTAGCAAATGCTTTTTGACCTACTCCAAGCATCCACGGCTTAGGTTCTATAGTTTCAACCCAGTCTTCAATCGTTGGAATTATACCACCACAGTCCTCTTTTACGTGATCCTCTCCTATATCTCGAACAGAAATATCTTTCCCATCTGAATTTGAAATAGTGGTTCCAAAAACCTGTTCGCATAGAAAAATTCCAAATGTATTATGAAGAATTGCTCTATGACCAAAATTAGCATATGCTGCTTTTGTACTATCAAACCAGTCATGAATAGGCATGTAATCGGCAATTTCACCGCCATATCTTTTAACCGAATTTTTAGCATGAATATATGGTTTAATGATTTTTCTCCTTATAAATAAAAATAAAAGGTTAATTATGTATTATACTATATACAAAACTACAAATAATGTCAATAATAAAATTTATATTGGTATGCATCAAACCAAAAATTTAGATGATGGATATATGGGTTCAGGACTTCTTTTAACCAAATCTATAAAAAAATTTGGCAAAGAAAATTTTAATAAAGAAATTCTTCACGTTTTTGATAATGAAGAAGAAATGAATCTTAAAGAAAAAGAATTAGTAAATGAAGAATTTTGTAATTCTAATAATAATTATAATCTGTGTCCTGGAGGTAATGGTGGGGCTATTAGAAAAGGAGCAATTCTTACACAAGAAACAAAAAATAAGATTTCAAAAAATACTAAAAAAGCAATGGAAAATAAAGAAATTCGTTTAAATCTATCGAACAAAAGAAAATCTCGAATTACAAAAGACGAAACTAGAAAAAAAATGTCTGAAAGAGTTTCTAATACAACTTGGATATATCATTATAAATCAAAACAGTCTAAAATGATTCAACAACACGAAAAAGAAAAATATTTAAATTCTAATAAATGGTTTTTGGGTCGTGGTTTTAAAGCAAAAGGAACACCTAAAAAAGTAATGCTTTATAACATTGAATATTCTTCATTAAAAGAAGCAGCAAAAGATGTAAACAAAAGTGATACTTGGGTTAGAAATCAAATTAATAATCCAAATATTATTGCAGAATATATCTAATTATATTCTTCTATTAAATGGTGCTCCTAAAAGGATTCGAACCTCTGACGCGTAAATCTTCAATCTACCGCTCTACCAACTGAGCTATAGAAGCATTATAAAATATGTTAACTCAAACGTCAACAAAAAATGGATCCCCCGGCTGGACTCGAACCAACATATTAAGCACCAAAAACTTGCGTCCTACCATTAGACGACAGGGGAATAATTATCCTGTACCATTTGTTTTTAAATCCCATATTGTATTTGACATAATATTTCTTAAACTAGTAATATCATGCAAATTAATATTATTAACATCTGACCAACCTGGTAATATAGAAATAAAAGTAGTTCCGTTTTTTCTATGTTTCTTGTGAAACTAACCACATCGTCGCCTCCACACTATATAAAACATCAAGTTGTTTTTTATTAAGTGACTTAATCGTATTAAAATTAGCAGAAGTAAAAGAATAAAAAGAATAATATTTATCACTATGTTTTACATTCTTAATAAATTGTATTTGTTTATCAATATTATCATTAAAAGTATAATGAGCGCTAACAAACAAACTGTGTAATTGTTTCATATTTTGGATCTTCCATGTGGATTCGAACCACAACTATTTGAGTCAGAGTCAAAGGTTCTACCAATTAAACTACAGAAGAATTATTCTACTAACGTGATTTTTACTTCACATAGTCCATCACAACCAATTTTCTTAGCAGCCGCTTCTGATAAATCTATAGATCTACCTTTTATAAAAGGACCTCTGTCATTAATTCTTACAATAACAGATTTTCCTTTAAATATAACTTTTATAAAAGTTCCAAAGGGTAATATTTTATGAGCTGCTGTATAAGCATTCTTATTAAATATTTCTCCATTAGCGGTAAGCTTACCATGAAATCCTGGACCATACCAAGAAGCAATAACAACTTTAGGCTTAGATAAAGAAACAGTTGTAAAAACAATCAAAAATAATATTGGTAAAATTAATCTCATTTAAAACCTACAAAAATTTAAATGGTGGAACTTTTCTTTTAACACTATGCTTTTTCATATATATCTTATATTCTTTTAGCTTTTTTTCATATAGCTTTATATTTTCATCATATTCATCAAGTTTATCTTTAATATAGATTTCAGCATGTTTTTCAGAATCAAACAATATATCTGAAACAAAATTTTTAGTATAATCAGAAACCTTAAACCACATACAAAAAAATCCATAATTATATTCAATATTATATTTATTATAAGCAGTTTGATCATTTACAATTCTATATGATCGCTTGGTTGGCTTATACGGCTTTATTAATTTATTTGAACTCATAATTCTTTTATTATCCATTCTTCTTTGATTTCAAGTTCTAGACATATATATTCATCTGAATATTCATCATATTTAAATCGATAACCCCAGCGTTCTCCATCATTATCTCCTTCATCTGAAGAAAAACAAATATCGCCAACACATTTGTTTTCAATCAAAATGTCAATTGTTTCTGGAATGCTACTTAAAAAATCCATATGTTCATTTGCGTCACTATCAAATTCAATAGTTTTTCTGTCAATATCATATGCAATAAAATGACCTTCTTTATTTACAACCTTATCAATTTTATCAAAAACTTCTAATGACACTTTTACTGTATTCTTAACACAATTTATAGTCCACATAATCTATTCCTTTATATGCGATGAAATTATACTTTTTAAATGATGATACAATGCAGTAGTTCCACTATGAAGATCATGATGCTTTTCTATATCATCGCAAAGATCATTTAATAAACACTCAGAAGTAAAGTTCAAATTTTTCCAATTTGGAATTGGTGTATTATTGTCCATTAAATCGCTACTTTTCTTTTAAGTCGAACATCACCTTCATCCATATAATCATCACCAGCATATTCTGAAAAAGTTTTATATAGTTCATTCCAAACTACATCAATTTCACAAACAGTCATTTCTATATAAGTATGATCTGATGCTGGTACTAAAATAGTTTCTTTCATAATATATTTCCTTTTAGTGGAGGAAGGAGCGGGATTCGAACCCGCGGAACCTTGCGGTTCGTCTGCTTTCAAAACAGAAGCCTTAAGCCAGACTCGGCCACCCTTCCAATATTATTTTACATTTAATTTTTCGAAAAGAAGTTTCCATTTTTCTTCTGGAGTTTCTGTTACAATAGCATTTACAATTTCAACTAATGTATCATGATATTTTTCTGGATGTCGAAAATAAAAACTTGCATATGTGCTATCAAACGAATCATCTTCATCATAATGATATAGAGGATGATCTCTCATTGCTTCGAAAACTTCTTCATAAGCTTCTCTGTTTCCACCACCACATCTAGTATAAACAACAAGATGATCTTCTGTCAAATAAGCATCTCTAAATCTTCCAAAATCTACTGATGTTAATTCTAAAACACCTAAAACCAATGGAGAAATTGCATTAACTCCAAATGTCATATTATATAAACTCATTTTATTAATCCAATGTCGTTGTAGTTTTTTTAAGTCTTATGTGAGAAACAGTCCAATTATTACTTTCAATAGTTTGTTTTATATCATTTTCAAATTCTTCAACTTCTTTATCATTTTTACAATTAAAATTTCCAGAAAATTCATCCCCAGAGTCTTCAATAGTAACAATGAATGTATATGAGTCTGCCATAATATATCATCCTTAATAAATAAGAGACGTATCAGTTATACGTTCCATTAAATCAAATATAGCCCACGCTTGACAACCCAAACACATTGCTTCATGGCGATCACATCGATCACCATATATTTCTGTTAAAACTCTAGCCTGTTTATTAAGAGCTTCTTCTCTTAGGTTTCTAAGTTTCTTTTTTTTTCATTTTATATCCTTAATCGCTCATAAAGCATTTAGGAAGTCCTTGAAAGTCATAGTTTTATCCATTTGGAACTATTAATACTTTCAAGGACCTCAATGTTGCGCCAGGTGGAATTGAACCAGCCGATTTCCGGATAATGAGTCCAGCGAGATGACCTCTTCTCTACAGCGCGTTACTTTTTTCTTTTTTAAGATAATCTTTTACATAATAATTTAATATTTCATCTGTGTTATGAATAGGTTTATGTGTTTTTTCAAAAGCTTTTTCTATTTTTCTTAATTTTAGAATTGTAGAACGTTTTGGCCTACCTGCTAATACTTTTTTAATAGACGATATTTCAAACACCGGATCTTTTGTTGAAGCATAAGCATATGGATAATTTCCAGTCCATATTTTAAAAGAACCAATATATAAATGCTCATATGAAGACTTACTATAAAAAATCAAATCATTTTCTGCTGCTTTTATAAAAAAATCATCTAAAAGAGAATTATATTTATTATTCATTGACCAAAATCGTGGCGAACAAAGCTTTATTCTATCAAAAAATGTAAGTGGTTCAAATTGCATTATTTTTCCTCACGATGTTTAAAATCTCTTTTGAAGATATAATTTCACATTTATTTTCAATTTCACTAATTCTTTTCTTTGGTATATCATAATGATCTTTATGAAACCAACATTTTTTTATATTCAAATCAATAGCCATTTTATGAAGATTTTCTATTGAATATGGTATACAAACTAAATGTCTTTTTTTATCTGTATAATATTTCATTATGCATTATATAATATGTTTTTTAGAATGTCAACTAATAAATGACCATTGCTAGATTCGAACTAACATTTTCCCATTCCTGGGATGCAATAACCACGGGTTCATATCTTCTACTGTCCGTGCACTCGATTATCATCAAAGCAGAACCGCCTTATACTATCTGGTCATAATAAATTATTATCTTTATAGTCTTTACTGAGACGTTCCCTTCTCGCTATTATACTATAAGTTATATTTTGTTCGAATTTGCCATATAACCAGCACCTCGAGATAATAATAATTGGTCTGTGTAGAGAGATTTGAACTCCCGACCCTTCACTCCCAAAGCGAATGCTCTACCAAGCTGAGCTACACACAGTTAATTTGTTTTATTGATATGAGGATTACCATTTTCATCAAAAACAATATTTGATGTAACTTCATACATTAAATCATAAAGTTTTTCTACTTCATCTTCTGTTAATTCAGGATATTGTTCTGTAATTTCATTTTTCTGATAACCATTGTGAAGATAATAATTAATTTGCTTTACCATAATATACAATTCCTTAAATTGGCGTCGGGCGGGGTATCGAACCTGAAGAACCGTGCCTATGCAGGCCTGCATTGTCTTCATTTTTTCCATTCGTCTTAGAGTCATGACTCCCTTCGACAGCGCCATGCCATACCCAACATAATTTATCTAATACATAATTTATCTAATTCTAAATCTTCTCTACAATACAAATAATGCTTTTTTACTAAATTGAATTCTGGATGTTTTGATATCCACATTCCAGTGTGTGGATCAAATTTATTCTTAAAAAAGTTATCTAATATAATAACTCTTTTTCTTCTTTCGTTATCATAATAATCTTCTAATGTTTCCATATCTTTATCTATTCTTAAAGATAATGAATCATATTCTTCATCTGTTATCATTGAATAAGATTCATATTCATATGAATATGCAGAAATAGATAAAATAATTCTATTTCTTCTTTCTATGCTTCTTTGAATTGTAAAAAGATCTGACATTTATAATCTTTCTTATTTGATTTGGCACCGACTCTAGGATTCGAACCCAGACCTGATGGCTTTGGAGACCATTGTACTGCCGTTATACTAAGTCGATATCTTTTGTTTGTAACGACAAGATAAAAGAAAATATAATTTCTCCAATATCTTCAATTAAATCTATTTCATATTTTGAAGGAACTTTATCATAAAAATAATAATTCATTAAATCAATAGACGTATGCCTTTTCATTTTTTAATCTTCCCAATCATAATTTATAACTTCAATAATCATATAATCTGGAGAACTGTGTTGATAGTTGCTGTTAATTTTTTTATCATACTCCAACAAATCTGTTTTAATAGCTTCATAAGCTTCTTCACGACTAGAATATCCACGATATTCGTCAAAAGTATTTTCTAAAGCTCCACCACCATATTCAATCAAACTCTTAGGAGTTTTTATCAAGCCATCTGATGATATTTCTTTAATACAATATCTTTTATTCAATACATAAGTCATAATAAAATCCTAATCTAGAAATTCAAGTTCTTCTATTTCATAAGAAGTGTTTCCATCGCCTATAGTTTTTCCAGCTAACATGTCCTTTATTTCGGAATCGCTAAAGCTATGATTCTTGACTTCTTCAAAAGATTTTTTTGTTGGAAAAGTTTTCCAAAAGGCAACTAAATCGGACTCACAATAATCAACCATATATCTTAAACCATAAAATTTTTTCATAATAACTTCCTTTTAATATAATCCCAGGGCGGGCACTCACAATCTATATTACGTATTCACTTGTGTTCTAGCCGGGTACTACCGTGTTGCAACTTAGTCATTCCCTCACATCGCGTTGATGCTGCCTTGAGATTAATTGGCTCTTAGGGCGATCATACGATCAACATCTTCTTCCTACGCTGGAAGCTGTTTTTACTTAAACTACCTAAAACTTTGGTGGGAAGATGCGGTTTCGATCCACTCCCTATAAGGACGAGTTTTACAGACTCGATGCTAAAGCCATTAGCTTTATCTTCCCAAATTGGCTCCCAGCCCCGGTAACGATCCGGGCAGTGTCTGATTAACAGTCAGATGCGTTCACCATGCTCGCCCGCTGGAAATAATAAGTAGGATGCGAGTGGATTTGAACCAGAGAACCCTAACTCTCTTTTACTCGGTTGGAAATTTAGGGAAAAATCCAACATACCCACACCTGGGCATCCATAAATTCTGTATTAGTATAACACTATTTATCGTGTGTGTCAACAACAAAAATTATTTTTCTATGCCGAAACCACTTGTACGATGCATTCGCATCCACGTACTGGACATATGCTGTCTTTATGCTTAGGAGACAGCCTCCTGTTAAATCTGGTACCCACGAAGGGAATCGAACCCTTTTCTGAAGTGTGAAAAACTTCTATCCTAGCCAAGTAGACGACGTGGACATAAAAAAACCCCGGCATTTCTACCGAGGGTTTTATATACAATAAACTTATATAGCCTTAGTTTACTCTATACAACACCCTCAATTCCTGACACACGAAAATTATTCGAACTAAACGACCAATCGAGAATATACATTTCTGTATGTTCCGGTTGTATATCGGTTAATGGATATGTTTTTATGCTAGTCATGTGAAAATTTGAGTTCCTTGTTTAAATTATTTATATATTATATATATGATTTTATGCATTGTCAACAACTATTTTTAAAAAATTATCTTCTAGATGGATTATCATTATCTAAAATTCTTATTATACGATCTAATCTTTTTTCAATACCTATAAGTTTTTCTTTACTTCTTTCGACATCTATTTTTTGTTTAGTTATTTCTTGTCTATAAAAGTCCTGTGTATTTTTAATAGATTGCAATTTTTCATCTATTTTTTTCATTGGTTCAGCAATTTCTTGCTTTACTAATCTTTCAGTTTCTGCCTTAGCATAATATGAAATACTAGTAGATGCTGCCGTTACAATCATTAATATAAGAGCAATGGTTTCCCAATAATTTTTTAACCAAACAGAAACTGCAGAAAAATACATAAGAATCTCCAAAAAGAATAGTGTTATATTGTATTTATTCTTTTTGGAAATTTAACTCTATCACGTTATCTTTTTTTGATTGTTCTATATTTTTATTTTTCTGAGTTGATATGGCTTTTTTATATTTAACATTTTCTTTATTAGATATTACAAATTGTGAAGAATCATTATCCCAAAATAAGCCATGAGTATCTCCAGCATCTTTAAGATAATTAGATGCTTCAGATAAAATAGGATAAAAAATAGAATATTCTCCGGCAACCCAGGGTTCTACAACTTTATATAAAAAAGGATGAGTTTTCATATGATTGGCAGCACCTCCAGCATGAACATATTTTCTTTTTGGATCTTCATCTTTCGCAGTTTTTTCTAAAAAGAAAAATAGATAAGATTCTATTCTTTCTGTATCTTTGGTTGCTATATAAGATATATCAGTTCTGCCAAGATATATCCAATCTTCTAAAGATACTCCTAACATTTTTCCAGTTTCAGATTCACGAACTTCAACTGAAAAAATATTAGAAAATATGTTTTTTACGCTTTTAAACATAATTATTCTGTTTTAGCTCTTACTTCAAGTCTTGGAGTATCAATAACTAAAGGCAAAGAAGATACAAAAAACGCCATTTGACCACCAACTTCAATTTTAGCGCCTGATGATGCATCAAAGAAATACCATTTATCACACCCAGCACCGCCATAATAAACACCATCAAGGGCTGGAGCAGGTCCTAATGGAGGATGACCTGATGAGCCACTTCTAGGATATGGCCTAACCGGAGGAGTAAGAGAAGTACAAATATTCACAGGAGCACTATCTGCTACATAATATCCAACATAACCAACACCAGGAAGCATCACATAAACATAATGTGTCTGATCTGGTTCATTTGCAGCTTCAACCCAACGAACAATACTTTTACGCGTAGTAAACTGCCTTACCTGAGGAACAGGAAGACTTTTAACAGCATTTTTCATATTTTGTTCTTGAATTCTAGTTCCAGTTCTAGTAGAGCTTTCTTCATAATTGCATCCCACCAAAAGCAAAGCTCCTAAAGAAAGAGCAGCTATAGTTTTAAAATTAATCATATTATAAATTCCTTGTTAACAATTTGTTTTTGAACCATTGTATGTATCTAACATTATATTTCGAGGCAAATTAGAATCTTTAAATCTACCAGATGTATATGCTTTGTTAGAATCAGCATTATATTCTGCTATCTTAGAAGCTCGCTGAGAAGCTAAACCGGCCACATTAGTAAGAACCATCCTCTTCATATCATCAGTGAGTTCTTGAGCCAAAAGAGATTTTTGCTCATCAATTTTAAATTCAACAGCTTTAATTGATGCGCACAAATTATGAAAATGGTCATATGTATATCTACGATTTGCTCCAGATTCAATTTGGACTTCTGCATTTACAGCTCCTCTAAATGGAGCTAGTAAATAAGTAAGCCCACCAGATATTCCAGTAATAAGCAAAAATAAACAGATGATGCAAACAATAGCAAAAGCGGTCCAGCCAAACATTTTTAGCATTATAATTCCTTTCAATTATTAAAATTAATTTTTTTCTAAATATAATGGAGTTATATCTAAATCGATTCCATTCTTAAAATAAGAAGTTTTCTTATAAGATGATTCTGCTATCTTTTTAGAAGAATATATCTTTTTCGTACGGTGATTGCCGTATCGATCTCCAGTAGTTACTGCTTTACCAAATTCATCAGTTAAAGCATATCCAATAATATGTAATTCTTTTTTAATCATAATATAACCCTTAAATAAATTTAGACCAACCTTCTTTTCTCATTTCGTCTTTTAATTTTTCCAACTTATTATCAGTATATTTATTTAAGAAATATAGTGAAACAGCCATAGACAATATAAAACAAACAAAAAATAATGTCATAGCAACCCAAAAAATTGCATGAAACAAAGCACTAATATATACAACTCCAAGAGAAATAACAAAAGACAAAATAAAACTATATGGAGACCAATCAATTAACTTTATTTTCTTTTTTGTATATTCAAGACTAAACTCGCAAGAAATACCAGAATGAGAATTTAATATCAAAACGCACAACTCTTCTCGATTTGGTATATGGCCATCTGCAACATTATGAATTAAATCAAGAACAGCATCGCCGGTCCAAGATTCAGCTTCTGACAATTCTTCTTTAAGAGTTTTATCGGCCACTTACTGAATCCTCCAATGGACACATTATAGGAATACCGTTATCATCTTTATCAAAACTATTGATATTACATCCTAATAGCTCACAAAACTTTTCTGGTTTAGCGTGCATAACAAGCTCTCTATCCATATGAGGACATTCATCACATGATGTTATATAAACTATTGCTTTTTTCATTGTTGGTGTTCCCTGTAAGCTTCGCAACCTTCACAAATAATATATGGAAAAGAAACATGGTATTGACCACAACTCTCACACATATTTTCATTATGATATTCTTCTTTTAATTTTAAAATATCATATATCATATCACCTGGATATAAAGCTTTAAGATATTTCTTACCTTTTGGTGTAAGAGAAGCTTTATATGATGTTAGATTTTTTGATCTTCTTATCAGCTTATGCTCTACCAAAATTGTAAACATAGTATGTCCAGTAGTATATCCAAAAGCATATTTTGTAACACCTTCATCAATAACTTGTCTAGGAGACACACTTCCAAAATTAGCATTTGCATGAACTTTTTCAACTTCAAAATCTGATATAATATCTTCTGGAAGTGTTACATGCTTCATTTATTTCTTCTCTTCAAACGAGCCCGCCGTTTTTTAGATCCAATCTTTCTTCGACCTTTTCTTGGTCTATTTTTATGCGGATGTGCCATCAATTAATCACTTTCCACTCTGTAACAGAATCCTTACGAAAACTTCTCCATGCACTTTTATCCAAATCCCAAACATTCATAACATTTGGCGAAGTTGTATTTCCACCAACCGGATGACTCTCGACAGGAATATTATCCATATTAAGAGTACACTTCATAATTCTATCGGAACCGTCTTTTTTAACAAATGAAACGGTAACATTACCCAATTCAAGGGCCTTTTCAAACTTTTCAATATCAAACATAGTATATCCTTTCACTATTTTATTATAATATATCACAAAAAAGAGATATTGTAAATAGGCTATTTAATTATTTTTCTATACGAGGAAAAATAACAAATTTCAAAATCAAAAAACCAATAATATATCCAACAATAAAACCAATTGTAGATTTCACAGTCGGTATTGCTAAAATTTCTAACATTATAGCTTAGCCCTTTCTCTAACTTCTTCAAATGTGGTTTCATTATACATATAACCATGTGAATATCTTTTCTTAAAAGAGCTATTTGTAATAAGACCAGCCTTAGATGCTTTTGAGCGATCTGTGATTGGATCTTTCTTTACATCAAACCAAACAACACCATTATACGATGCAGAACTAGTTTTCATTGCAAAGCTTAGATCATCTCTATTTACTTTTTGAAGCAAACCACCGCCCATACCAAAGGCCCAATTTTCTACACTAATTCCTCTATCTATAAGCTCTTTCACACATTCACGAATAGTATCAATATTGCATCCATCGCCCTGAATCGCACGAACGCAGTCTTCAAAAACGATAAAACCTTTATTGTTAACAGTATAATTATCAAACGATTTAAGAATTCTTTCAGAAACCTGGCCAATCATCGATGAAATTGGACTGCCACTATCTGGTCTAATCACAAGAGTTCCACCAGAATTACGAACTTTTTCTTTCAACTTATTACCCCACCCTTCGGTGATTGCTTCCCAGATGTTATAACTATCTGATACGCAAGAATAAAGAGCGTTGGTTTTTGCATAAGTATCTAAAAAATGTTCAAACATTTCATATTCACGGTCCTTGCCCCAACAAGTTACAGTCGAATGCTCACTAGCAGGAATAGAAAAACCAGCCATATCTTCACCATAATATACTTTGGCAGCTTCTAAAGCTTCGACTGTATCGGTTCCCATAAAGTTAATCAAATGAGCCATGCCGCCCAATGCAGCTGATTCGCCAGAAGTCGCTCCCCTACCGCCAAAGTCATGTAACTTAAACGCGATCTGGCCATCTGGATCATCGCACGATTCTTGCAAACCAGCATATATAATCTTTTTTACTTCACGTGACACAGTCGCTACAGTTGATGGATACCATATTGCTCTATGGAGCGCAGTTTCAATAAAGGCTGGAAGCCATGGAAACCTATCATCTGCGTTTCTTACTTCTAGAAGAGGTGTTCCCAATGGAACTACGGTGCCTTCGTCGATAGCAGAAATTTGAATAGGAAGAAAACCATCAAACTCATTAACGATTATGTCCCATCCTTCTCTATCAAAAGGAAGGCCATGAGCAGTAATTCTCTTTTCTGCATAATCAATATCTTCTTTTACAATTGGATCTAATAGATATTCTTTTAGATATGATTGCAGGCCAAAGTAAACCATAGAATCAAACTTATTTGATTTTCTTCCTTCGAGATATGAACTCATATACTTGATATTAGGATCAATAAGTTTTGAATGAGAAAATTTGTAACTGTCTGTAGATAAAATAAAATTTCTTTTTAGCACTGTAATAACTCCTATTACGTTTATGTTTAAATTTTTACCACCACCAATGAATTAAAACATCTCCAGTGATACTGCATTTTTTAAAATAATCAGAAATAATTGGATATTCTTCAGACAATTCTGCCTCATCCCAACTAAAATAATAATAATCATTTCCAAGTTCATGATCTTGCCATAATCTTTTAACTTCTTCTTCAACTTCTACTGGACAATCCGTCCACTGAGCATCAAAAACAAGTTTTGCACTAAATGCAGATGGTATATTACTACTATCTACTTCCTGCCATTTGTTAGTTTTATGTACGTGGGCAGTAGTTCTTCCTGAATATTTTATCATAATTTCACCATATCATCTATTATATCAAAGTGATCTTCAAAAATAACACCTCTATCGAGATCATTAAGAGGAATCCATTTCGCTTTTGCAGCATCATCAGAACCTTTTACTTTTGGAAGTTCTTGCATATCCGTCAAATGAATATAATGAGCATGCGTTATAGTTCTTCCACGCTGAGATCTATATGGATCATCATACACTTTAACTTGTTTAATTGATCCACGAAGAACGGCCGCAGGAACTTTAATTTTTGTTTCTTCTCTTAGCTCTCTAATCATAGCATCTTCAATAGTTTCAAATTGATTGATGAAACCACCAGGGATTGCTAATTGACCAAGACCAGGCATCGCGCCGCGTTCAATCATAAGAATATGACCAGATTGAACCACTACTGCATCTACAGTATTAAAAGTTGGAGGGAACGGTGAATGAGACCAACTTTTCTTATATGAAATCAAATGCTCATTTTCAGCTCTTATATATTCAAAGTCTTTTGGGTTTTCTTCAGCCCAGCTTTCAAGATATTCAACTACTGCTATTGGCATCTCAGCAGCTCTTCTTGGAAACATAAGAGTCCAAGGATTAAACAAATCTTCTCTAACAGTTGTAGCATCAAGAACTACATATTGTTCAACATTTTCACTTCCCCATTGAGGAAATAAATTAAGATAAAAAGATGAATGATCTTTTGCGTGACCAATCAATCCAATTTTTGTGGGTCCGGCTTTCCATTTTTTATTAATGATATGATTGACTTGACCTTGAATACTAGAAACCCACTTATCTAAATTATAAGTATAATCTTCTTGATATGCAAAATCTATAGCAGAACTATAAGCAGCAACACGATCAAATAAATCAGTGCCTCTAGTTATTTCCATCATAGAATCAAGAATCATTTGTTTTCTTTCTTGACTAGTCCAAGGGTTACGTAATGATCTAGGCTGGTTGTGCGAGCCCAATACTATAATAATTTTTTCGGAAAGTTCTAGTGCTCTTCTGATAACATTTAAATGTCCATTGTGCACTGGCTGAAATCGGCCTATAAAGACCAGATAATCGTATTTGTATGACATGTAAAGACTCCCTTTATGAATGTCGGTGGTTATAATTTATTTATATTCTATTTTTAGAGGCTTGTCAATAGCGAAAACAACATATCTTCATATGTTGAATAGATATAATAGCCAAAATGGTCGGCAGTTATTTTAATATTTCCATAACGAAAATAGTCTCTAGGGCAATTGATATAACTGCTCTTTCCAAGAGACATAACAAGTCCCAACTCTAAAAGAGTTATAGGTGAAATAGAATCTCTTTCAAAATTAAACACCACACGATTAGCTGAAATTATATGATTTAGCTCCCATGTTACTTGATCATTAAATGGAGAACCAGGAAGAGGATCATGCTCGAGATTTTCATTCCAATTTTTGACTCTTGGATTCAAAATATCAATTTCCATATCATCTTTAAAATTGGTTTTACACAAATCAGCTATAATTTCTGATTGCCAATCAAATGCTTTTACGTTTTCAATAGTTCCGGCCAAAAAAATAGATATCGCATTATGGCGAATACCTTGATCGGTTTCTGGTGTTATTACTTTAATTTTCATTATATATTCATTCCTTCAGTACCAAACCCATCATTAGATTCAATATCAATCAATGCATCTAATAATCCATCTTCAATTAAATAATCTATTAGTTCAGGATCAGAGTCGACAAGCTTTTTCAAATTATCTAAAATTAATTTAAACTTATCGACTCTTGCTTCTTGTGTGAAGAATGAATACTGTTCTTTGTATTCATAAATATTCATTACTTATTAACATCCAAGAATGGAACCGTTCCACCAGGAAGAACAGTAACCGGAGTCACTCCATTCCAACGTTCGGCTTTTGTCAATTCAACGATCATTGGATTTTGACTAATAGCCTTACCTTTAGCATCAATAGCAGAAGCTTCTGCAACACCACGAAGTCTAATAGCATCTGCTTCAGCAGTAGCTTTAGCGACCACGGCCTTAGCTTCAGCATCAGCTTTAATCACAGTAATTTCAGCTTCAATTTTCTGTCGTTCGGCAGTTTGACGAACACGCTCAACTTCAACCTCTTCCTTCATCCGAGATTCGATTGAAAGCTCATATGCATCTGAAAAATCAATATTTTCAATTTGCACAGATACTACTTCAACAGGACCTTTGATAATATCAGCTGTTCGCTCTGTGATCTTAATGGCCATTTGCTCTCTATTCTGAACTGCAGAAACAGCAGTATATTGACCAAACACGACTTTAATAATTTCAGGCAGCTTTCGATCAAGCAATCGAGCGACCATATTATCTTCAGTCTGGAATTGCCTATAAAGCATTTCAACTTTATCAGCGGGAATTTTATAAGTCACCGATACTTGAAGATTAGCTGGTTGCTGATCTCTAGAATATGCCGGCATGGTTTCCCAAAGCCTGGCTTTTGTTTGTAGTGAAATAACATTCACATCTTCAATCCATGGAGTTTTAAATCCAAGACCTGGATTAGCAATCGATTGAAAAGCTCCATTTCGAAGAACTACTCCACGTTCTGTTTCATCAATAGTGTACCACGAACCAAAAGTTACTGTCACTACCGCCATAAAAACAGCCAACCCAAAAACGGCCGACATTACAGATTTAATACTATTCATCATTTTTTTCCTTGTTATTTACATCATTTTTAATTTCAATATTATCCCATAACCACTTTAACCCAAGATAAAATAATCCTGCAGCCACAAGCAATCCAATAAGTAAAAAGGTTTTCATTTTATATCCTATATCATTTGATAATTAGTATTATATAAGGTGCATTAACAAATGTCAACCTTTATTTTGCAGTAAGTGCATCCCACGAAACAGGAAACAGTTCACTAATAATTTTTCCAACATCTTCAGCTAACCACTGAGATTCTTTTTGAGCATGAGAATCAATTCTTTGATTATAATATCTGGCATAAGAGGCAAGATTGCCGGTCCATATCCAATTGACTTCCACTCCCTGAGGAAGAACAAATCTAGCTTGCTCTGGACAAATTCTATCATCGATCATTTCGATATAAAGGTCAATTGCTGATTTGCACGATGAGATATAACGATCAATGAACCTTGATGAATTTTTATGTTTTTCACCAGATCCTTGCTTCTTATCTCCAATTGGAGCTGATCGTAAATATTCGGGGATATATAATTGTGGTATGGACCTAATGTACCGCCTAGATTCTTCACTTTCTGTAAATCCTTGTTTGTGCTTAAAACACTGTGTTCTAATTGGAACAGGAGCTTTCATTCTAAGAGTAATAGCAGTATGAGTAAAAGGTACCCAATGTTTTGCCATATGTGTTAGAGAATTTAAAGCATGTTCTATTTTAATAGAATCATATTCATTAATTATTTCAGAAATTAATGAAGACCATTCTTTTTTAGTACATCCTCTTCCAAGAAAATCAATGAGCCTTTTATCTGCATCTTTGAGTTTTTTTGCTTCATCTGAAACTACTTCCCATGTTGAAACATTAGCGAAAGAAACTCTTGCTGCATTTACGACAGACAAATCCGTTCCCATATGATCTACATATTCTGCTTTCATTTTAATGCTACCCTTACAAGAGCTACTCTATTTAAATTAGAATAAGCCATATCATTTGCTCTATCTCGTGTTTCATAAAAACACGGATTTGATTGCAATTTAAATTTTTTGATTTTTTCTTTTTTCCAATTAGGTAATCCTTTTGGATTATAAACATTAATCCAAGCAGATTTTGGAACAGTATTACTCATTTCACCTATTTCAATCATCATCGTTTACCACTTATTATATTAGCATAATATTTTATTAATTCATTTTGTTTGTTTATATCTTGTGTAGAAACAGCATGATACCACCTAGAATCTTTCGATAAAAGAAACATTAATCTTAACAACCAAAAACAAAACGACATACAATATACAAAAAATAATGAAGAAAATAATATAATAAAAAAATCAATCATTTAAATTTGGCTCTGTATCACATGGGATATCGTTGTATCTATCGACTTTTGGTGTTTCTGGAGCTTCTGTCCATAAAGTATATGCATACTCTGGATGATTAATATAATCCTTCTTAGGAAAATCATAAATCATATCTTTTGTATCTTCTCTCCACATAAGAATCTTACGATCTGGAGCAGATTTTATATCTTGCCATATAACTTTATATGACATTTTTAACCCACTCTCTTGGATAATCTGTTACAATAGCTCCAATTGAATCTCTATATTTTTTCTTATCAACTCCACATAAATGTTGCCGATCATAATAACCATGTTCTTCTGGATGAAGCATTATAGTAAGATAGTCATATTGCGCAGAATCGCCCTCGTTCATAATAGTCCAACCTCTAGAAGAAATAGAATATGAATCATTTACCATACAATAATAATGTAAGTCTCTGCTTCTCATAAGCTTAATAGCATCAAAATTATCAGCTCTTATTAAAAGCTGATATTTATATTGCTGAAGAAAATCAAAAGAAAACTTTCTTGTTTGATGATTTGGATTTTTACCATAAAGAATTCCATCGACAGCATATACATCTATAGCAACATAAAATTTCTCGGATAAAGCTTCTTTAACTCTAGAAGGATCGTTTTCCCATTCTAGATCTTTTCCATTTAAGTTTCCGCGATGTGAATATATTTTCATATGGAGTCCTATAATTTATAAATGAAACAGCCGATTTATAATTTAGAATTAAAGGTATTTTAACCGACGCTATAGTCCGTAGACAAAGGTTGCGATGGTGTACCAGTCCTGCTCGGCTGTTCCAATTTTTGGAGCGGGTGAAGGGAATCGAACCCTCATCAACAGTTTGGAAAACTGTGGCTCTGCCATTGAGCTACACCAGCTTGAATTATATAATATACTATATTTTCGGAATTGTAAACATATCTTTTTCGTCTATAATTTGAACGTGCAAAGTTCCATGTCCTTCATTTCCAAAATATAATTTTCTTAATTCGCCAGATTCAATATCTAGAACTGCTTTGATTTGAGTTCCAATGATTTTAATTTTATTATCTTCATATTTTAAGATAATATTTTCTGATTTATTAATATTTGCCATTTATGATTCCTCTATTAAGTTTTGATAATAGGTCATTTCATCTTTCAAATGAAGTCTTTGTATTTTCATTTTTTTCAATTCTTCGTCTTTAAAAGAATTATAAAAATTTTGTATTTTTAAATCAATAGATTTATGCTTTTCTTTAAGATAATCATAATATACTACCAGATATTTATAATTCTCTGGAGTGTTCTTACCAATTTTTTCGTTATCTTTTTTCAACATATTTTTTATCTCCTTATTTAAATGGATCATATTCTTCTATATAGTCTACAAAGTCTTCTTCGAAAAATTCACCTCCTATTACTGTTTTGTGTTGATTAATATTAGTTGATAAATTTGGAGATATAACATTGTGCTTCTCCAAACTATTTTGTAGCAATTGAGGTTCTTGCTTTTTCCAAAACCTAACCATTCCAATTGATTGTTTTAATCTTAGACTTAGACTGTGTTTTTTTCCTTCAAATCTAGATCCAAAATCCACATTATCATATACACCAGCTTCCCAATTTTTCTTTACTGTTTTTTTTCTTTTTAATTTGGCTTCTGGAGTATGAGCAGCTTTTGCAAGTTTTTTTCTGCAATGCTTCTCATATATATCTTTATTTCTTTTTTTTAATTTGGCATAATTATCACTGCCATCTGGATTCTTACTACAATATAAATGGTGTTGTTTCTTATCAACTTTTTGTTCACACCATTTGCAATAATATTCATTAGTCATTATAATACATTTCTAATTGTCTGTATACAAAATAGGAGAAGAAATACGTATTTCTTCTCCATCTTATTTGTATTAGCTAAACAATCCTGAAGCCCATGCCCAGAATGTTTCAGCCCAAGCTGGGCGCTTTAGGACAAACCATCCTAAAAACAATCCAACCATAAAAACTATTGATAGTGTTACTAATTCCATTACCTGTCACTCCCTTGTTTACGTGTTCTTACACCTTTATTTATCTGTGCTAATGAAACAGATTTTTGTCCCTGGGCACCTTTATAATTTGATTTATAACCAGAATTCTGTTTCTTTGCTACTTTTTTAACCTGTTTAGTTGTATTAGAAGTAGATCTACTTGGCATAATATTAGTAGGTCTAGATGCTCTAGAAGTAGCTGCTTTAACATCATTTGTAGATGGAGCTGCATAATTATCTGGAGTAGGACTATTTGATACTGGTACTGCTGCTGCTGTTGGAGCAGGTGATCTAGAACGATTTGGCGTTCTATCTCTTCCAATATTAGCTACTCTAGATGCCTTTTCGCGGGCCACGCGTTTAGCTACTTCTGTATTAGATAATGTTCTTGCAGCATTATCTCTAATTTTTTGATCTGTTCCATTATCAACACCGGGATGCTGATCTCCAGGTGGGGCATTTCCAGCTATACCTCTTGGTGGAGCTTGCATACGCCTACTTTGTAATCCTGGCCTTGGTGTAGTTGCTGGTGGAACTGCTGTAGGAGCTCTAACTGTCTTTTGAAGACCATCATTACTAGCATCTGGTCCTTGCTTACCTGGCATACCAGAAAATGGTGGTTTGCCGTTAGTTGCAGGTGCTCCTGACGAAGTAACACGCGAATTTGTTTTGGTTGAAACCGGCCCTCTTACAGGAACAGCAACTCTATTTTGGCCAGCTACATTTCGAGCATCTGATGCAGTTGTATTATTATTATCTTTTATAGCTTTATCAACAGCATCTCTAGTTGAAGTAGCTGGTTTAACTGGTTTTGTTTTAATTGGGTCACGATTTAATGGTGATGTTTTACTATTAGTGCCTGAAACTTCAGCTTTCTTAGCTCCATTTAATTTTTTCATAATATTAGAAAAAATATTACTAATTAAATCATTTGCACCCTGTTCTTTAAGATACTTTGGGCTAGACATCAAAGTTTTTAATATCTTTTTAGAATAATCTTCTTTAGTCATTGTAATATGTCTCCAACATTCTTCTGATGCATTCTTCTATTGATTGCTCTATGGCAGGTATTCCAAGCTGTCTAAAATGTTCTATTGCTTCATCAGTCAACTCAAGAGTTCCAGTTTTTTCGTTATCTTCACCTTTATCAAATATTATAGTTATATGCATTATGTATTATCTTTCGGTGCTTTCATAGATGAAAATTTCTTTATTTTCTTTTTGGCTTTATCTTCGCCAGATGTTTCATCACTTTTAGATTTATCAGCAAAAGCATCATAAGCCTGTGGTTTTTGTTGTTCTGGCTGAGTATTTTCCGGCTTAGGTTGTGAATCAGCAGTTGTTTGTTTATCTTTTGTTAGACCACGACCGAATCTGAATCTTGGTTTAAATGTTCTATTATCATTACTCTTTACTGCCTTTTTTTCATATTCACGACCGACAAGGTCACGAACTGTTCTTTGTCCAGTTCTCCAATTATCGTGTCTAACTCTAAGATTAAACTTATGTGGCCCAGTTTCTCTTCCATTTTCATCTTTTCTTCTAAGAAAACCTGCCTGCAATGAAAAAGTTCCGGTGCTTCCAAGACTATGAGTTAACAAATCTACATGACCTACTGTTCCCAAAGCTTTTTTAATACCACCAGCCGCTTTATCTGTATATTCTCTATCTTTATCAACAACAGTACCAGCATGTCTAGCAATATGGCCTGCAATTTTAGAAAGACCTCCTACTAAAGCTTTACCGGCTGCTCCAACTGCAGCCTCATCCATTTGAATTAAATCAGACTCAGACTCAACTTCTTCTTTTTTCATCTTATCATCATATTTCATATGTTTTAAATGAGCGCCAAGTGTATTAGAAACCCCTGCATCAATATTAGTTTTTCCATCTTTATGATGGAAATGATAAAAATGCTTCCCATCATTATCAATATAATATTCATGATTAGCTCTACCTTTAGCTGGATGAGACAATACCGTATATTCATCAGTAGTTTTATCATCAACACCATGCTTCTCATGCCATCCACGATTTTTTAATCTATTAATCATATGATGAGCAGCAGAATTATCAGGACCGGGTTTACTTTCTTCTAATTTCTTATAATTAGATTTTCCAGTGCTGTCTCTTATATTCTTAACTTCTTTAGCAGCTTCAACCGAAGTTTTTGACACTCGAGTTGATTGAAAAGGCGAAACATAATCCTGTTGATTATCTAAAAATTTTGAATATTTATCCATGCCACTCATTGAAAGAATCCTTTATAATGTTTTCTTTTATTTATACAAGAACATCATTAAACTTCTCTTTATCAAATTTTTGACCAAATTCTGTATCATCAAAAACAGGGCCATCCATAATATCTTGAGCTGAACCCTCAACATCATAAAGTCTCATCTTTGGCCTGTCTACACCAATCACAAATCTTCTATACATTGTAGGATCTGCATATCTATTTTTAAGTTGTTTTACAATAATTTGATTCATTTCTTGTAATTCTTCTGTTGAAATCAAAGCAAACATCAAATCAGCTGTTGCTGGTAAACCAAAACTTTCTGATGTGTCAGTAAGATCAATATCAGATGAGTTATATCCACCTCTAGTAGTTTGAGTTGCTGTTACTACTGGCACATTACATTCAACAGCGAGCCCTCTTAATTCTTCAGCAATAGCTTTTACATATGTATATGAATTAGCATTAGAGCCTTGTTTAATCCTTGATGAAATACATATATTCAAATAATCAATATAGATAATATCTGGTATAAAATTTCTTTTTGATTTCAACTCATTCAAAAGAGCTCTAAAATGAGCTGCTCCGGCAGAAGCAGTTGGATATTCTTCAATTATTAGTCTACCTATAGACTTTTCTTTTATTTTATCAATTCTTTTTTGATAAATAGATTTTGGTATTGTTTCAAAATCAGTAATAGGAATATCTAAAAGATTGGCGTCAATTCTTTCACCAATCTTTTCTTCTGACATTTCTAAAGTAATATAAAGAACATTTTTTCCCTGAATAAAATTTGCTGCTGCGCAATGACACATAAACAAACTTTTGCCAACCCCAGTTCCTGCCAAAATAACATTAAGAGATTTTCTTGATAAACCACCTCTTGTTATTTTATTAAAATAATCTAAATCAAAAGGAACTTTTTCTTCTTTTCTATGATAAAAATCAAATCTATCATCAGAATCTTCAATATAATCATGCCCAATAGAATTATTGAACGATACGCCAAGTGCATCTGATAAAAGTTGAGGAATTGCTCCTTTTAATAGACCATCTTTTTTCTCTTTTTCATCAATAATAGAAATAGAATTCATAATAGCATTATACAATGCTTTTTCTTGACAAAAATTCTCAGTAGTATCAAGAAGCCATTGAGAATCATTTTCACTCTCGCTTGGTTTAAAATGTTCTAATTCTTCTACGATTTCATAATAAAGATTTTCTGGCAGCCCTTCTTTTCCAGATATATCAACTTTTAATGCTTCAATAGAAGGTGGTTGATTATATTTTCCAATATAAGAATTTAATATATGAAAAATTGCTTTATATTTTCTATCAGAAAAATATTCATCTTTTAAATGCGGTATTACTTTTCTAGAATAATCTTTATTAAAGATTAAATTTGATAGTATTGTTCTTTCTAACACTCATTTTCACTTTCCATAGCTTTAGCATACTTTCTAATATACCTCATAAACAAAATAGCTTTATCTTTTGCATTAAATGTTGCATTTCCTATATCAGAAATCGGTACAGGAAAGATAAAACCCTTTTCTGTATTATACCACAATTCACCATCTCTGTAATATAAAAATGTAACTACTTGATCATTATTTACATGATCTTTTATATTAATCTTCTTCATTTTCCAACTCATCTTCTATTACTTCTTCATCATTAGACATTATATTACCAGTTCCAATCGCATACTTATTGTAAATATGTTCTTTGAAATCTGTATTTTCAAATAGATTCTTCCAAAATCTAAAGTTTGTTTTAATATCTTTTTCTAACATAGGTTCACCGATTAACTCTCCAGTATTTTTATTTACTGCTTGAAGACCATTAGATCTACTAATCTTTACTTTTGTTAAATATCCACCATCTACAGCTGTTTCTGATAATCCAGAATATTTACTAATGCCACCATCAAAATTGACGGTAATAGGAATTTTTGATTTTTCTTTTACAAATCTAGATTTTTCAACGTTAATTATGAAATTGTACCCAGCCAGAGCTTTATCAGAATCCTTTTCTTGTTGTCTACCTATGATCCATACAGTATCAGCAGAATACATCACTCCAGTATTATGAGTAATGGCTCCATTTTCTAAAGCATAGTGTTGTACATCTTCTACAGATATATCATATACATTTTTGTTTCCCACACTTTTAACACTTTTAATTTTCATTCTTTTTACACCTTTCGTTGTGCCATCTTTTTATATTTCCAACAGTACTTTCTATTCCACAAATAAAACAGACTTCTCTTTTTTGTTTAATAGAAGAAGGATTTTTCCAAACAGACAAATCATATTTCTCTATATCTTTAATTTTTATTCTAATGCATCTTCCATCTTGTATGTTTTTTAACATAAGAAAACCTTTTCTTCCTATCTTTTTTTTATGTTCTTCTGATTTAGGAATGCCCATTCTATCTAAACTCATTTTTAATTTTACTTCTTTGGAACGAACGCTTCCTAAATTTTTATTAGATATGAGTTTTTTTGTTTTTTTAGAATGTTTTTTTCCATAAAATGGATTTTTTTCTCCTGATATATTATTAGATATAGATGCTTTATGTTCTTCACTCAGCTTCCTGCCTTTTGTCACACCTACCCACTCATTATTTAAAACTCTAGGATGATCTCTTGGAAGTCTTGCAATTTTTCCAGTCTCTAGATTTTTATATGTAGCATAATTTGAATCTAAATAATTACTAATAGTCGCAATCGATTTATTAAAATATTCAGGTGATGCGACAACACCATAAAAAATGTGAAGTTCTTTTTCCTTTTCTAAACACTTTTCGTATGAATCAAAACTTTCTAAAATTTCTATTTCATAATCACAGTATTCAACTATATTTTTGTATTCTGGATCACAAGAGGATCCAAAATATTCGTTGTTTCTAGAATCATAAATTTTATTATTTCTAATAATACAATTAGATTTGCTTCCAATATACCTGTTTGGAAATCTATTTCTATCAATTTTAATTAAATAGACTATATTGCTATATCTGCTGTGTAACATATATCGGTTCCTTTTTTGTTGGTGCCGATATTTATTATTCTGGTGTTTTCTACTAAATTCTTGGCTTCAATCCATCCATCAGATGTTAAAAATCTATGATCGTGTGATACAGTACATTTATGTCCATCATCAAATTCAATTTCATAACACTCTTTAAATCCTTCTTCTAATGTCTGAGGGTTCCAAGTGTGTGTTACTTTTTTATTACCTTCTAATGTTTCAACAAAATCATCAATAGTTATATTTTCAATAGATTTTAAACCATTAGCAGTCAATATCTTAGTGCCTTCTACAACACATCCGCCACTAACAACTTCTCTACTATACATTTCCAATGATTTATACGTATGGTTCACAACCATCATTGGAATATCTTTTAAAGTAAGGTGTGGAGTTATCATTCTAAATAAAGATTTCATGGCTTTGGCTCTAGTCATATCAGCTACAACTTTTCCATCTAATGCATCATCAATTTCTTTTCTAGATGCTAAATTACCAATCGAATCTATTATAATACAAGCTTTATCACCACGCTCTAAACCATTTAACTGAGTCATCAAATCATGCTTAAGTTTTTCAATATCTGTAATTGGTGTATGAACAGTTCTTATTTTATCTGTTTCAAAAGAATCGAAATAAGATTCTGGAGTTCCAAATTCTGAATCATAAAACAAAATAGCTCCTTCTGGATATTGCTTTTGATAAGCTGAGCCAATTAAAAGAGAAAAAGCAGATTTGAAATGCTTTGATGGACCGGCTAATACTGTAAGGCCAGGAGAAAGTCCTCCATCAATTCTGCCAGATAAAGCAACATTAACCATTGGCACTGGTGTTGGAATCATATCTTTCTTACCGTATACTTTTGATTCAGTAAGAATTGCAGTTTCTTTAATAGTAGAGTTTTTTAAAAGTTTTTTTACGAGTTCGTTCATTTAATTTCCTTATTCATTAAGCAATAACAATAATTCTTTTTTATATTTTTCTAATACTTCTTTTCTATTTGGCCAATGTATATATGGCTTATCATCATCTTTCATAAGTTTTTCTATTAATGGCATTATCATTTTTTCTATTTTAAATAATTTATTAGTTGTTTTAACTCGTTTATCATTTAATTCTTTTTCTTTATTTGATACTGCTTCTAAATTTGTTTCATCTATAGCAGAAAAACCAAAATCCCAGTCATCATCTTTCATTATTATATCCTATCCAAAAAATTCATCTAATGTCGCAGTTTTTTCAAGCGTCCATCCAATACTTGTTGTTATTTTTTTCACTGGATTTGCAAATGATTTATCAAATTGCTTATCATAATCAATGAATGATGTTAACCCAAATTCTTCAGGCAATTCTCCATGAGTTCCAATAACATTTTCATGTAGAGGATTTGGTACTTTAAGATAACAATATTTTATTTTATCACCACTCTTAATCTTTTCCACTTTATTAGAAAGATTATGATCATCTACCATTTTATTATAAAGAATAGATGCTCTAACATGCATTGGAGTTCCAGTTCTATATAACTTAGCAGAATCAGCATATTCATTTATATTTTTAACTCCACTTGGAGTTGCAACGTCTTCAAAATTCATGCTGTTAAAATCTGTTTTAAAATTGGATATGAAATTCCAAAGCTTTTTCTGATCATCTTCCATTATAATTTTAATAGCATCTTTTATTTTGTCACGACATTTCATTGGTGTAGATGATCTAACAGATTCAATCCCTTTAATTTTAAGTACTGGTTCTGATAATCTAACTCCTTCATCATCAAACACATTCAAAACATATTTCTTTTTAGCTGTCCATATACCTCGATTAGCTATACACTCTCTTTTCATATGCATCATTTGTTCATATGCGTTCATGACATCTGCTAATTCTTCATAGCTCTTGTCGATAAAAGGTATTATTTTCTTTTTACAAGAAACATCAATAAAGTCTATAATTTCTTCTGTACTTTTTTCTGAACAGACTCTATTTACAAGCTCTTCGAAATTAACATATATTGAATCTGTATCAGCAGCAATAACATAATCTTTATCTGTATTCAAAACCTTATTTAGATACTTATTAATTCTATTATCAATCCATTTTGTAGATAATTGTCCTGAAGAAGTTATAGCTTCTGCTAAAGCAAGAGAAAACCATCTAAAATATTCATTCGATAAAGCGCCATAAGCCGAGTTTAAAATAATCTTTTTTGCTAATTGCATATTATGATATTTAGAAATTTCATATTTGTACTTTGGATCTTTAGTTGTTTCATATAATCCTTTTGCTTCAATCATAAGTTCTTTGTATCGTTTACGATCATCATACATTTTTTTCATAAGTATTGGAAGAAAGCCAGACTTATCTTTTTTAAAGAAACAGCCATTTGGTGTAAAAGTTTGATTATTACTAAATGCTTTTACTACATCTTGGTATTTCTCTAATTTTCCATCTATTATTTCGTCTAAAATTGATGAATTGTCTCTAAATTTAGGATCATAACTCGCTAATGTTTCTGGAGATATATTGTATTGCATGATTAAATGCGGATACAGCGAGTCAAGGTCAAAAGAGCCAACCCATTTATACATACCAGGAATTGGTTCTTTAACATAGCCGCCCTCGATTTGATAGCTCTTAGTATTCTTCATATTATGAGGAATGACTATATTAGAATCTCTCAAATGATTGTGGATAATAGTGTCCCACATTCTAACTGATGTAAAAGCATCTAAATAATTTGTAAGAGTCTCATATGCGATTGTAAAAATCTGAGAAAGAAAATTCAGCTTTTCATCTAATCTATAAACAAGATCAACGTCATGAATATTATATTCAATAAATTTTTGATAATTGTTTTTATATAAACTTTGAAGATCGCCATATTCAGAATAATCTATTTTTCTCTCACCAAGTTCGACTTGAGCTATAAAATCTAGTTTATACGATTCTTGGTTTTTAAAACTAAACTTTTTATAAACTTGCAAATAATCAAGAGTAGAAATACCAGCTAATATATAACACTGACTTATATCATCAATATAACTATTATTAACTTCATCTAAAATTCTCCATGGTGAAAGCTCTTCGGCTCTATCATAACCAAGAATTCTAGTAATTCTATTAACTAAATATGGTATATCAAAAAATTCTATATTCCAACCAGTAACTACATCTGGAGAATAATATGGAGAATTCCAAACTTTAAGAAATTTATCTAATAAATCAGCTTCATCTGCACATTTTATATAACGAACATTTGGTTTATGCTCTTTATAATCACCACAGCCAAAAACAACAACATGATCTTTTTTACGCAAAGATATAGCAGTCACTTCTTTATTTGCTGTTTTAATATTTGGAAAACCGTCATCAGAAACAGTTTCAATATCAATTGTAACAATAGAAATATCGTTAGTATTATATTTTATATTTGAATATGAATCATAAAGATAATTATATAAGTAATGACTATAGCCATATATTTTAAAACTATCTACATCATTATATTTTTTAATGAAATTACGGGCATCATAGATAGTATCAAAATCGATTCTGTCTACGTTTTCACCAAATAATGTTTTGTATTTAGATTCTTTTTTTGTAGGAACAAAAAAGTAAGGTTTAAACTTAATTTTCTTTTCTACTTTATTTCCGTTTTTATAACCTTTAACAAGTATATAATTTTTATGTTGGAATACATTAGTATAAAATTCAGACATTCACTTCCTTTACTTCAGCTTTACTTATATTATAATAAAAAAGACAGTAAATGTCAATGTTAATTAGCTGATTTTACAACAAATCTTTGCTTTGGTCTAACAGAAAGAGTATGGTTTAAAACTACTTTTCCTCTATAAGTAGAAGTAATGGTAATTTTACGAACACCATTAGGAACGGTATAATAAGATTGAGCACATTTCTTTGCTGCTGAAGCTATTTCAGGAACCATCATATATCCAAACATCACAGACACTAATATAAGTAATGTATTTTTCATCTTTGTTGTCCTACTTCTTTTTTCCTATTGTGTATTTTGCTACTAAATTCCAGTTAGTTTTATCACTAAAAGGAATTATTTTTATTTGATTCATAGTCGCTAATGGCTCAGTTATAGACTCTGGATTAACTACATCTAGTAACTTCCATTCTTCAAGAAGCTTAATAATAGTATTTCTTCTTGCTACATCGTTTTCATCAAAGTTAGCTTCATTACCGTCTAAAAGAAATAATTCTTTAAAATGTGTAATAAAGTATTTTTGGCGTTTATGTAAAATATGGCATGATTGATATAAGGTATCTGTTTTTCTAGATGCAATACCAATTCTTGTCAACGTTTCTTTTATCTTCAAGAAGTCTTCGTCATTCTTTAATGTAACTTCTATTAGAGAATCTACTATATTCATTTTGAAACTCCACCTGTTCTTATTGCTTTTTTTATTTGTTTCAAATCATCGTCAGAAAGAAAAGCCATGATTTCTAATGTTTTTTTATGATTAACTTTAAAGAAGTTTTTCACCATATCAATATCATCATCTTTTTGTTTCTTCAACCAAACATGTTTTCTACTCATGCTCCTGATGTTATTTATAAAATACGAATACTGCATATGATGATCTAAATCTCCATGCATATTCATCTCATTAGCATATAGAATACTATCAGCATAAAACGACAAAGCTCTATTTGTCAAAAATGGATTATAGTTTTTTTCAGAAGCTTCTTTGTCATCAGATGTATCAATAAGATGCTTTTTAGTTTTAAGAATACTTGTTACATAATCAAAAGGATTTTCACTCATTATATAATCCTTCTGTTTTTTCTACCATGTATTCCATAAACTTTTCACAATCATCACATACAAATTTGCTAATAGTTATAGACTTATCATTTTCATCTAGAACTTTCATTTCAAGTTTAGCTGGATCAGACGACTGAATTATTTCTTTACATATAAAACACTGTCTAGAAATTATTTCCATTCTAACTCCACCATCATTTGTGTAAGACACGCAGCAAGATTTATTTCTTGATCTGCTACAAAAGCAGCTTTATATTGGTATTCACCAATGATTAAAACGAGTGGAGGGATGCTGGATGGCTTAATATAATCATATGCCATATCATAGAACTTACGAAATATCGAAGTAGTATCTATATCAGAATTATCACTAACCCATTTTCTCATGTTTGTAAAATTTTTAGTTTTCAATGATTCTATAAGAATCTTAAAATTATCTTCAGACACATTAATAAAAATACCTGAATCGATACTACCATTAACAGAATATCTCTGCAACTCGTTAATGACTCTTCTCCAATCTGGAAAATGAACATTAACTAATTCAGCTACTGTAGCTTTATCATATGATATATTTTCACTATCTAAAATTCCACAAGCTTTTTTGAAAAATTGAGATGCTATTTTTGGTTTGTCTGATTTTTCAATTCTAAAAGGTATTACACTGCATCTAGACTGAAGTGGTTTTAAAATTCTATTAATAAAATTGCATGTGAGAATAAATCCACAATTCTTCGAATACTCTTCCATAAAATTACGAAGGGCAGGCTGAAAACTATTGGGATTTAAATAATCTGCCTCATCAAGAATAACATATTTTCGACCACCCTGAAACGAAACAGAAGAAGCAAAATCAGATATCTCATTCCTAAGTGTATCGATATTGCCACTCAATGATCCATTGATAACTATATAGTCACATCCTATTTCTTCTAACATTGCTCTAGCGATTGTAGTTTTACCTACACCAGAACCACCTGCTAAAAGCAAATTTGGAACTTGTTTATCATCAACGAATTTTTGAAAAGTCTTTTTTAAATCTTCAGGAAGTACGGTGTCCTGTACACGATGTGGCCTATATTTTTCGGTCCACACAAGTTCTTTCATAATATTGTTCATCACTTATCCTAATCATTTTATATATTTTTTAATTTCTGCAGAAAGTTCTTCATCAATAATTTTTATTAATTCTTTTTCTGCTCTATCATTTGGATCTATAACCTTACTTAAATTATATTCACATTTAAAAAATCTTTTTCTATTATTTTCAAACATATAAAATCTTACTTTTGGTATAAAACTTTCTTCATCAACACCATGTATTGAATAAATATCTATACCATCTATTTTTTTATATAAAGTATTATTCATTTGTTATCATACAGTTCATCAGTAATAGATTTTCTAATTTCTTCACCAATCTGCTCATTAGAGCAATCTAATAATTCTCTAATTGATATATCAATAGTCAATTCAACATTTGGTTCAAATGTTGTTTCTTTAATGTATTTACTAAAATTTGTAATCTTCATTTTATTCTTCATATTTAGATTGCGCTTCTGTTGCAACCCAATAAACAATAGAATTCGATTTAAACTGCGAAATACCTTTTGATGATAAACTTACTTCATAATCATTATTCATAAGCTTGAGATTTTCTGCTTTAAAAATCATATTAAAAGCTTTTTCTGTTACACCAACAGCAATAGAAAAAGAATCTGAAGAAGAAGACTTATTATTCATGGCTTTAACATAAATTGTACCATCTTCGCCAACAATCGACATCTCAGGAACCTTAAGAACAGATAATGCTCTTTGCACTTTATTTAAATCATCACTTGTAAGATTAAATACAATATCTACTGAAGGAAGACTCACTTCTTTATTAGGAGGAGAAATAACCATCGTTGGGTCTGTGTATACATATCTAATAGCTTTTTTATTTTCACTAATTTTCATATGATCATCAAAAAATTCAATTTCAGGATCACCAAAAAGACTCATTGCCCCAAGAAATTTTGATACTTCATATACAGCAAAATCCTTTGGAAAACTATCATCTATAGTTGCTTTAGCAAATATAGTTTTTTGTGGAGAAATAGTAGAAAGAACATTACCAGCTTTTACTGATAATGATGGATTAATAGTCGCAAAGTTTTTAAGTATACTAAGCGTATTTTCAGAAATTTTCATATTTTATGCACTCCATTTTTTAAAAAAATTCGACCAAATATTAGTTTTTTCATTTTTATATTCTATATCTAATATCAATGGCCAAACTAAACCATTCAAATTATAAATCATTACACCACTGTTTCCCACACCAGCAAAAGCAGCATCATATCCATCAAACCAAGATGTAATAGTATTGCCTATTGCTTCTCTATCACCATCTTTTTCAATAATAAATTTTCTATTCTTAGATTTTATTATATCATGATAAGCTTTATTTGTCAATACTTTAAGCTTTTTCTTTTCTTTTGTCATTATATAAGTATTCCTTTATTCTATTTTAGAACTAGATAAATCTTTTGTAGATCTATTTGTTTTCTTCTTTAACTGACTTGGATCTGCTGTTGCAGAAGCTCCAATAGAAGCTAAATCTTGTAACGACCCTCCAAATATATAAGTGCCAACGTGATTCATCTTCATCCATGGGCAGAACCAGACTTTACCACCTGCTTTTTGCACATCATAACAGAAAAGATAATCCTCAGATAAATATCTTCTAGAATCTGGATCAATTGCAGCCTGGAAGAACATATGAATTTCTCTATCACCACTAAAGTGTTCTGTTCTAACATGATCTGGTTTATAGCTTTTTTCTGGATAAGACTTCATATAATCTTCAAATGTTTTACGTCTGATCATCATGAAACCAGTTCCAATTTCTAAAACTTCTACTGGCTTATGAAGAGAAATCGAACCACTGCCCTGTTTTGGATTAAATACATAATCACCAACATACTTTTCAAGAACATTTGGGTCATCATCAGCAACACCACGATCTACAGCAAGTTTAATTTTTTCCCACGAAATACACTTCTTCGGATATGGCCCACCAATTACATCATATTCTGATTCGTCAGTCTGAAGAGCTAAAAGAGCTAATACATCTTTTGGATCAAATCCAATGTCAGAATCGATAAACATAAGATGAGTCGCGCCAGATCTCATGAATTCATCACAACAATAATTTCTTGCACGAGTGACAAGAGATTCATTAAAAAGAAAATACATCTGTAATGGAATTTGATATTGGGCGCACATAGCAGAAAGATCTGCAATCGATCTAGCAAACATTCCTGCACAATTTCCCATTTATATTCGCATAGATTCGTAATATCTATACCGCTTTCGCTGCTTTATATTGCTATAAAGATTAGACTATATCTTCATCCCAATTTATTGGGAGCTGGGCGCTTCGAAAACCATGTACTTGTTTTCTACTCCTTTCGGATAGTCGTTGAACCTTCCATTTTTCAATGGCTTGGCTGCTGATAATCCACGCGGGACGTCCCAGCAATTCACCCAGTTATCATCTTTAAATTACTTTAAAGTGAGGCAGATTTACCATACATAGGAGTTGCAATGAACAATTTCTTTTTTCTTAATTCTTCAATTGGAACTTTTAATTGAAATCCTTGATTTGGTGCTTGTTCTTCTTTTTGTTCTTCACTCATTCTTTTTTATTCCCTAAGTTATTTACATCATGGTTGTGTAATTGTATCATTGTGTAATGAATAATTTTTAAAAGATCATTACGATTATACCCAGCTTTTCGCCCATATCTTTGAGCATATTTTAAAATATTTCCCATACAAAAACCAGTGCCGTGACCGGAGTCCAAAATGAACTCCGTGGCTTGATACTTGTTTGAAGAATAATGTTCTTGATAAGTTGAGTCAACATATTGTTGCATCTCATCAATATATTTATTCTCATTATATTTGTAATTTGGGGATTCGTCTGGAAATATCGTAAATTTGATTCCAGGTTTTGTTGTTTTATTCATTTCATCATCTTTCATAATAAAGTCCTTACAAATATTTATATAGTTTAGGCTGAAGCTTTAGAAGTACTTGTATTTTTATTTTTCACAAGTTCTTTTCTATCAGAATCGCTATATATTGCGTCCATCTTTGCTGCGGCAGATCCTACTGAAGCAGAAGAAGCAGCAAAAGCCGAATTTCTAGAAGCAAGATCACTAAATGTACCTCTCAAATTAGACTTATTAAATGTAGCAGAATAATCGCCTTTAAAACCATAATTCATACCAGCAGCAAAGCCATCTTGATCAGCACCAAGATAAATCATAAGCCAATCATCATTTTCTTTCTGAGAAATAAGCTTCTTAATATCATCAGCCTTAAATTCCTTAGAATGATTTTCATGGCCATCTGTTATTACGACAAAAGCTACAGCTTCATTCTTTTCAAGCTTTACTTTCTTATCAATAAACTTAATTGATTCGCCAATAGCATCAAACAAGTTTGTCATACCATTTGGTTGATATTCATCAACATGTCTCTTAGCTTCTGTTGGTGAAACACATTCACAGACATTTTTGATCTTATCACCTTCAAAGAATGTAATAGATACTGATGTGCTTTCTTGGTCAACCGATGTCAAATACTCATTAAGAGCTTCTACTGTTTGATTTCTATCAGCCATCATAGATCCAGACTCATCTACAACTAAATGAGCATATAGTTTACCAGTGTTCTTTTTAATTAATTTTGCCATTATTTTTTCCTTATTCAAAAAATGTTTCTAGTGTGTTTTGTTTTTCATTCCAATTATCATGAGACTTATTCAAATTACTTTGAAATAAGTAATCTGTCTCGATGAATTCACGATTACCATCAATCACATTCTTTATTTCTGTTGCCATATCCTTTGATGTTTTATAATGAACATTTTGGCAAATGTGATTAACCGATTTAGTTGGATTTAATAGCTCAAAATCAGCTGGTAAACCCATAATAGTCATTGCTTCTCTATATGTTATATAGCGATCTTCATATGGATGAGTCAGAACATTTGGATAATGCCCAACAAAAGCTCCAATATAATCTTTTGGTATAATAGTTCCCCTTCTCATAATATTACCGCCGGCTGCTAATTTATGAAATTTTCTATTACATTTTGGAACTTCTCTATCATATCCATTTTTAGCCATCCATTCTCCAACAACATCATATGTATAACCGGCTCTTTCGATTAAAGACTCTATATCATTTCCTCTAACATTCTTTGTTTCAAGAACATCAAAAAACTCACGATGAGTTATGCCACCATGTATTTCTTCTAACATATATCTATAATATGGATCATCTTTTGATGGTGTTTTAGAGTTGATTGGCTCCATCTGAAAATTGCTAGTAACACCAGTAATAACATCTTCAATTTTATCATGGGGTCTATTAAAATATTGAAGCAGTGGTGTTTTTTCTCCAAATTCTTTTTTGTTCCAAAAGAAATAAAACGATCTTTTTCTGAATTGAGGAACACCATGTAATATATTTTTAGTTAAATATAAACTCATTCCATAACCATTCTTAAGAGAAATATCTCTTAATTTATCAAGCATGAATTTACCAATCTTCCCTGCTAGCGCTGGGGCATTCTCACCCCAGAACACTAGTGGCTTTACCTCGCCTAAAACATAATTAGCAGTCTTTTCCATCCATTGATTATTTTGATTATCTTCTCCAGCTTTATGATGATATTGACTTAGACCAGCGCATGGACATACTGAAGAAACAACATCAATTGGATAAGGAAAAGAGCCACCTTTATCAAGAAGATAATAAGGAACTTCATTATTATAATAATTTAATAAATGAGATTCATTTGCTTCAAATGGTGAATAACTTAAAATATACTCAGGTCTATTTCCCCACACTTCATCAGAAGCTAGAACTTCTCCTCCTATAAGTGGTATTATACTAGCGTGTTTCATACAAATAAATCCTCTAATGTAGATCTTTCAATTCCATTATATTCTAACCCCTGCCAATATGGATAATATTCTCTAGATATATGAACAGATTTTGGTTTTTCCATTACTTTAAAATCCATCTCTCCTTCTGCATTATAAAATTCAGGAGTTATCCATTCTTTAATTTTGATATCTGTTCCTTTAGTGCTAATACACAATCTCTCTTTAAAATATTTACGTGCGGTATCCCTGTTTTCCCACGAGCCATAATATGATGTCCCATTGTAATGGCCGCTTTTTGGGATATTTCGTCGTGTATTTTCAATAGGAAGTAATTCATAGATGGCTTTAGTTTCATATTTCATCTCACTTACTTGTTTTACATAACGATCTACTAAATTATTTACAGCAGCTTTCATATCATCAAATCTACATATATGATGTCTTATATCGATATTACCAAAATAAAATTCTACATGATTTATTCCAGGCTCAATAAAGGACTCAAGTCCCATTTCAAGGGCGCCATGGAGTGTTTTATAAGGAACTGAATTTATATTCCATCCTGGCCTATACATGCATATAGCATGGCTATCTCCAACAACTAACTTATCCCATGGACCTTTTGGTTTAATAACAATAGCTCTTTTTTGCATTTCTCTTAAATTGGCGACATCGACTTCAAGAAATTCTTTTATAATTCCTTCTTTGCCGTGCTTGTTTTCGAAATGGTTAAGCTTATTTTCAAGCATTGTAGCATAATCTGGCATATTATAATCAATGGAATAAACTTCTCCTTTAAACCATGATATATTTCTAATATTATATGCGTGTGGAAATTCTCTAACACCACCAAAGAAATTCAAATCAGTAGAATCAGCTTTACGGTCGTTTCCATGATACATGTATAATCTATCATATTTATTAAAGTCTTCGGTTTTGTTTTCTTCTTTAGCCTTCTCTCCTTGCACGCTAGGTCTTGAAAGACTAACTGTTATATCATCACAATGTCTACTTTGTTTAAGCAAGTCTGCATATATAACTCCTTGTGCAGCTCTATGACTTGCTAACTGAAACGATATTGGAATAAATGGAGCGGCAATAACTGATTTCATATCAAATCCTTATACAAAAAAACTATCTAATGTGGACCCACTCTTTTTTTCTTCTATTTGACTAGCAATATCAAAAAATGAATCAAAGGTTAATGGAAGCATTCTTTTTTCTTGAGCTTTTGGATTATCTTTAATTCCTAAAAAGCAATTAAATTGACAGAAGGTTATTTCAGTTCCAAATGTAGTTAATTTACCACCACGTTCTAAATTATTTTGAAACCAAAATAAGTCAGAATCTTTTAAATCAAAAAACTCATACTGATGTTTCTTAACAGACACAATAAATTTTTCCATTATAGAATTATTTGAAAACTTAACATCTGGAAAAACGAACTCAAGACCTCTTTTTGCTCCTGGACCAACTAAACAATAATCTTCATCTTCATCTATATGAGAAAGATCTATACTTCTAGAAAAATTACAGGGAGGATGATAAGAAAAATAAGGACCTATTCCACGATGCTGTAAAAGCCAATCACAGACATCTTTAAGTTTAGATTCTGGATTTTGAACCACATCACTCATTCCCTGTCGATCTAGTTCTTCTATCCATCTTATCATATGAGATAATTTAAATGGAGCTTCTTCATTTTGCTCTTGAATTCTAACAAAATTTCTTGCTGCTGTTTGAAGACTTGTTTGGAGCTGAGTAGCTCCCCACACTTTAGTCTTAAAGCGATTTTCATCTAAATTTTTATTGATAAAATCATAATATTCTTCATGTTTAGAATATTCATCAAAATTTATAATATTTGAATAATCAGAAGAATCTGTAGCCACTAAAGTTAGTGTTGGCATCCCAACAAATTTAACAGCCATAGCATTTAAAATTTTGTTTTTCATAGAAGTTTCTTGATTAAAAACAAAATTTTCTAACCAAAAAACTTCAGCATGTTTAGATCTATTTGGATTCCAATATGAAACAGCTGGTCTCATAGCAGATCCAAATAAATCTGAAACATCATACTCTTCTAATCTATTTGATTCTCTTAGATATTCTCGTTTAAAGAAATCGATAACCCAATCTCTAAAATAAGAAAAATTATCAGCATTTTTAAAAGAATTTAATTCTGATAAGTTAAATGTATTCATATATTAAAATGGTACTTCATTAACATTATATGATAAATCATCATCTGTTTCAATATGTTCTCGATTTCCGATCATAACAACTTTACTTTTATTTGGCATAATTTTTCTAACTTCATCTGCCTGAATCGGATCATCTTCAAAATGATAAACGACACAAACACCAATCTCATATAAATGTTTAAGAGTTTTGGCTTTATGTTCTCCAGATGAAAGTCTACCATAGAGAACATCTGTTCTTGATAAAGGATTAAAGAATACAAAGTTATTTATACCTCTTCCTCGAAGCATACTGAGAGTTTCATCTTTTTGTTGATAAGATCTTCCGGTAACAATAATATCATCTGGGCCAGGTCTTAAACCTTCATGTTGAGCACCCATAAAAATAACTCCGTCTATATCATAACTATTTAATGTAATCATTATTCATAATCCGTTTGTGATGATTGAAAAGTATAATCTAAATTATCAGCTTTTGGATTGTTTAAAACCAACTGTTTTTTAGTAAGACTAGTAAGTTCTCTTCTTGCTAAAGCATCACACTCAAATTTAGCATCTTCTGTCTTGAGTTGAAGAGGCGGGGTTTTCTGAGTCCAAGCTGAAGGACCTCTTAAGTATCCAACGACTCCAAGTTCAGAAGCCACCTTACAAAATCTAATAGCAGATATTACAACTCCACCGGAATTTGGAGAATCTTGAACAGATAATCTAGCAGTCAATTCATATCTGGCCCCACCAAATCCATAAGCAATAATATCAAAATTGGCTATCTTATTATCAGTTCCAATATATTCTCCGCCAGGTTTTTGCATAACTGTTAATGATGGGCCTGCAAATAAAGTCATACCAGCAATAGATTCATCTCTTACAGAATTTTGACCCTTTAAAACATTTTCTTTTGAAATATGCTTATCATGAAGTCTATATTCTTTAGCCATATTAAGAAAATCGCAATTGGCTGTTCTACCAGTTCTTATTCCTTCTTGGCCCTGAGTTGAGCCAGAGGCCATATTAGTCTGAATATGTTGTGTAACCAACAGCCCAGAATCTAACATTGCTCCCTGAAGAACTTCTGATAATCTAGAAGCTCCCCAAGCCGATCTCATATCATTACCAACAATAGTTAATCCTTTGTCAATAAATTTTTGTTCAATTCTCTTTGTTGTCTTTGTATCAATAAGAGTTGGTATGCAATTTACAAAATGAACTCCAGCTTCTAAAGCTGCATCAACATAAAACTTAGTTGCCTTTTCAGATCCAACTGGAAGATAATTAACTAACACATCTACTTCATATTTTTTTAAAATATCTACAATATCATCATATGATTTTGCTGATTCAGCCCCAGTTCTAAAAGAAACTGCTTCTGGATATTCCAACATATGTGGTGCAATTCCATCTAATTCTGGGCCAGAATAAACCATTGCATTTTTAGATACACAAGTATCATCAATAGTTTCAACATGATCCATTGCGCAATTTGGTTTTGCTCTAAGAGCTACAGATAGATGTCTGTTTACTTTTCGCCTATCAACATCGAATCCAACTACAAATTGAAGATCATTAACAGTATAACCTCCAATGTCTGAATACATTAATCCAACTTTATCTTGTGGATTTTGTATATAGTATTGAACACCTTCTACTAGGGATTTAGCACAGTTTCCTGCGCCAATAATTCCAACTTTAATTTTTGACATATTGTTCTCCTTTATATCAGTTTTTTACGTGGCAATTTGTCTGGAGCAGAGTAGGCCACAAATATTACTCTTTAGTGTCTGCATATTTAATAATAATCACTTCAATATTTGATTCATTATATAATTTCTCAGATTTTAACCATTCTTCGTTCCAATGATCTGATTTATAAATATCTTCTTCTCTTATTACAACTGTATTTATGCCAGATTGAATAATAGACAAAGCACATTTTGAACATGTAGGAAGACCACACGAATAAAGCGTAGAATCTTTTAAAGAAACTCCAATCAAATTCGCATTATGCATTGCATTTAATTCAGCATGAATAGTCAATCCATATTTAACTTCTCTATTATTTAGTCTTTCCTCGGTATCATCAATTCCTCTTGGAAACCCATTATAACCAGTTGATAATATCTGGCCTGTTTCTGGAAACACTACTACAGCACCTACACAAGTAGACGGATCTTTACTCCATGTTGAAACAGACTTAGCAAGATTCATATATCTAATATGCCATTTTAAACTAGTGTACATACTTATCACCAACAAAAAATAAAAGTTTAGACGCGCTTAATATCGCTACTCCTGATATTTGAAAATACATAATTGATAAAGATAATGAATAGTGTATAAGCACATATTTTCCAATTGGAATTATTAAATAACCATTCAATAAAATAAGTAAAAGTATTACAATTATAACTTTAATCATTTCCCCACACTTTCTCATATTCTTCTTTTGTTATACTAGAAAGTCTAAGTTTATCCCAGGCTTCAACCATCCAAAAATGTTTTTCATAAATATGAAGAGAACCAACTTGCCAAATAATTTTATGAGAAGTGAGACGCAATGAAGTTGAAACCAAACCAGCTACATAATCCTGCCAAGCATAATCATTACGATAGCCAAACACCACATCATTGCTTCTCATTTGTACAATAACAACAAGCTCGTCATTTCTTATGAGATATTGAACAGTATTTGTACAAATAAAATCTGACATTCCATCTCTATTATAATCAGTATGCATAGTAGGTCTAGTATATATCATAATAGCTCTACGAGAATCTGGATTTAATCTTAATTCTTTTACTACATTCCAATACTGAGCACCATTATGATGAGTACAATTATTTGAATCAGACCAAACACACCAACCATAATTAGAATTAATTTCTCCAGATGGCGTAGAAACACTTTGCCAAATAGCTGGAACTTTTCCTTCTATATCATCAACATTGAGAGACATACTATTATACCAATTTAGCTCTCTTTTAATATACTCATGATTTAACGGTCCAAATATTAACGGCTCATTAGCTTCGAAAGAAGCTCCTTGAATTTCAAGAGTTTTAACGCTGGTTTTATCTATAACAAAATTTTCATTTGCTAATTCATCTGAAAATGAATTTCTAATATATTCTACATTCATGTTTTTTTCCTGTTCAGAAAATCTCTATCATCTTGCTGGCCTTCTATTTTACCACGAGAATAAGAGACAAAAAATGAAGCATAATTAATTAAGTCTTTAGCAGAATCTTCAAGAGATTCAAAATTTTGGCTATAAAAAGAATCGTGTTCCATTGCTTCCATCACAGATTTAATACGAAGCATTTTAGCATGCATTATTTCATATATTGTCTTACATCCAGTTGGATAGTAATCTGACTGAAGAATAGTTGATTTATCATTTTGATAATCAGCAGATTTTGCTCTCTGAGTTTCTATACACTCTCTTAATATTTCTATAGATTCTTTTTCTTGTACTAAATCAGGCGATTCTTTTTCTCCTGAATCTCTATCTTTTTGAAGCACTTTAATATACCTTCCATCTTTATCTCTAATAAAAGAAGCACTCAACAAATCTTCTTCGTTACAATAATTATTCTTTATATCATCTTTATACATTATAACACATCCTATACTTATTGTAAATTGTTTTCTATTCTTATTATTGTCTGCATGCGTAATAAATCAGCGGCAATATCATGTGTACATAAGTGTTTAACAAAACTATCTTTAAAGTCATCTGTTACAAAATCATCTCTTGTATTAGAATCTTCTCCAAATTTAGTCATGATCCAAGTTCTTATATCTCTTACTTGCCAATACTTAAGAATATTACTCACTGAATTATCTATAGTTGCTTTTGAAAGCATGACATCAAGAACAATTGGGTCATAACTATTACCACGGGTCCAACTATATTTAATTGGTTTATATTTTTTTAAGTATTCTTCAAAACTCGTAATGAATTCATTTAAATCAAGATCATCTGAAGATGGTGTTAACTGTTTTCTAGCATCTGACGGAAGACCTTTCCACCACTTTAATGAATCCTTATCTAGAATATAATTGTGATTTTTAATAATCTTTTCAAAATCTAGTTTTTCATAAAAACATTCACTCACAATTTCTTTAAATTGATATGGATCATTACTAACAAATCTATTTCTATCAAAACAAAATGCTGCCAAACAAACGGGTGCGGCAGTCATAGAATTATTTCCTACTGTTTCAAAATCATAAATTACATCCATTTTTATTGTTTCCAACTTGAGGTTGATAAATCATATAAAGCATTAATAATTTCTGGCTCATTATATGACATCACTTTTGTCATTTTAGAAAGTGGATACATTCTAGTTTCTTGACCTTTGTCATACCCAAATCCAGTTACTACATCATATTTTTTGTCTTCGGCATAATATACATTAATAACTTCATCTCTTGCAGCAGGATTATTAATAAAATAAAGTTCATCACAAGTATCTGCTTTATACCATTGAGATGTTTCTAATGGCATAGAATTATATTTTCTTATTACGGTTCTAAGTTTGCATTCAATTTTAAGTGGAACGCCAGCTTTTTCTGCTATAATATCTTTATGCATGTCATATTGATTATCACTATATGATATATTTAAATAAAAAGGAGAACTTTCAAGATAGTTTAAAACAAGTTCTTCTCCTATACTTCCGGCTTTTGTAATTTTTTCTTTTCTATCCATACTTAAATCCTTAATAATATTTTATCATTAAATTCTTTTCTTATTTTATCTCTTTTTTGTGGTACTTCTGTTTCTAAATTTACTAATTTCCAAGATACATCATAACCAATTACTTTTGGCATAAAAAATCCTGCTAAATTAGTTTTTTTATAGATAGAATGAGCATATAACAAACTTCCACAAATACATCTAACTTCACCTTGGCGAACTTCTTTTTTCTCAAAAGACTCTAATTGTGAAGAAAAATAATTCACAACCGAATACGTTATATCACCTTCTTTATAAAATACTGTTGTTGTCATTAATTTAATCCTTTGTTGGATACACACACTCATCAACACAATCATATCCATCACAGCCATCACACATTTCGCGTAAAAGACCATAATTACCAGTATGATCAGGAGCTACCCAATCATCTGGCTTCATAAGATCTGGAAGTCCGAGTGGATTAGGTCTTCCTTCTTTAATGCCAACAGTTTTTGACATATTAGCTCTTAACACCTCATCCCATGCTTTATAAGCATCTACAGTAAACGAATCTAAAGTTCCTATAGCAACCACACATATATCAACAAGGGCATCTACGACTTCTTCTGGATTGTCTTTATTATCTTCTAATTCGTTTAATTCTTCACGAATAAAATCTATACGAAACTGTAAAAAAGTATTAAGAGTTTCTTTATCCATTTGTTTTATAGTAGAATGAACATTATAATGTCTATGCATTTCATTAATATCTTTTACCCAATCTTCACTCATTTATTTCTCCTTAATAAGGTATCAAACAAAGAAAACTTACTAGAAGATTCATCATATTTTCTTTGGCTTTCCCATAATTGTTGTTGTAACATATGAATAGTATTTCTTGCATCAGCAAGAGATTCTCTTAATTGAGAATTTTCTTTTTTCAAAAGATTAAAAATTTGTTCGTCTTCTGGAGGATCAGTAATTGGCATTTAGTCAAGTCCAAGAATAGTTTTTATTATTCCTCTTTTCTTTGGAGCATTTAAAACTACAGAATTATAATTAGATATTGCATCTTTTGCTAATTTAAACTTTTCGTTCAATGATGTACAATAATCATCAGTACCTTCAATAAATTTAATATCATTATCATCTAACAAAATATCTAATTTATTAGAAATAGAATAATTAACAAGAGCAACAGAATTATCTAACGATTGCAATGTAGAATGTATGCTATAAAAAAAATTTGAAATAACAGGACTTGATGCTAAATCATAATCAGATTTAAGTATTTTTACTTCTAAATCATCAACAATGCTTGATATAACATTAGTGACAATTTTTAAATTATTTAAAATATGTGTTTTTTCATTTTGTTTTTTAATCACAATTTGCATAATATATTTCCTTTATTAAAACCAAAATGGTTGTTCTCGTTTAGTCCATACCATTTTAAATGATTCTTGTTTAGATCTATAATAATTTCTATATGTTGCTATAGTTTGACCTGGAACAACACAATCTGTTTTATCACCAACAGCTATAACATACGACTGCTGCTGTGATATAACAAATGGAATATTTTTTGGAAAATTAGATAATGGATCTAAATACTTTTCAAGAGCACGGTGCTTTTCATATCTAAAAGTATATTCTTTTATAAGAGATTTAAAATGATCAAATAGCCATTTATAGTTATCTTCACAGTCTCTAACCCAAATTGAGCATGGATGATTTACATGACATGGCTTCATTAAAACATTTTCTCTTTCATCAGAAAGAGACCAATAATCTATCATTCTTTTTCCAGATTTAGATTGGATTTTTGTTTTAACACCATCTAAAACACGATGAGCAGTAGAGAGCATTTGTGCTGACTCTACTGCCATTTTTAGGACATGTTTATCGCACTGATATTGTGCGGCTTTTTGTGGGGAATCATCAAGTATAAAAATATTCATTATGTAATAATAACATACTATAAAGCAAATGTCAATTATAAACTTCAACTATTATATAATAATCTTTATTCATATTCTTAACAAAAGCATTCACTTCATCTTTAGTTTTAAATATCGCTTTTTCAAAAGTAGCTTTATCAGATCCACTTAAAATCCAAATCCAACTATCTTCAAACTTTACTTTGATATTGTATGCCATCTATCTTTTACCACTATTGTCTGTTCATAATTCAAATAGCCAAGATGGCTTTTTATCCATTCAATTAAATCATTATCTATTGTTATGTGATTATCTTTAATCACTTTACTAAAAACTTTTTTAACTGATGGATCCATCGAACACTCCCTTATTTTAAACAATTAAAATAAAAATACTAATGGTGTTGCTTCAAGATTATGATTCTTTATAGACTTACTATCTGTATTTCTACAGCGCTCACCATTAGTATTTATTTGGAAGCCACGCAGGGAATCGAACCCTAAGCATCGGGATTGAAAGCCCTAGCCAACCCTGTTGTTAAGACGCGGCCTTAACTTGTCGCCAACTTGAAATAGCATTGGCATCAGTATTATGATATTCATTACCGCCATATTTAGAAACCATATCGGCAATTTTCTTATCGAGTCCATATTCCCATCCATGAGTTGATTGCTCAACCCTCAGATATGGCATTCCTTTTAAATAAGCCCTTGCTACATGAGTAGCTCTAGCTTCTTTTCGAACAACATTATCGCGATGGTTTTTAAGATTTTCAAACTGAGCAAAATGTTCATTATAATACTCATATCCAACACCAATTTTACGAAAATATTTCTTCTGCTTATTTTCTTCTTTTCTGATAATTTTTGTTTCTTCAGAAAGAGTTTTGAATTTAACTTTTAGTTCAATAGACATTTTTAATTCCTTTGTTAATATAAATTATTTGTTTGATTCGCTTGATTCATACAAAGAAAACGGGGGTGATCTAATTGGATATTCAGTTCATATCTATACTCTTTCTTAATTAATATTTACCAACATTAGTAGAAATTCTAGAATAATATTCATTAGTTTCTGTACTTCTTAATTCAGATTCTGTCACTGATCTTCCGCAATCAGGACATTTCCAACAATCTATAAATCCTATATCATCTTTATTGGCATATGGAGTAAACATTGGTCTAACTCCATCTTCAATTGAGGAATTTAAAGCAAACCCCTTTTTCATTTTAGTTCCACATTTATCACAACTAATCATAAAAATCTCTTTTATTATAAATTATCACTTCTAATTATATCTGATCGCCGCAAAGTCCACGTGCCAGAGATTATCTATCCGTTAAGACTTTATATGCTCATACTTTTTCTACTCTTGCATACCAAGCGTGATAATTTATATGGCTTTGGGTGGCTCACTTTCAGAACGACTTTCAGTCTTGCAAAACCTAATTATCTAACCATCTTCACAAAATTAGTGATATCCTATTATACTTGATCAAAATAAATTATTAGACGAACCCAAACTAAATTTATTGGAGTATTCTGTTGCTAGGCTACTCCAGGCCCCAGTACTCTAGTTTCTAATCCACAAAGGGATCAGGCAGCAAGAGCCAAAGGTGCAAAGTTATCGTTTGCGTTTAGTTTCTAGCCAGTCGGCCAACCAGTTAACTCCAGTTACTCATTACGCACCCAATCGATCCCAGTTCATCCCCATCAAAAGAAGTGCGACCTTTGTGCACCAAGTCTTTTCAAACACCAATAGAATATTCTAGCACTTCTTTTGGTGGAGATGGGCGGATTCGAACCGCCGTGTTAAGTGTTTTTTGTTTCCTTCAACGTCAACATATTATTTATATCACATTATTTGTTTGGTGTCAACACTTATTTAGTTATCTTTAATAATGTATCACCAATTAATTCTTTTTTTGAAAAAAATTGAACACTCCAATCATAATAAAATTCTCTTCCACGATAATCATGAATAAAGATCAATGGATTCTTTTTTGTAGATTTTATAAAAATTGTAGCTAATGTAGCAGCCCTAGCTATACCATCTACAAAAACAAATCAGAATCCCATATATCAAATTTAGGATTTATATAATGATCTAAACCGCAAGCCATTTCTTCGTTTGGAGTTGCAAATTTATAAAAATCAATATCAACATTTAATTTAAACATTGTATATGAATAGTTCTTTTTTGGTTGTTCTTTTAATTTTTTGCTAACAATAGAATACCATTCTGGATTATGCTCTATTGAATATAAAAATTGGGTGTCTTTAAGTTGTTTTAAAAACCATAAAGTAGACCCACCAGATCCCCATTCGACTATTTTAGCATTATCAGGAAGCGCTTTTAAAGAATTTTCTAAATAATCTAATTCATTGTTTCTCATCAATGGAATCAATGGCGTTTGTTTTTTATCAAGTAAATATGTATTAATTAAAATCCTTATTTATTTAAGGTCAATACTTTTTTCTTCAAATTGAGCTACAAAAGGTATAGTTTTAAGTTTTCCTTTTCTCATAACTTCAACCCAAAATACTTCATCTTTTTCTAACATAGAAAGATTAATCAATACATCAGTCATATTAAGTATTTTTCCGTTTGTAGCAGAAGAATATGATGATATAATTCTAACTAATCTATCACCTTTTTCAAGTCCATATATACTAGCAGGACTTTCTGGCATGATATTAAGAACATATAAATCACCATCTTCTTTTTCTTTAAGAGAAATACCAAGCTTAAACCAGTATACTGAGTTAAATTTTGTAAGTTGTCTAATTACTTTTTGAACAAAATCTCCAGTTAAAGAAAAACCATATGATCCTCCAGGTCTAGCCAGCATTCTTGAATTCATACCAATCACACGCCCATTATAATCTAGTAATGGACCGCCAGAATTACCCTGATAAATTTTAGCATCTACCTGAATAAAATACTGTGGTGTTTGATCAATTCGTCTATTTAAAGCAGATATAATTCCTCTAGATACAGAATATTCAAGACCCCATGGATGGCCAAAAGCCCAAATTCTTTGTCCTAATTTTAAATTTTCTGATGGAGAAAAAAATAGCTTTTTCCACTTTTCTTCATTTTTATATAAATTCCATTCATTAATAGCAACAATAGCTATATCACTTGAAATATCGCTTGCAATAACCTTTGCTTTATATTTTTTATTTGATTTACTATTTTTAACATAAATAAAAGTAGCACCATTAACAACATGCTCATTTGTAATTATAACATTATTATCAATGAAAAATCCAGTTCCTAATCCTCTGGCTTCTTTATCTCCCACAGTTTTTGTGGAATATACTACAACAACGCCATCAATAGTTTCTTCGACTATATTTTTAAGATTATCTGGTACAGAACAAGCAGAAATGCTTATGCTAATAAAAAATAGTACTAAATATTTGTATATGTGTTTCATACAAATATTTATATTATAGCTCACCTTCATCTAATACTTTTTGCAACCCATGCTCCCTATCTATGAATTTATATTCAATTTTTATAGGTGAAAAAATATGAAGATTTTCAAAAACAGTAGTAATATCTAGAGAACCGCATGTATATACATCTAATTGCATTATTCCAGGAGAAAACTCGTCCCAGACATGCATCGCAATATGAGAAGTTTCAATTATACAAACTCCAGTAAAGCCAGCATTTCCTTCAATATCAACATATCTAACATACGGTCCAGCCAAAAGTTTCATATCAATCTCTTCAACAAGATTTCTAAACCACTCTTCCATCAAAACTAAATCTGTTTTCTTTGGCGGTGATTCTATTTCGGCTCTAACAAGAAGATGTTTGTGTTGCAGCATTTTAAGTGTATCCTATTTGCTATATGGTTTATATATATAAGATGCAATATCCTGAATTATATATAAAACTACCATTTCGACAGGACCAAATGGAATACCCATAAGCCAAAGTATAAAATAACCACAAATCTGTGGCCAAATCATATCAGCTACAATATATTCTGTAACATTTTTTCTAGGAATTTCCCAACGAATCCATTTTATCATTCTGAAAATCCAATATTATCTCTATTAAGCCAATACTTTTCAATCAACTGAATAGCTTCATTAACATTTTCATCATTACCATCAAGCAATTCAGCATAAAAAGTAGCTAGTCTATCAAAATTATTTTCAAACTCACTGGCACGATATGAATTCTGAATAAAATCTACACCTGAAAATTGATCATTCATTTAATCTCTCCTTTGTATAAATAATATATCATAAACAAACCTAATTGTAAATGGCCAAAATGAAAAAATTTAAGCATTATTTAAAATCAATATCTAAAGGAACTCCTGTTCTAATCCAACAGGGCAAGCATTCTATTTCTAAAGGAACTCCTGTTCTAATCCAACAATATCCCAGTTTTTTGTAAGAACTGCTCCATGATACATTTTTCCTATATCATGCGCATTATCTTTACTAATATGCTCATATTCATATGGCTTTAAAGTTTTCACATCAGGATTCCATTCAGACGAAATAGAATGTTTTCCATTTATCTGTTTATACTCTGGCTTAAGAGTATGAATTCCCATGTGGTCATAAATCTTAGCAGTAAGAGATTCAACTTTAGCATGATCACCATTTTCATAATGTTTTATGTAATGTTTCTTTCCTGTTTCAGTATCAGTATGAATTCCACCCTCATTAGAACCAAATTGAGTGCCATGTTCTTTTTTCAATTCTTCACCTAAGAAATTTTTAAAGCTTTTCATCACATCTCCTTTAATTTTTTATTATTTATTAAACGTGAGATCTTACTTTTAATAATAATTGTTCATAAGATTCTTCTTTTAGATGAAAAAATAATCTAAGATTTATTGAATTTGCATATTTAATTTCTTCAGTAACTCCAACAGAATTTTCCCAACCTTCTTGTTCATGCACTAATATAGCAGTCGAAATAGAAAGCATATGCTCATCATATTCTTTCCAATATGCATGATCAGTCGGCATTTCATGTTGTGTTGCCAATTCATGACAATGAACTATAGGTGAAAAGCACCAAACTTTATTTCTTAAAAGAAACGCAGTAAGAGCTTCAACTGATCTATGTCTTTTTTCTCTAACAGCAAAAGACTTATCAGAATAAGGTGACGCAATATATATCATTTAAACTCCTAAAAACAAAACCAATAACCACATTTATTACTACAAACAACTCCTCCACCTATACCTGATATTAAATGACTATCACAATCAGGACACTTATTAACTTCACACCAAGTACAACTTACAACTAATTCATCTTTAAAACTTTTTCTTGGTTCGCCCCATGTATGACCCATCCTTCTACACTTCTCATTAGTATCTTTAGTAACCTCATATAAAAGATCAGTCCACATAAATTATATCTTTCTTAATATCAAAAAACAATTGAGCTTTCGATTCCGAAATTTGTAAATCACAGCCACATCCATGCCATTTAGTATCTGTCAATTCATCAATAAAAGATTCTTTGGTGTATTCTTTAAATCTTGGATTTAACCAAGTATCTATAATTTCGCTGTCTTGTTTAGAATGTGATTCAAAATGTGTATTAGCAGTAATCTTAAAAAAATCTTTTATTTGATCTACGTTATATTCATTTTCAATAAAATATTTTGATAGTTGTTTTATTTCTTTACGACCTTCTAAATTATAAACAAAGCCGCGAAAAATACCATTTTCTTTTGTTGAATCGTAACAATGATTCAAAAAAGCTTTTGTGTCAGCAACGTGATGAATAACTCCTGTTGCTATAACAAAATCATATTCATTGTATACATTCATAAAATCTGAATTTATATGTGTTATATTCAAAATTTTATTTTGTTTCGCTAATTTAATAGATTCATATATACTATTCTTTGAAACATCAACTGCAGTAATTCTAGCAAATGGGTGATGAATCCCAATAAGTGTTGGTTGAATAGTACCACAACCAACACTAGCTATACTTTTTCCTATAGTGGATTCAGCAGGTCCCATACATCCATCACTAAGTCTTTCTAAATATCCATTACAATATTCTAAATATTGTTTGATTTCTGGATATGTTTTATCATTATAAAATTCTTGTATACAATCCATAAGTTACCTATTATTTAACTTTTTTATAATATCTGGAATAACTGTATTGTCCATCTCTTCAACTGAAGTTTTAATAGTATTATAATCTACATTATATCTATTAAGAACTTCTTTCACTTCTATAATGGCCCATAAACTATTTTCCTTGTGTTAAATTCACATACAAATTATATAAATTATGAACTTTAATATTATTGGCTTTGGCTATTCTAATTCCAAGGCCAGTTCCACCAATATCTTTTCCATTCTTTGTAAAACAATATACCACAGATACTGGTGTTTGTAAATACTTTCCTAAAATAATCATCGAATTTCTTCCATGTAATTTTTTGGCATAATCACTACACCTATTCCAGGCCGGATGAAATTTAGAAGCATATTCTATAGCTTCTTCTGTAGCATCATTAGCTTTAAATATTTCTTTTAAATCATCAGCTCCTTCTTCAAAAGCAGTGTCTGCTCCTATTGCTCCACCAGATCTAAGAACATAGCCAGATGCTTTAAGTGTTATAGCTATATTTTTCATTTGAGATAATATAACTTCTGGCGTTTCTCTTGATCCTATTCCAGCATAAAAATGTTTCATTTTCTACCAATATCTAAAAAACCAATCCATAATACATATGTAGTGGCAAACAATGCTAACATACAAACAACAATTAGTAGTTTAGCTGCAAGAAGTGGCCACATAATAAAAGAAAACATAAAAAACCCTATAATACAAAAGGTTATTATTGTTAATATAAAAGCTGATATATCAAACCCATATTTCATAATTTACTCCAGTGTTTCACCTGTTTCAACATATTCTTTTTCATCAACCCACTTACCATCTTTTTTAAATTCAACTTTAGCAAATTTCATTTGGCGCAAAGCTTCTTCTTCAGCTTCCTTTAATTGGCCAGTTCTTTTAGCAATTTCTAATTTATGCCAAGCTTTAAATACAGAAGTTTCTATACACTTTGTAAAAGCATCAACTTTATTCTGGTGTTGTGATCGTGTTGCATCAGAATATCCAGCAGCACCGGACTCTTTATGTGTGCAATATACAGCAGAAGAGGTTTTATTTCTCTTCTGCCCACCCTTTCCTGTTCCTCTGGTAAACTTAAAAATAAAATCTTTTTCGGTTACACTAAATAAAAGTTCTTTACTCATTTAATAATCTTTTTTGTGATACATAAAAATAGATAAGAGCACCAATACTTTTCAATTTAGGAATACCTGAATGATTATGAAGAACATTATGCACATAATGCGCTTTAATATTATTAAGACCTTCGAAATAATATCTGCTTTTTACAATAATATCAACAACATGTGTTTTATTATAATTAGCTGACTTTATAACTCTATTATAATTTTTCATTATCTAAACTTCTTTGAAAATACATTATATAAAGAATCTGATAAAGGTTCAAAACAATTTATTACTATATCCTTTGCAAGATGTTCTACAATTATGCTAGCAATATTTCTAAGATCTTCTTCATTCATATCGATGATAATAGAAGTTTTACAATCTTTTCCATTTAACTTATATCTAACAATCACATCATATTCAAAATTATACATATTGTTATTAATAGAAACATTCATGTCAAATGAATTATCTTTAACACGTATAGACTTTTCTATTTCTTTTTGAGCAATGGCTTCCATTTCTCTAAGAAGCTTTACGCTTTCGTCTGTTGGAGCTCTATTAACATTCATGGTGTTATTACTAGAAACATAAGAACGTGATGGATGAGGCATCAATACAGTTTTATCAAACATTAAAAAAATTCCTAATTGCTTTTCTCATTTCATTATTAATTGAACTGAAAGACAAATGTTTTGAATGAAATATGCTGAATGGAATAGCGCATTTAATATGTATAGAGTTTATTGTTATTTTATGTCTTTTCATGATCTAATAAATAATTTCCATCTTCTGGTGAACAGCCAAAATGTTCCCAATCACTAGGAAGAGCTTTTCTAATTGTTTCATAATCGTAATCGCCATCAACTTCTCCATAATAATCTGTGTGATAATAAACAACAAAACTTTCCATTATCCAAAATCCTTCTATATGATCTACCATACTAGAAAGAATATACTCTAAACCAGGTCCATAATTTTGTTCATAATCAGCAGCTCCACCTTCATAAGCATAAACATCCACAGTCGTTTCAGGTTGACCATTGTGTGTGCGTCCTTCATCTAAAGTTCTAAAAAGAATCATCGAAGGTTCAGAAGGATTCGGAATTTCTATCTCTCCAACTTGATCATCTTCTAATATAGATAACTCAGCATCAAAATCAACTTTCATGTCCATAAAGCTCTATAATATTTTCCAAAAAGAATAAGACCGTTATCAATTCTTTTAGATGCTTTTTCAAATCCTTCTTTATCAAAAACAGATGTATGATTTGGACCATTTTCCATTTTATATAATGTAGCATCATCCTCAGATACTTCATTATAATCATTGTCAGTTGGAATCAGTTTAATATCAAATTCTCCTGAATAAAATTCATCTTCCCAGGAATCATCAAGAATATGCTCAAATGCAAAAATCATTTCATCAAGAATATAATCCCATCTCTTTTCAAAATATTCATCCATTGAACCATCAATAGCCAATTTCTTTTTTTCTTTTGCAGAAGGGCGAAGTTCTTTTGGCACATCTTCAAAATTAACATAAGGAGTTCCTTGTTTTGCTTCTTTTATTTTTTTCAAAACAGGAAGAATAACAAGAGCAAGAGTATAATCAGCACTCCATACATCATAATCATCAATTCTAACGGTAATATTTCGTTCAATGCTGTCAAAAATTCTATTAATAGTTTTTCTGTAAAACCAATTAAGTTTTTCATCAAAAAAATCAAGAAAGTTTTCATATGATGTACGATTAGCCTTCGAAGGCCAATCAAAGCTATATTTTTTATTCATATAGCTTCCAAACTTATCACTTGTAATCCATTTTTTATATGGTCCAATATAAACTTTCATTTTATTTCCTAAATCGTGTTATTGAATATTTTTCATAACTTATCACCCATAAGAGCTTTATATGTAGGCAAAATATCTTCAGAATTTTGTACAACTGCAATAACATCTATACATCTATTATCCATTAAGCAATTTGCTATTTGAGTACTATTTAATGGTTTTAAATATAATTCATATTTTCTCATATCCATCACTGTTTTTTCAATAATAGCTGGTCTAATAATATATGCAAATAAACCAATGCATATACCAAATGTGGCAAATATAACAGTTCCATAAAAATTACCCATTATTATATTCCTTTTATTTAGTATATCACACTTCTTCTGATTTGTAAACAGTAGATGTGTATTTTCTTATAATTATTTCACCAGTCCAATTTGGCAAAAATTGAACCCATTGTTCATCATCTACAATCAATGGATATTTTTGTCGTATGCTAAGCATATCATAGAAATTTGGAGTCCATGGCTTAGTTTTTGGCTTCCACGATGGAGAAGTAGAATCATCTTTATCTGAATTACAAGATTTGCATGAAGCAACGACATTCAACCAAGAATGCTTGCCACCCTTTGACTTTGGAGTAACATGATCATATGTAAGAGTTTTTGGAGTTAGCTTGTCTCCACAATACACGCACACGCACTGATCTCTATAATATAAAGATTCTTTCTTCAATCTAACTTCTTTTCTGAATGACTGACCATTATAATTAACAATCACAGATGGCCATCTCAAATCATTTCTTGATGGTGTTTGAATAACATGGTCATGCCAAGCAACAACATGACATCGCTCATTTAAATAACGAGCGATAGCATCTTCTGCTGGTATTGTATATAACGGAAATATTGATAACGGCAAATATTGATTGTTCAATACAAGTGTTCTATAATTATGTGACATATCACTTCTTTCATATTAAAATGGGTGGACATTTGCACATCCACCCACTGACTAGAAATTATATAAAATACTTTCTAATCGATTCTTGTCGAAAAATATCTTTTTCAGACAAACTATCTAATGAACTACTGGCTGAGTGTTTTTTAAATAATCCATTAGAAATTACTTCATTCTCAGCTATAGTATAAGGCCACATTAATCACGGGCCCCTTCTTCATTCAAAAGTTGAGCATTTTTTTCAAAGGCAGAATCGTTTTCATCTTTAATGTCAACCTTCTTTGGCTTTTTGCTATCTGGTATCATATTTTCTAAAAATACTTTTAGAAGTCCATTTACCATTTGAGCATCTTTTACTTCTACTGTATCAGCAAGAGCAAAAGTTCTTGTAAAAGCTCTGTCTGCAATACCTTTGAAAAGATAATTGCTTTCATCAGATTCTATGCTTCCAGTAATCTTCATCGTGCCGTTATCAATTTCAATTTCAAGATTATTCTTACCAAATCCAGCTACTGCCATTTCGATAAGATACTTGTTATCATCTACTTTTACAATATTATATGGTGGATAACTAGCATTAGACATTGGTTTAAGCATTTCTTCCATTTTCTTTGTTATTGAATCAAATCCAATAGAAAATGGGTCAAATTTAGATAAAGTATTCATTTAATTACTCCTTTTAAGCAAGTTAATATTTGCGCTCTATTAAAGCAGCGCTATAAAATTATCGTCCTTGAGAAACAAAACTTTTTGATTCACATTCAGACGGCTGTCTTCCGGTTGCTCGTACAAAATTACGATAATCACCAGAAAATTCGGTTTTAAAATATCTTTGATGCGGTCCTTGATCAGACCAGGAAGGTGAGAACAGCGTAGTTAGCGCTGAAATAAGTAGATTCATTATTCTGTCTCCTTTAGACAACAGATTATTAAAGTTATATATCATCCTTTTGGACTGACATATTATATATATATTATTTTATACTGTCAATAAAAATTTGATGAAAATTAGTAAAAACTGGTATAGCAGTTTTCATAAGAAAACTCAAAGAAAAATTAAAATCAATTTTCAACCAAAAAACATTTCCAGCTGCATCATTATAAATTTCATCGCTTAAAGATTTCATTCGATTTTAACCCATCCATCACCTATACTAATTCTAGTAATTAAATTATAATTAAAAGAACAAGTAACATCCCCATAAACAGTCATTATTGCATTATGAGATATTTTTTTCATTATGTAATCCATAACTGAATAAGAATAAAATTTTGTCTTAAGAGATTTCATTTTATTTTAGCTCTTTCAGCATCTATATAACTCATAATGATTTGCTTATAATTATGTAGAGAAGTTCTTCTATAGATATTAATCATTTGTAATGAAGATATTGTTTCTAATATAGCACCCATAGCTGAATAAGAAAAATATTCTTTGTTTAAAGCTTTCATTTGCATTCACCTTTCCATTTCCAAGCACCAGTCGTTGGACAATGTAAAGCATAACCTCTAGAAATACCTTCGTTTTTTATTTCAGCGAGTTTAATAACTGTTAATCCAGTTATTAATACACTGCAAAACAGAGCCACACACAAAACAATTATAGCAGTTTCTTCATTATTCATCTTGTTATTCCTTTACATATTTCACACTGCCAATATACACCACACTCATCTGTATGAATAATTCCCATACATTTTCCTCTTCCTCTTGGATTAAATCCTCTAATCCATCTAAGCCATTTTGAGCAAGCATGTTTTCTTGTATTTGGAACTCTTTTATAACTTGGCCACATTATAAATCACTCTAATTGTTGGCATATAAATCGTTATCATTCCCCATCCACAAGAACATGTAGTGAGAGAAGTACCAAGCTGCTTAGAACATTTTGGACAATTATTCAACATCAACAAATGCTCTTTTCATATCTAATTGATCACTTTTATTTTCATTTAAGTCATAAGTTTCCATTACTTTTTGCATGTTACCAGGATTATTAATATTATCTTGCAATTCTTTTTTTGTTTCGCAAAAAATAGGATAATCTTCCCAATCAAATGTATCACACATGATAATCATATAGTTTTGATTATTATCAACTCCACGATTAAACCAATCACTTATCATATCTCTAGTAGTAGTCATTTAGTATTTTCCTTTAGCTTCTTTATATGCTTGTATAATTAATGAACATAACTTATATAAAATAACGATAAAAGCTACAACAAGCGAAAATAATAGAAAAATAATAGCCGGTATACCATTAGTTATAAAAGCTAATATTAAAAAGGTTGCAATCCACAACAACAAAAAACAAAAAATAAACATTGCTCCTTCATCATCATCTAAAGAATTCCACATTTCAGTAATTAATTTCATAATAATTTCCTATTTACAAATATTCATATGGTTTTTAAAATAATTATAGTGCATTTTAATATAATGCTTAACAGATCTATTCTGCATTCCACCCTGTTTTGTAATAAAATCATTTACCCAATTAGGATAATTTTTAAATACGGCTGTAGTTAAATTATAATTTGCTACGCGATTGCCTTTAATATCTCTTTTATAAAGGGGATGAAACATAAAAACTGTATTTTTATGAGCGCATACCAAAGGTTTAGGAAGTGTAAGATAATAAGTACACATAGAAGAACAATCATTTTTCAGTTCTACTCGTGTATCATCTTTAGAAATCTTTTTTACTTTATCAAAATAATCAAGAACCAATCCGCCTCTATCATTACTCACAACGATCGTATTTTCATAAGAAAATACGATCGTTGAAGTTAGCATTAATGCTACTGATATATACAAAATCTTTCTCATATCATTATCCTTTTAATATATGATAATTATAAATAACATATAATATAATAAATGTCAATAGGTTAATTTCTATGCAATATTCTGAAAAAACAAGAACTCAATCAAGCTCAAAGCCATTTAATGATACATGGATAAAATCAACTTGGCGTCCTGCTATGGCTATCGTTTATATGATTATCTGTTTATATGATTTTGTATTCGCAGATGTTCTTAGAATGTATTTAATAACTAGTGGATTAGTAGATCCAGCTTTAGTTGCTTCTTGGGTAGCTCAAACTTTATCAAACGGCGGAGTGTTTCATTTATCTATGGGAGTTATTCTCGGAGCTTCTGCTTGGACAAGAGGTCAAGAAAAGATTCGTAGAGTAGAAACTTATGGAAATAATCAGTTCTCAGATCCGTTCTTTAATACTTCTTCTAGAACTAATATTCTGTCGCAGAGCGACATCATGAATGATCCTTCGGTTATACCTCCAGTTACAGGTAATTAGTTTCTCGCTACTTAAAGATCTTTAAGAACTTAGTTTAAAGGATACCTTAATAAGCAAGTATATTAATTATAACAAGCTATTTTGATAATGTCAACAACTATTTTGATAGAAAGTATAAATAATAGTGTTAATACAATTTGATGAAAAACAACTTAGAAAAGCAACATTATGTTTTATTGATTTGTATAATGAAAAACCAATTAATTTTATTAAAGCATTAAAAATTGGTAAGTTAATGAAACTTAGGGGAGAATCTCCACTTTATCTATATGATGATATAAGTCGTACAATTATAGTAGATTCAATGGAGTGATTAAATGTTTACAGCAATAACAACCATCTTAGGGGCTATGTCAACTATATTGCCAGCCATACTAAGATTTTTTGAATTAAAGCAGGAATATGCTCACAAAGAAAAAATGTTTGAACTTCAAATGGAAGCAGTCTCTAGAGGACTTGAGTTCCAGATGGATATTGAAGATATTAAGGCTGATGTTAATGAGGGAGAATCTCTTCGCGCTCATGATATTGCTCTTGATGGTGGCCAGTTTTTTAACACACTACGAGCTTCTGTTCGTCCAGTAATAACATATATAATGTTTTTACTTTTTGTAGTAGTTAAATTTTCAGCTGCATATGTAATGATACAAGCAGGATCAGATATTCCAACTATGCTTTTAGCAGTATGGGATTCAGAAACAATGGCTATTTTTGGGTCAATTATTGGTTTTTGGTTCGGATCTAGAGCTATAGAAAAGTGGATGAGATACCAAGACAATGGTGGTCGATTTGTTAAAAGATCAAGATATGCTAAAGGAGATGATAAAAAATAATGTTTAAAAATATAAAACATAGCGATATAATAATCAAAGTGCTTGAAGAAGCTAAAAAATATGACGAAAGCCATGGAAGCCCTCATGATCGAGGAAGAGCTGATGCTTATTATGGCCGTCGTCATAAGCCACATAAGATTATACATACTTCAGGACAACCAAGTAAAACAGTCCACAAATCAGATTTAAAAGATCATGAAGTTAAAGCATATTCAGCTGGATATCAAAGCGCTATTGATGATGACGATTTTAAAGATTGGAACTAAAATTTTATGAAAAAGATAGATCACAGATACCAGCAACTTTTAAAATCTCTTAATTTTTATAATGGCCCAGCTGATGGAATATTAGGACCTAATACTAAAAATGGAGTTATTTTATTTCAAAGAACTAATGGATTAGTCGCTGATGGAATTGTTGGGCAAAAAACTATAGCTGAATTTGAAAATCAACTTGCTTCAATTTCAGACAGACAAAACGATGATGATGCAATTTATGCTGGCGTTAAGCCTTATTCAGTATGGCCTAGAGAAGGTACAAACTCTTTAACTAGGTTTTATGGCAATCCTGGCGAAAATCAAACTAGAATTCAACTTCCTTATACAATGGTCTTAGCTTGGGATACAAGTAAAAAAGTAAATTCTATTGTATGTAATGTAAAAGTAGCTGAATCATTACAAAAAGTGTTGACACGTGTTTCTAATGAGTATACTATAGAAGAAATTAATCGCCATGGATTTAATTTATATGGTGGTTGTTTGAATGTCAGAAAAATTCGCGGAGGAAACCGATGGTCTACACATGCTTGGGGTATTGCTATAGATTTTGATCCAGCAAGAAACGGATTAAGAACACCATGGAATAAAGCATATCTTGGGCGGCCAGAATGTCAGAAATTCGTTCAGGCTTTTAAAGATGAAGGTTGGTATTCTTTAGGACTAGAGAAGAATTATGATGCAATGCATTTTCAGGCAGCCCATCGTTAAAATCAAATATTAAAGAATGATTTATTATGAAGTTATACATACACCTGATTATAACAGGAGTGTCAGCAGTGCATGACTTATCCCAAAAGAACACTAGAAGTTTTGTTATAAAAAATACAACTATTCCAATTAATAATGTTTTGGTTTCCATCAAATGGATATTAAAAGATAAATTATTAGAGGGCTCTACTATTGAACATAGCTAAAAGAGATATTGATTATTTAATTAAATGGATTCAAGAACCTAACATTGGAGAATCTGAATTTAATGATTTGTGTGTTAAAAGAAAAATCAAAAGAATTGTTGAAGAATTATTAAAATGAAAAATGTGATGTATCATAGTATATTTGGGACAAGATATAATAAAAATTGGGCTAATATTCATATAAAAGAAGAGTGCATATATCAGGCCGATAAAAAAATAAACGGTTATTTCTTTTTAAGAAATGATATTGGTTTAGAAAATATTAAAGTGTCATTAATTAGAACAGTTGTAAATAGTCTTAGATGAATAAAACAAAAGAAAAATTAATAGATATGAGCGAATGGCATGCTCATAATGATGTAGAAGAAATTCGAAATTCTATAGCTAAAGAAGCATATGAATATATAGCATCTTTAGAATCTAAAATAGAAGATTTGAAAAAAACTTCGTTTGTAATTGAGAAGAAAAATCCTAAATGCAAATGTACTTCTTGTAAATGTCAAGATGAAAAATAAATATAATAATCCAAATTGTAAATTTTGTTCGCGTGGTGATTATAACGACTGGTCAGTTCGATGTTCATATTATGAAGATAATAAAATTGATAGATATGATCAATATCCTGAAATTAATTACTCTCCATGCGAAATGAGATATGAAGAAAAATATAAAAACAAAACAATATGGGAAAAAATAAAAATGTGGTTTAATGCCAAAAGCTCATAGAAATACAGATTTAAGAGCATGTTCGGCTACTACGAGTGTAGTTGGCCAATCAACTGTAAAAGTGAATAGTCTTTTATGGGCTGTTAAAGATGATCCAAACAGCCATGGCGCTGGTAATTTAATTAATACAGGAACAACCGTTCGAATAGAAGGAAAACTGGTGATTGTTCATTCACCTGATCCAGCTACTGGTGATCTTGCTGGTCATCTTCCTTCATCTACCAAAACTGCTCAGGGCAGTCCAAATGTTTATGCTTATGGATAAGAAAGTGAATTTATATAATGGCAAGAAAAAAAGCAACAGCAACAAGATCTCAACAATCAATACTTGATAAGCAGCATCTTGGAGCAGAACCAATTTATAGTATTGGTCATGTTCTTACTAGAACTCAAATAATGAGAGCATATAATTGGTATAATTATATGTGCACCAGAGAGAATGGATACAAATATCTATTAGAATATTTTAAAAATAATGATAAGAAGAAATATAATCTTATCAAAAAAACCCCAGAAAAAAACTTTCCACAGACTGTATATTGGATAGCACGAATCAAGAATCTTGGTTATGTTTTGCCACTACAAACAAATACTTTTTTTATCAAGTCTTTAGATGATGCTATTAATAAAATTGATAGTGAAGATGCTATGAATAAGCCAACAAAAAAAGTTGATAATGTTATTTCAATTCAAGATAGAATAAAAGAAAAAAGAAGCGAAGTTGTAGGACAGCTAGAAGAAGTTTTAGATGAGCATGATTCTGAATTTTCGTTATATAATCATTTTTTAGCAAATGATATAGCAAAAATATATTGCCCATATATAGTTGATTATTATAAGCCGGTTCTTCAAGAATTGAATGATGTGCTAGGTAAAAAAGATAAGCAACTCAATGAAGCATATCGAATTTATACAGTTAAGCAAGTTAAAACTTTAAGAGATATAGTATCAGGATTTATTTCTGATTCCGAAAGATATAGTCAAAATAAAAAGACTGTGAATAAAAGAAAAGCTAAGACGAGTGTTTCGCTTGACAAAAAAGTAAAAAGCTTTAATTTCAAAAAAGAAGATTCAGATCTTAAAATTGTATCAATTGATCCAACTATGATAATTGGTGCAAAAGAGATATGGTTTTATAACTCAAAATATTCAGCAGTTACTGTTATGAGATCAGAATCTATTAATGGATTTGATATTAAAGGAACATCAATTTTAAATATTGATGAATCTAAATCAGAAGTTAAAAAGGTAGGAAATAAAGCTAAGAAAATAGTTCAAGAAATTCTTAATGCTAATAAAGCATCTATGAAAAAAGTTTTAAAGAGTGTTAATACGAAATCTAATGTGCCAAGTCAAAGAACTACAAAAGACATGGTGATACTGAAGGTTATTAAATAATGAAATTGAATAAATTAATAATTCCTATTTTAATGATTGTATTTGGGATTGCTGGAAATATTATTTTTAGAGAAGCTCATTCTTATGAAATTATTTTGAAAATAGCGGAAACTTCAAATTTGTTTAAAGAATAAATAACAATTCAGTTTTAATTTTATAAGGAAATTGTTATGTCTGATAAATTTAGTTGGGGTTCGCATATTCCTATAAACAAATCAATATTAAAAACTTTTAATATAACAGGCGTGTTAGAGCTCGGAAGTGGGTTTCATAGCACGCCTTTATTTTTTAATAGTTGTGATTATGCTATATCTGTCGAGCAGGATAAAGCATGGATTAAAAAGCTCAAAGAAGAGTCTCAGATTGTTGAAGATGGCAATCATTGTATGATATACCAAGATGTCGAACCTTGCACTCGAGCGACCCGCAGAAAAGATATAAGCAAAGATATATTAGATGCAGCCAGTGATTTTTTCATAGAAGTTTCTGCTGATGACAAATTGAATTTTCTTTTTGTCGATTGTTATTCTGGGTTTAGATTAGAAGCATTAGATTCAATACATCATAAATTTGATTGTATCGTGTTTCATGATGTTCAGCCAAGAGGCATGATAAATCATTCATATGAGCATTTTATTCCAAACAAAGATTTTGTTTTATTAAAAGATACTACTTTTGTTTGTCATTCTGGAATACTAATTAAAAAAGAATTATTTGATGAAAAATTTGAAGAACTAAAAGACACTTTTGAAAAAGAAGTGCTTGAGTATGCTGGTAATGAAAGATTTAAGCCAACATTAGAAAAATGGTAATATGTAAATCTCATAAGTTTATTTTTTTAAGACTTCCAAAGAATGCTTCTACTAGTTTGGCTACTTGGTTTGTAAAAAACTGCTGTACTGCTGAAGATTCTTTTACGCAAATTAATGATTCTGGAATAAAGAATACAAACATAAATTCTAATGTTATTAAAAAATATTCTAAACATTATCATTTTATTCATATGACTCTTCAAGAATTATTAGATGAAAAACTGATAACGCAAGAAGAAGCATTTAGTTTTCATATTATAAGTGTTTTTAGGAATCCATATCATCGTCAATTGAGTCTTTTCTTTTTTTTAAATGGAGATAAAAATCCAGATAGATTTAGAATGATGTTTAAAAATGGTTGTCATGAAACAGATCCTTCAAATAAAATAACACAATCAGATTATTTAAAAATAAATGGTATAATGCATACAAATTGTGATATTTGGAAGTATGATAATATAGATTTACATCTACAAGAATTTATAAATAATTATAAAATAGATGAAAGATTTAAGTTAGAAACATATAAATCTAATAAAAGACCAAATGATATCAAAGAACTAGAGAATTTATATTACGATGATGCAACAAGAGAAGCCGTGTATCGGTACTATAGAGAAGATTTCGAATTACTCGGACTCTAAATCATATATCGATAGAGCACTTATTATACGCAGAGATCAAGTAAAATTATCTCGAGATTATGCTCAAGATTGTGCTGAGTCATGTGAAAAACATGGCTTAAAATATGAGTTTATACAAGCAATAGAATTCATGGAAAGAGATGCAGCTTTTGCTGCTGTTGGCGTTAAAGCCAAACATAAATATAATAACACTATTGGTAATATATGTTGCCACGCTTCTCATGTTAAATGTTGGAAACGCATTATAGAACTTGGTAAACCCTGTATAATTCTAGAGCATGATGCTTTAATTGTTGGTGATGTTCAACATATAGAAACACCAGATATGGCTGTTGTTACTTTTGGACATCGTGTTATAGCTAAAGATAGCTATTCTCCACCAAACAAACCAACTGAATTAATTGAAATTAAAAAAGCTGTAGGAGTTCACGCATGTGGATTGACTCCAACTACAGCAACTTGGTTATATGAAAATGCAAGAGATGTTGGAATAGATGTGGGGGTTGATAGATGGCTAATGATGCAAAGATCAAGTGGATTGCCATTATATGTGTGTGAACCACCACAAGCCGTTTGTTGGGCCAGAGTATCAACTTCTAATTTTAAAGAAACAGATAAAAATAAAGATTGTGAAAGAAAAGGATCGACCGTAAATAATTATAAAGAAGCATTAACTGAAGGTTGGCACAAAGGATTAAAGAAATGAAAGGAGCTGTTTTTGGAATTCAAAGAGCTGGAACTAATTTTACAGAAACTTTATTAAAAGAGCATTTTAAAGTTAGTGTTGCTAACAAAGATAAAAATTATATTTGGAAACATTCACACAATTTTGATTTAAGTAAATTTGATAGTGACAATTTTAATATTTACATTGTTAAATATCCGTATAGTTGGATAGAATCTATTAGAAGAAAATCAGTCGATATAATAAAAAGACATCCAGAAATAAAAACTGATAATAATACTAAAACTGATTTTAAAGGGATTGATCTTTATAAATTAGCAAAATTATATAATGATCATACTTTGTGGTGGCACAAAGAAGAAGTTAAAAAAGCAGCTAAATATATCTATGTACATTATGAAAAGCTAATACACAGTGATGATGATATAAAGCATTTTCTCAATGTTTTCCAGTCCACTTATAGCATAAATCCACCACACGACATTAGTGTTATAAAACATCTACAAAAAGTATCACAATCTGATAAGTGGACAGAAGAAACCAGAGATATGTATCTTAATAAAAAATTATTAACTCTTGAGTGGAAACACATTGAAGAAATTAATGAAGCTTTTAGTGATGATTTATTTCAAGTAACTGGATATAAAAGAATAACTTCAGAAGTTGAACTAAAAGAAAACCATAAATAGAAATAAAGGATAATAAATATGGATAATTTTAAAGAATTTAATGATGAACATAAAAACATTAAAGAAATGTTTGATGTAGATACACTTAGAAATTTAGAAAAAATGCCTCATGATGAAGCAAAATCTACTGCTCATGGCTGGGTTGACAACATGAAAAAGACAAAGCCTCATGTTAAAGCTAGACTCAAGAGAGACATAGATAGTTCTCCTCATTCTGGAGAAGTTTCTCGTATTATGTGGCAAACGTATTTATCTGGAACTGGCCATGGTGTTATGGGATCTGCTTGGAAAAAGCAAATGAAAGATGTTTAATGTTAGAAGAAGCTAAAAAGAAAAAGCTTAGCAAGCAACAGCAGTTAAAGCTTTTCTGGAAGAACTATCCAGTTGTTATAAATCCTGATATAACAGCACCGCCGACTGGTGTTAGAAAAACCACGCCAGATTGGAGTGGTTCTCCATCGTTTCCACAATATACTTCAGAATCATTAAGCACAAAAATCATATCTAAAAATAGGCATGATTCTGTTATTAAATCTATTAATGAATCTGTAGAACTAGTTCAATTTGATCAGCTCACTGAAGAATTAAAAGAATATTTTAAAGATCATGTGTTTAAGATTATTCATGAAAAAAAGGAAAAGCATTTTTCTGTATCTTCTAATTTAGATATGAAACAAAAACAAGCAGCTTATAATTTAATTGCTCTTTCTGCTATGTCTTCTTTAATAGCCTCTCGTGTTTTGCTTGATAAAGCTTTCTTTAAAAGAAACCAATCTTTAAATACTAGATTTGCTGATGCTCTTCAAAGAGCTGTAAATGTTGCTGCTTCTGATCCAGGAATTATTCAAAAAATAAGACAGAATTCACGCAATATGAATTTAATTACTATGGAAGAAGTTCAAATAATAGATTCTTTTAAAAATCCAAATTTTGATTCAAAAAATACAGGAATACCACTTAAAATTATTAAAGAAACTTTTGATCGTGGAGTTGCTGCTTATAAAGCAGGTGTTAGACCAACTAAAATATAATGAAAACATTTAAAGAGTTTTGTGAAGAGCATGGAGCTGGCTTTGAAGGTACTCCAAAGTTGACTAAAAAGTATAAAAAAGATACTCCTGGAGAAAATAATATTAAAAATAATAAACGACAATCAAGGATAAACAAATGGAAGAATTAATTACACAAATGAAAAGAGTCTTAGCAGACACTTTTGTTATGTATATGAAAGCTCACTCATATCATTGGAATGTTGAAGGTCATCAGTTTACAGAATTTCATGCTTTTTTTGGATCTTTATACATTGAATTGCATGCAGCAATAGATCCAATTGCAGAAAATATACGAACACTTGACTCATATGCTCCAGCAAGTCTTTCAAGAATAACTGAACTGTCTACAATTTCAGATGAAAATACTATTCCAAGTTGTGAAATGATGCCTATTCATTTGTTAGCTGCTAACAAACAAGTTATTGATTGTATTATGCAAGCAAGAAAGTTTGCAGAAACAGAGCAAGAAATTGCTATTATATCTTTTTTAGAAACAAGATTAGAATCTCATCAAAAGCATGGCTGGATGTTAAAAGCAATTTCAAAAAAGATGTAAAATGACAAAATCCAAGAATATAAAACAGATAAATAAACAAAAGGATTTGATTCATAAATCTATTGATTTAAAAGGTGAATCACAATATGTGTCTCATATGACACTAAAAAAAGAAAACAAGGAGAATTAAAATGCCAACATGGGGCAAAACCGATAATACTGCTAACTCAGTACTCTGGGCGCCACAGCAGTTAAAGAAAGAAGCAAATACTTCAACTAGAGATGAATTGTATGGCAATACTACAGCCGATTCATTTATTACTGGCCAGACTCATGGTCAATATGGAGTTAGTGATGCTGAAGCAAATGCAGCTAGAGCTGGTAATGGAACTAAAGCAGCTCATGCTGGTTGGGTGTTAAGAACAGAAGGATCTGGAAATAGAGCTGGAAGAGTTCATAATGAAGTTCTTGTTGCTTTAAGTTCTATGACTGGTGATGGAACTGACGATGCAGCGTTTCCAGATATTGCTATTATTATATCTTCACAGCCTGTTGCTGCAACAGGAAATTCATCAGCTAGTGATACAGAAACATTCGCAGTAGTAGCGACCACATCACCTGTTGGTGGATCTATTACATATGAATGGCAGTATAATGCTGATGTAGCAAACTCCGCTGCCTGGGCCGCCGCAACTGGTGAAGATGGTATTTCAGATCCAGCAACAGCTACTCTTTCTGTTAATACAGCCGCTGTTAACTCTTCTGTTATTCCAACTAGTTCAGGATTTAGAGTTGTACTTCAAGCGACTGGAACTGCAAACGTTACTTCTTCTGAAGCAATCTTAACTATTACAACATAATTGACAGGAGCAATAAACTATGGCAACGACTAAAAAAATAACAGAACTTGACGCTCTAACAGTAATAGCTAATACTGATCTTCTTTATGTTGTAGATGATCCATCAGGAACACCTCTTTCTAAAAAAATAACAGTAGAAAGTATAATGACTTCAAATGTTACAGCTAATTTGAATTTAAATGGATCTATGAATATGAATGATTATGTTATTGCGAATGTTGTAGCATCATCTCATACAGGAACACCAGCTTCAAATACCGATGTTCCTACTGGATTTGAAGTAGCAATTGGAGCAATGTGGTCAGATGGAACTAACTTATATGTGGTTACAGCTAATAATGAAGTAAAGAAAGCAACTCTTTCTTCGATTACATAATAGAATGAATGATAATGAACGAATTGATGAATCTACATTCTTGCTGTTTGCAGCTAAGTGCTATAGCAATCCTCAATGTTATGACACTTTAGAATTCTATGAAGATTTAAAACGCTTTCGTTATATTAAGCGTTTGCTCAATAAATATGAGTCCACTGGTGAATTGAGGGAGAGGTTAATATTAAACCATATAATCTCCCTCAATAATGTTTTTGGCGCAAAAAATACTGCTAGAATGCTGTTTTTTAGATTAGAAGGTTATGAGCAGTTTTTTGCGCCATTTTTGATAATGTTAGGATCCCTTCCAACATTAGTTGAAGGCATTGGTCATGATAATAGAACAGTTTATTGTGACGAAATACTCATGGATAAAATCATAATAGATAAGTTGAGAAAAATATAAATGAAAAAATTAAGAGACATTTTAAACGAAAGTTTTATTCCGGGCTTACCAGCAGCTTCTAAAAAGAAGCCTACGAAAGAGCATCATCCAATAGCATGGGAAGGTATGCTTGGAACTGTTCATGCTAGAAACAATAAAGGTGAATCAAAATATTTTCATTATAATTATGAAGATGCAGTTAAACATATAAGCGTTGATGATCATCATGATTTTAGAATTCATAGAAACAAAAAAAGACCAAATGAAGGAACTGGATCTCCTAGATATAATCAACTAGTGGTGTATGCAAAAAGAAAATCTTCTATTAAAGAATCACACTCAGATTTGCCACCTATTGATGCTCCAGTAAAAAGAAATATCGTCAATAAATTCGTTCCCGAGAATCCAGATTTTTCTAATAATACTTTTTATCACGAACGAAAACATTCGCACGATGTAATATACAAAGAAGATGAAAATGGAACGCGTCATGTATATCATACATTAAAAGATCAAAAAAGTGCTACTCAAAAATTTAAAGAACTTAAAGATACTCATAATAGAAAAATATGGAATTCATCAAAAGATAAACACGAATATGCACTAAAAAGAAATATAAAAGAAATGAACACTGCTGGGTCTGGTGCTATTGCTGGTATTGGAATAAATCAAGATGGTTCGCAATATAATGCTGCTACTGCTCCTAATTCATATGGTGAGCCTGGAGTAAGTAAAAAGAAACAGAAAGAGATTAAAACTTCTGGCCTTTCACCAAAAATGATAAGGTTAATTCGTAGATTTCAAGGAAAAGAATAAGCATGGATATTCAACCAAAAATAGATTTTGCGCATGATAATAAATCTTTATGGTATGCTTTAATGTCATTTAGTGCTGTATATACTACATTTTTGATTTTGGGTGGAATATGGCTATCAAATCAGTGGGAATTAAATATATCTAGTCAAAAACAATTAATAGATTTATCTAGACATGTTGATGAGAGTTATGTTGATAAAGATTTATTGGCTTCTATTGTTGTTGAACAAAACAGAAGATTATCTGAATTTAATAATAAACTTGATAATATCAATAAAAAAACAGAAACTATACACGCTCTATTAAATAAATAATTTTATATATTTACATTATGCTGATATTATATTATAATACAGTATGATAAATACTTGGCTTGATGATAAATATATCAATCTTTTGTCTTTTAAACTAGATAGATTTAAAAGAATAGATTCACAAAAATATAATTTTAGATGTCCGTTTTGCGGTGATTCAAAAAAGAATCGTTTCAAGGCTAGAGGAAATGTGTTTCCATCAGATAGTGGTGGGTTGTTTTATAAATGTTTTAATTGCGGAATACCGTTGTCATTTAGTGAATTTCTTAAAAGATTTGATGATGAGTTATATAAAGAATATAGACTAGAATCTATGAAAGATAGTAATAATCATTTTACTAAAAATGATTTTAATAAAGTTCATAAAAATAGTATTGTTTTTCAGGAATTAAAAGATTTAAGAAGAATATCTCAACTTACATCAGACAATCCCGTTAAAAAATATGTTACTGATAGAAAAATACCTTCTAAATATCATTACAAATTATATTATGCTAAAAGATTTATGGAGTGGATTAATACACTACTTCCAAATAAGTTTAATGAAAATCAATTAAGAAGAGATGAACCTAGATTAGTTATTCCATTTTTTGATTATGATGGTAATATATTTGCTGTTACTGGTAGATCTTTTAAAGAAAATTCTATCAAATATATGACTATTAAGTTCAATGATAAAGAATCTAAAATATTTGGCTTAGATGAATTAGATAGATCAAAAAAGGTTTATGTCGTAGAAGGTCCAATTGATTCTTATTTTATAGATAATAGTTTAGCATTTGCCGGTATTGATGGAAATATTAAAAAAACATTAAAATCAATAGATTATGTTATAATATTAGATAATCAGCCAAGAAATGATTCAGTTGTCAAGAAGTTAGAGAAACTTATTAATGATAAAGAAAAAGTTTTTATATGGCCAAAAGGATTAGAAGAATATAAAGATATAAACGACTTAGTGATGGTCGGATATTCAAAAGAAGACATAAAAAAGTTAATAGATAAGAACACATATTATGATTTGGTTGCGAGATTGAAATTAAACGAATGGAAGAAAATAGGAAGTATACATGAACAGCAGCAATATAATAGTAATTAAAAGAGACGGAAGAAAAGAACAATTAGATTTAAATAAATTTCATGCTGTTGTTGGATGGGCTTGTGAAGGGCTTACTGGGGTTTCCCCATCTTCGTTAGAAATAAAATCTCATATTCAATTTTATAATAATATAAAAACAAGTGAAATACAAGAAACTCTTATTCATTCTGCATCAGAACTAATTTCTGAAGATCATCCAAATTATCAGTATGTAGCTGGCAGACTGATTAATTATGATATACGAAAACAAGTGTTTGGCGGTCATGATCCGATTCCTTTAAAAGATCATGTAAATAGAATAATTGATCTTGGTTTTTATGACAAAGATCTTATTAATCTTTTTAATAATGAAGAATGGAAGCATCTAGATCATATTGTTAAGCACGATAGAGATGATCAACTTACATATGCTGCAATGGAGCAATATAGAGGTAAATATCTTGTTAAAAATAGAAACACCGGGGAGATATATGAAACTCCTCAAATTGCTTGTATATTAATAGCTGCAGTTTTATTTTCATCATATCCAAAAGAAGAAAGAATGAAATGGATTAAAGATTATTATGATGCTATTTCGCTTCATTATATTTCTTTACCTACACCAGTTATGGCTGGAATAAGAACTACTCAAAGACAATTTTCTTCATGCGTTCTTATTGATTCTGCGGATTCATTAAATTCTATTAATGCAACATCATCATCAATTGTTAAATATGTTTCTCAAAGAGCTGGCATTGGTGTTAACATTGGTAGAATTAGAGGAATTGGAGCTGAAGTTAGAGGTGGGCAGGTTACTCACACTGGATTAATACCATTCATTAAGTATTTTCAAGCTGCAGTGAAATCTTGTTCTCAGGGTGGGGTTCGAGGTGGCGCAGCTACTTTCTATTTTCCAATATGGCATTATGAAGCAGAAGAAATGCTTGTTCTAAAAAACAATCGAGGAACTGAAGATAATCGTGCGCGACATGTTGATTATGGAGTTCAATTTAATAAGCTTATGTATGAAAGACTTATTTCAAATGAAGACATCACTTTGTTTTCTCCTGATGATGTTCCAGATTTATATGAAGCTTTTTTCACAAATCAAGATGAGTTTAAAAAATTATATGAAAAGTACGAAAGAGCATATTCAATTCGCAAAAAAACAGTCAGAGCAGCTGATTTATTTACATCCTTTATGCAGGAACGGAAAGACACAGGCAGGATATATCTCCAAAATGTGGATCATGCGAATGATCATGGATCCTTTATTAGTGATATCGCACCAATTTACCAGTCAAATCTCTGTTCAGAAATAGACCTACCCACAAAGCCTCTTAATAATATATTTGATGAAGAAGGAGAAATAGCTTTATGCACTCTTTCTGCTATTAATTGGGGTCTTATTAAAGATCCTGCTGATTTTGAAAAATGGTGTACTTTATCAGTAAGAGCTCTCGATCAGCTTTTGACTTATCAGGATTATCCTGTTATTGCTGCTCAAAGAGCTACTGAAAATCGTAGACCTCTTGGTGTTGGAATTATCAATTTTGCATATTGGCTAGCAAAAAATGATTTAAACTATCAAGATATAGATACCAATGGTTTAAATCTTATTGATGAATATGCTGAAGCCTGGTCATATTATCTTATTAAAGCATCAGCAGATTTAGCAGAAGAAAAAGGTGAATGCCCATATAATTACCAGACAAAATATTCATTAGGAATAACACCAAATCAAACATATAAAAAGGATTTGGACGAGTTAGTAAAACATCAAGAAAGAATGCCATGGAAAGAACTTCGTGAGCAACTTAAGAAAACTGGGATACGTAACTCTACATTAATGGCTCTTATGCCATCAGAGACCTCGTCTCAGATATCGAATTCAACAAATGGTATTGAACCACCTCGTTCATTAGTTTCTGTCAAGCAGTCTAAAGATGGTGTGTTAAAACAAGTTGTACCAGAAATTAGAAGACTTAAAAACAAATATGATCTTCTATGGAATCAAAAAAGTCCTCTTGGTTATCTTAAAATTGTTTCTGTTTTACAAAAATATGTCGATCAAGGCATATCAGTCAATACATCTTATAACCCACTTCATTATGAGGGCGAAAAGATTTCTATGTCAGAAATGTTACAGCATTTGATATTATTCTATAAGTGGGGTGGAAAACAGTTGTATTATTATAATACTTATGATGGAGCAGGCGAACTTGCTTTTGATGATAAACAAACAGAAATTATACAAGAACAAAACGAAATTATAGATGATTATTGTGACAGTTGTGTCATTTAAAGTTGCTTATTATTGATTATGATGACACAGTTGTCACTTTATAATTGACATTAGACAGGGTGTATTATATAATGAATAATAAAATTAAAAGGATTATTTAATATGAAAATATCAGCAAGTCGTAATGACACCGATGCAATACTAGGTTTTAGTGGTGATTATCGTTGGTTATCAAATTTTTATCCGGTTGATATAGAATTTGAAAGCGAACATTATCCAAGCGTTGAACATGCATATCAGGCCGCAAAAACGCTTGATTTAAAGCAAAGAAAGCAATTTCAAGATCCTACAGTGCTTGCTGCAGAAGCAAAAAAAGCTGGATCAAAAGTTGAATTGCGTGTAGATTGGACTGAAGAAAATAGGCTTTCTGTTATGAAAGTTTGTTTAAAATCAAAATTTTCACATCCATCATTAGCAAAAAAACTATTAGATACTGGTGAAGCATATATAGAAGAAACCAATTATTGGGGTGATAAATTCTGGGGAGTTGGTAATAGAGATGGGCAAGGATCAAATTGGCTTGGCCATTTAATTATGAATATTAGAGACGGATTGGACAAGTAGTTGTCAGTATTTGAAGTTAATACACAGAACCATCTTGAAAAAAGAATGTTCTTTGATGAACCAGTTGATGTTGCAAGATACGATCAGCAAAAATATCCTTTCATAGAAAAATTAATCGATAAACAGCTTGGTTTCTTTTGGAGACCAGAAGAAGTTGATGTTTATCGTGATGCAAAAGATTTTAAAGATTTGACTGATTGGGAACGTCATATTTTTACATCAAATCTAAAGAGACAAATTCTTCTTGATTCGGTTCAGGGAAGATCTCCTAATATTGCTTTTCTTCCAATTGTTTCTTTACCGGAACTTGAGACCTGGATTGAAACTTGGTCCTTTTCAGAAACAGTTCATTCAAGATCTTACACTCATATCATTAGAGCAGTATATTCAAATCCATCTAAAATTTTTGATGAGATGCTTGATATTCCTGAGATTATTGAATGCGCTACAGATATTTCTAAGCACTATGATGAATTAATTAATTTAAATACTCTTTTATCATATGAGGGTTCTGATTTTGTAAATCAAATGGCTCATAAAAAAGCTGTATGGCGAGCTATGATGTCAGTTAATATTCTTGAAGGTGTTAGATTTTATGTTTCTTTCGCATGTTCGTGGGCTTTTGCTGAACAAAAGAAGAAAATGGAAGGAAATGCTAAGATTATTAAGTTGATTTGTAGAGATGAAAATCTCCACCTTGCTGGGACTCAGTTCATTCTTAAAAATCTACCAAAAGACGATAAAGATTTTGTTAAAATTCAAGAAGAAACTCGTGAAGAATGTATTACAATGTTTTTAGATGCATATCAGCAAGAAAAAGACTGGGCTACATTTCTATTTAAAGATGGATCTATGGTTGGCTTGAATGAGCAGATGCTTCATGACTATGTTGAATGGATTACTCATAAAAGAATGTTGGCTGTTGGTTTACCATCTCCATTTAAAGGCGGATCAAATCCACTTCCATGGACTGAAAAATGGATTTCTGGAGCAGATGTGCAAGTTGCTCCACAACAAACGCAAATTAGTTCTTATGTAATTGGTGGCGTTAAAAACGATATAAGTGATGATACTTTCAAAGGATTTAATTTATAGTGCTTATAGTTCCAACTTTAGAAGAATGTAAAAAATTTGCATTAAAAATTGGAGCTATTAAAATATTTGAAATTAAAATATCTCCTACAGATTGGGCATTGCCATTTGAATGTCATAATAATTGTGATTTAAATCCTGTTCTTGGATATTATTTTGTAAAAGATTCTCATGGAATACTTCACGCATATAAGCATTCTATTTTAAATGATGGTGAATATATTGATATTACACCAACGTTAGATAATAGAAAATATAATATATTTGCTTTTCCAAGTCATTATAATGCTGAAATTTTAACATATATAGATGGTTCAGTTCTTATAAATACAAATAAAAAAGGAATTGAATTAATGTATTATATATATGCTTTAATAGATCCAAGGAATAATAAGCCTTTTTATATAGGAAAAGGAAAAGATGATAGGTGTTTATCGCATTTTAAAGAAAATAATTTAAATAAAGAAAATAATTCTAAAAAAAGAGCAAAAATTAAAAAATTAAAAAAACTTGGTTTTGAACCAATGATAGAATTTTATGCTCAAAATATAAAAGATGAAGAATTAGCATATAATATTGAAACTTTTTTTATCAAAAAATATGGAAGAATTGGTTATGAAGAAGATGGAATATTAACAAACATTTGTATAAATAATAATCCACCAAATCATAATGGAAAAACATATAATGAAATATATGGAAAAAAACAAGCACTATTAATTATAGAAAAAAAGAGAAATCTTCAATTAAAAGCAAGTGGTTATGGACCATTAAAACATACAGAAGAAACAAAAAGAAAAATAAGTGAAAAAACAAAAGGCGAAAAAAATCCAAGATATGGTATTAAAATAAAAGGCACTGAAATTGCTAATAAAATTAGTTTAGCAAACACTGGAAAAAAACATTATTCTAGAGCTAAATTATTAGTAATAGAAAATATAAATAAAAAAATTAAAGATTTTGTTTTTTCAAATGATCTTAAAGAATATTGTATAAAAAATAATTTATCAAAAGGTACTTTTAATTCTCAACTTGGATATAATTGGCCAATATCTAAAAAAGGAAAAAACAAAGGGTATAAAATAAGATTGGCAATAGAAACAGAAATTAGTTCTTATGTAATTGGTGGTGTTAAAAATGATATAAGTGATGATACATTTAAAGGATTTAATTTATGAATATAATTCAAGAGATTAATGATAAGATTTCAGAACTTGAAAGACAGAAAGAAGAAATACAAGAATTGTGTTCTCATCCAGTTAATGATAGTACATGGAATAAATCAGAAGATGAATATGGTAGAGAAGATGGCCCTGGCTATTATTCTCATATTTGTAGATTGTGCACAGCCCGCTAGACATCGGAAAAGCCAGTCAGAACCTTAAAGAAATAATATGAGTAGAATTTATGATTAAGAAAATATTTTCCAATAGAAAAAATGCAGTATTTGTATTATGTGCTATTTTATGCTTTATTTCGGCCCTACTTGCTTTTTTAGAATTTTTTGTAGCTGGAAGTATTATAATAGCTATAGCTGGTTTTGTTGGTATTATGAATGAATGTATAGATCAAAACAATGAGTAGAATTAGTGCACAAATAACAAATCCATTTATTGAAGAACATAATTGTAGCAATTCATATTCTATAGATAGAAAAATATCTAAAAATAAATCTATAATGGCTCAAATTATTTTGTTTGATTTTAAAACTTTATTTACATTTGAGATATGGCATAGAGATAGATTTATGGATCATAAGGGGTTGATGTTTGAAATAGGATTGGTTGGCTTTTCTATAATATTAGAATTTTATGATGCCAGACACATAGATCATTATTAATGTTATATAAATATTCCTAACAAAGGAGTATTTTATGACAACAGTGCCGTGGATCTATAAGAAAAAAGTTTTATCAGAAATTCCAGAAGGATACTATGGTTTTGTATACATTATTACTAATAACACTAATAATCGTTTGTATATTGGGCGTAAGTTTTTTTATAGTTCTAAAACAAGGCAAATAAAAGGCAAGAAAAAAAGATATAAAGTAGAATCAGACTGGAAAGATTATTATGGATCAAATAAATCTTTACAAGAAGATGTTCAAAAATTAGGTTATGGAGCATTCCACAGAGAGATTTTACACTTATGTAAAACAAAAGGAACTTGCAATTATTATGAAGCCTATGAAATATTTAATCGCCACGCTATAATAAAAGAAAATTTCTATAATGAATGGATACATGTTAAGGTGAGTAAGAATCATGTCAAAGAATGAACAAGTTTGGCTGATCGAATGTTGTATAACTACAAAGTTGGGTGTGTGGGAATGCACTGCTGATGGTCGTAGCTGGATTTGTCATGTATGTTCTTCACAAAAAGCCGCTGAGCAATATGTTGAAGAACATAAAAATGATCAATGTTTTGCTGATGATCCGGAACCAACCGGGTTGAAATGGAATAAAAATCACTATAATATTACAGGACCATATAATGTTAAAGAATGAACAAAAATATTATTATATTAGAATTGATGATATATTAGATCAAATTGATATTATTAATAGAGACGATTCTGGTTATTGGGGTTCACTTAATAAACAGGGAGCCAAAGATTATTTTGATACTTCAGGATTGATAGAAATTGAATACAATCAGTTTGTTACAGAAACACATAATTTTTATTCTTATAAAATGAGTTCGATATCTGATAAAGGATGGATTCGTTTACAAAATTGGTGTAGAGAGAATAAATATCTATTAAATAACTTTTTATAAAGAAACAATTTTGGATAATAATAAAAAGAAGTCTAATAAAATTGTAATACATGAGGATAATAATATTCCAGTGCTTCGTGGTGAATGCCCAAAGTGCCATTGTGGAGATAAATCATTAATCATAATAAATTTTGTTAAAAATCCAACAAATGAAAGACTTAATATGATTAAAATGAAATGCGTATGTTGTTTGAAAGAATATTATAAGTATGCTACAGAAATATCAAAAAACGAAATTAAAAAACCTTAAAGAAAAAGCATATCAAGAAATTAACTCCTGTTGTGCTACATTTTGTTATAAAAAAGATATAATTTCATACATTAAAGCTTTAGAAAATGAAGTAGAAAGATTACATTATGAACAAGAACGTTAGATATAGCTTTTCAATATTAGTAGATGCTCTTAATCTCAAAGGTGAGTATGAAGCAATATTAGAAGATAGTAAAATTTCAGTCCCAAAAAACAAAAGACACTTAAATACAACTACTGCAGAGTGGTGTGTGAACAATATACATGTTCTTAATAGAAAAACAAAAGCTTTAAATAAAATAGTTGATATATGCAACAAGTATTTAGTTTTAGCAGAAAACAATAATAATATAGTTTTTGTCGTAGAGTAATATTTGTATTGACATTTAGATTATAATTATATATAATAGAAAATAATAATGGCGTTTGGACTGATGAAAATTGTAGTTTTTACTAAACCTGGTTGTTCATTTTGTGTAAAAGCAAAAGATCTTCTTGATAGTGAGGGACTTATATACTCTGAGATTGTGGTAGGAGAAGATGGAAATATAAGTAAAGATAGTTTTCTTTCTTTGTTTCCAGAAACAAAAACTCTTCCACTTATTAAAATTAATGATGATGTAGTTGGCGGATATAAAAATTTAGTCGATTGGATTAATAAATTTACTAAATGATGGAATGAATTATGAAGTACATAAGCAGAATTATAGAAAATATTCAAGCCTTAGAATTAAGATTACAGATATCAGAATCTGATTTATATATGGCACATTCAAATAATATAGATGTGATTGATGAAATGTTTAATGGTCCAGAAAATTGTAATTTAATTTGTAATGAACTGGAAAATATATCAAAATCACAATCAGGAGATTTTTTCCTGGCATTAAATAAAAATAGAACATATATTTAATAACATGAAAATAAGTATAGATATTCATAATTATAGTACACGCAAATATTCTGATCTGTTAAGATTAATTGAAGAAAAAGAAATGCCTTATTTAGATTTTGATGATGCTGTTTTTGGAGAAGTTGGATTTATGATGCTTAGTCAGATTTATAATATAAAAAACAAATATAATGATTAGACACAATAAAATTGTTTCAAGTTCTATTGAGTTAGAACTTAATATCTATATTAGAATATGTAATTATAGAATAGATAATAATAGAGATGATTTAATGGGTGATGTGTTTGGTATAGCTGGCGCAGAATCATTGTATAGTTTATCACTATTAAATCAAGATAAAACAAGAATAATATATGAGTATATAAAAGGATTGTGATGCATATTATAGATGGAAAAATTATCAGTTCAGATATGACTAAAACTGCTATGGGCGGAACTGAATTGATGGTTAATGAATTAATAAAAAGAATTGAACCAGAGTTATTAAATAAGTTTGAAATAGTTGCTTCAAGAATTACACAGCCGCTGGATCAAAGTAAAAAAAGAATTTATTATGTTCATGATTTGCCAGATGATCCTGCTTCAGAACATTTAAATAATGGTGGATATAATCAATTTGAAAAAATTGTATTTGTTAGCAATTGGCAAATGCAAGGGTATATTACAAAATATTCTATTCCCTGGTATAAATGTGCTGTTATTCAAAATGCTATTGTACCAATTGAAGTTCATGAAAAACCGACAGATAAAATTAGATTGATTTATCATACAACTCCGCATAGAGGGCTTGATCTTTTGTATAATGCTTTTGATGCATTAACAAAAGATTATGATAATTTAGAGCTTGATGTTTTTTCTAGCTTTGAAATATATGGTTGGAAAGAAAGAGATGAGCCATATAAAGAGTTGTTTGATGCTTGCAATAATCATCCATTTATTAATTATCATGGTTCTGTAAGTAATTCTGAGATTCGTGATGCCCTTAAACAAGCTAACATATATGGTTATCCCTGTGTGTGGCCAGAGACATCTTGCTTGTCACTTATAGAAGCAATGAGCGCAGAACTTATATGCGTTCATCCAAATTATGCTGCTCTTTCAGAAACAGCAGCAAATTGGACTTTTATGTATCAGTGGCAGCAGAATAAGAGAGATCATTTACAAGTTTTTTATGGTATGCTTAGATCTGCCGTAGAATCATCTATAAATGGTAGTTCTAAAAATAGAGTTTATAACCAAAAACAATATATTGATATGTTTTATAATTGGGATTTGAGAGCGACACAATGGAAGATGCTTTTGAGTTCCCTAGCATAAAGGCTAAGTGATGATACTATTAGATCTAAATCAGGTAATGATTTCTAATTTGATGATGTCGGTAAAAAATAATAGTGAAATTGAAGAAGATTTAGTCCGTCATATGATTTTAAATACTATAAGATCTCTTAGAAAGAAATTCTTTCAAGAATATGGTGAATTGGTTATTGCATGTGATGATACTAATTATTGGCGTAAGCAAATTTTTCCATATTATAAAGCCAGCAGAAAAAAAGATAGAGGCGAATCTCCTATGGATTGGAATAATATATTCCAGATATTAAATAAAATTAGAGACGAATTAAAAGAATATTTTCCATATAGAGTAATTCAAATTGAAACTGCTGAAGCAGATGATGTTATTGGAACTTTAGTTCAAGATGAAAATGATAAAGTTATAAATAACAGTAAGATACTTATCTTATCAGGAGACAAAGATTTTATTCAATTGCAACAATATGATAATATCAAACAGTATGATCCAGTTAGAAAGAAATTTATTTCTCATAAAAATCCATCACTCTATATTAAAGAGCATATTCTTCGTGGAGATGTTGGCGATGGAGTTCCAAATTTTTTATCTCATGACTCTACCTTTGTTGATGGGTCAAGACAAAAATCTATTTATGCGACTAAAATGGATGTTTGGCTTAAACAAGAGCCAGCTGAGTTTTGCGACAGCGAAACATTGAGAAATTATAATAGAAATAAAATGTTAATCGATTTGAATAATATTCCAGAAGATATAAAAAATAAAGTAAGAGAATCTTATAATAGTCAAGATAACAAAAAGAGAAATAAACTTTTCAATTATTTTGTTGAAAAAAAGTTAAAACATTTGATGGCAAACATAAACGAATTTTAAGGTGATTATATATGAATAAAGGTATTTCTGAAATTTTAGAAGAAGCATCTAAACAAAGTAAAGTTAATGATAAAGTTGCAGTGTTACAAAAGAATGCTACACCAACTTTGAAAATGTTATTAAAAATGGCATTTGATAAAAATCTTAAATGGTTAATTCCACCAGGAGAGCCACCATTTAATAAAAATGATGCTCCAGGAGCTCAAGGAGCTTTATATGGAGCTACAAAAAAGTTTTATTTATTTGTAGAGCATAATGGAAAGAAAGCAGAAGTTAATCAAATTAAAAGAGAAGCTATTTTTATTCAAATTTTAGAAACTCTTGATCCAAGAGATGCTGTTCTTTTATGTTCTATAAAAGATAAAAAAATACCATATAATGGAATTACTAAGAACTTAGTTCTTAAAGCTTTTCCAGATATTTCACTATAATAGGAGACGAGACTGTGGGTAAAACATTTCATCACAAAAAAGGTTGGGATGACTATGATTATGATGATAAAAGTATAAAAAGAAAAAAGAAAAAGGCTTATTCTAAAAGACAGAATAATCTTAAAACACAAACTCTTGATGACTTAGCAGATAAGCTAACTTACTGGGATATTATTCAAGACTCTGACTAGGATATTAAATTGAATGCCGACATATACGTTTCTTAATAAGAAAACAAAAAAAGAGTTTAGTTTGTTTATGTCAATGTCTGAAAAAGATGTTTATCTAAATGATAATCCTGATACTATACAAACTTTACTTGCTGCAACTCCAGTGTGTGATCCAACTAATGTGGGAGTTAGAAGCAAGCCAGATGATGGTTTTCGTGATGTATTGAAAAAAATTAAAGGAAGTCACTACAAGTCCAATATCAATACTTTTTAACTTAACCACGGAGTACGAGATTGCTAGATATCGAAATCGAATCTAAATTTCTATCAAATGCAGAAAAAAGAGAAATAAGAAAAGAAAGAAGACGTAACAAAACAGCACCAAAAACAGCCAACATGTCATTAGTCGATATAAATCCAATGACTAAAAATCAAATGTTAGCATTTGACGAATTTGAATTAGATAAAAATTTATTATTAAATGGATGTGCTGGAACTGGAAAAACTTTTATATCATTATATCTTGCTTTAAAAAGCATTGCATCAAATAAAAATGATATTCACAAAGTTACTATTGTAAGATCTATTGTTCCAACAAGAGATGTTGGTTTCTTACCAGGAGATCTTACAAAAAAGACTGATTTATATGAATCGCCATATATGGCTATGTGCAGCGAGTTATTTTCTAGAGGTGATGCTTATGCTATATTAAAGCAAAAAGCAGTTTTAGAGTTCTTACCAACATCATATATTAGAGGCATTACTATAAGCGATTCTATCGTAATTGTAGATGAGATGCAAAATCTAAATTATCATGAGTTGGATTCTATAATAACTCGTATGGGTGAAAATTCTAGAATAATCTTTTGTGGCGATTTTAATCAAAGCGATCTTATTAAGAAAAGTGAAAAAAATGGAATACTTGATTTCATGAAAATTCTTGATAGAATGAAAAGTTTTTCAAGAATTGAATTTATTAAAGATGATATTGTTAGGAGTGGATTAGTTAGAGAGTATATTATAGCAAAAGAAAAAATCTCTCAACACTAAAAAGTATATTGTATAATTTATTAGCAAAACGTGAATTTAAAGAGTTTAAGAGGCACCCTTTGATAGATCGGGTGTCTCTTGTGCCAGAATTGATACGAATTGATGGCGGCGAACATCGGTTATATGAAACTCTAGAAGGAAATAAATATCCTTCTGTTACATCAGTCTTTAGTGTAATTGATAAGCCAGAGATACAGGCCTGGCGAGATAGTATGGGGCACGACGAAGCTGATAAATGGACTCGTAGGGCTGGTAATAAAGGAACTATTCTTCATGATATGTGTGAAAGATATGTTTTAAATACATTAAGAGAAAATCAAGAAGATTACAATTTTATATCAGTAAATAATTTTCTTCCGGTTAAAAAAGTTATCGACAAAGTTATTGATAATATTTTAGCTGTCGAATTGAAAATATATTCAGATAAATTAAAAACGGCTGGCACAGTAGATTTAATAGCTGATGTATATAAAAAATTAGCTGTAGTAGATTATAAAACATCTAATCAATATAAGTATAAAGATCAGTGCTCTACATTTTTTATGCAGGGTGCAGCTTATGCTTTTATGATTAATGAATTATTAGGAACATCAATAGAAGATATATTAATAATTGTCGCTGTAGATGGTGGTGACACTATAGTTCATCATGAAAAAGTAGAAGATCACTTTAAAGAATTTTTGAAAATAAGAGTTGAATTTAAGGAAAAGTTTGGAATATAATAATATGAAAACTGTAAAATTTCAAGTTAAACCTGATGCAGCTATCGCAAAGCCTAATATAGAAATTACAAAATATGTATGCCGTAATGCTGTTAAGTGGCCAGATTTAGTAAACTATTATCTAAATTCTTCGATTGATTATAGAAATATGATAGCGCAAATGATTTTAATAAAGAGGATTTTAAATGAAAATTAATGGAGTATTATCTGCTTCAGACTTTGTAAAAGAAATAGAAGAAATGTCTAAGAAATTAGGAGTTCCATATATTGATGCAGTCATTCATTATTGTGATACTAATAAAATAGAATTAGAAACAGCAGCAGGAATGATTAGACTTTCTAGTCCAATGAAATCTAAAATACAAAATGAAGCAGAAGATTTAAATTTTTTACCAAAAACAACAAGTAAGTTACCAATATGACCTCTGATGCATTTGAAGCTTATCAACAATTCTTGGCTTTACATAGTCATTTCTATCAAAAAAATTATGATTACTTTAAGTATAATAAGAAAATACGAGCTTCCTACGAAAGATTTTTAAATAGAAAAGACAAGTATTTCTTTAGAAAGCTTGCAAAAGAAAAAGATATTGAAGGGTTTGTAGTATCTAATATTTTGGCTAGTACAAAAAAAATATGGATAATGGATCTATTTGACGAGAAAGCTGAAGAAAACTATATTGACTGGAAAAAACAAAAAGAATCTTTATTTTATAACTTTAAAGAAGATTTATCTATATTACATAATGACGTTAGTATGTCAATTTTAGTAAAGAATGGTCAACATCCATTATTGCTGAAACAATATTTATCAAAATCCATATCAATTAATACTTTAATAATACTTGATTCTTGTCTACATATATTTGATTACTGGAATACACACATACAAGATAATGTTGTGTGGCCTGGAGAATACATGAAGTTAGTCAAGTATAGATCGTTTTTAAGCTTTGATAAAGCCAAATATAAAAATTATTTAGTTGACATTATAAAGAAAAAGTGATATAAATATACTACTATATTATGAAAGATGTGAAATATTTAGCAAAAACAGACATACGTAGCATACGTAGTTATAAGAAAAAGGAAAACACATGTCTTTTGAAACATTAAAGCGCAATCGCGAAGAAGCAAAACAAAACTTACTTGATAAAGTAAGTAAACTCAATTCTAGTCAGAATAAGAAATTTGATAATGAAGATGAGAGATTTTGGAAGCCTGAAGTAGACAAAGCCGGAAATGGTTATGCCGTAATTAGGTTCCTTCCAAATCACGAAGATGAAGAAATGCCTACAATCATGTATTATGATCATTTCTTCCAGGGGCAAGCTGGTTGGTATGTTGAAAAATGCCCAACATCAATTGGAAAAGATTGTCCAGCATGCGCACATAATACTAAGTTGTGGAACTCAGGTTCTCCATCTAACAAAGACTTAGCTAGAGATCGTAAAAGACGTTTACATTATGTAGCTAATATTTTGGTTATTCATGATCCATCAAACCCAAGCAACGAAGGAAAAGTTTTCTTTTATCGTTTTGGTAAGAAGATTTATGATAAGCTAAACGACAAGATGTTCCCAGAATATCCAGATGAGGATCCAATGATCCCGTATGATATGTTTGAAGGAGCGCATTTTAAGCTCAAAGTTAGGAAAGTCGATGGCTATCCAAACTATGATAAATCAGAATTCGACAACCCTTCACCAGTTTATGATGATGAAGATAAGATGAAAGAAGTATATGAATCAATCATGCTTCTTCAACCTCTTATGGCCGAAGATACATTCAAGAGTTATGATGTATTAAATGAGAAGCATGTTAAAGTGCTTCAACTTGGAAAAGATGTTTCTCAGGCTGAATATGATAATGCAGAAGATGTCGATGATGATGACGATGAAGTAGATCAATTACTAAATAATGTAGTAAATAATGCTAAGAATGAATCTACAAAAACTGAAGATACTCCTTGGGAATCAACTGATTCGGATGATTCGTCAAGCGACGATGATGATGAAGCAGAATGGTTTAAGAAGCTCGCTGAAGGGTAACTTATAGTTAACAATTGGACAATATGTCAAACTAAAGGGAGCCTTTCAGCTCCCTTTTTTATATTACTGGCAAACCCTGTTCATTATAATAATAAGCTACTTCCTGATAAGATTCTTCATTTGGTGAAATTTTAGCTGGAGAATCATTTCCTTCTTGAGCCACTTTAGCATATTGCTTTTGCTTTTTACGATTTTCTCCTGGTATGTTAATTCCAGAATATGTTATATCATTATTAATAGGAGGGTCATGGCTATTCTTAGCTTCTCCTTGTTGATTACTGCTTCCAGTTATTACTGGACGAATAAATGTTCTTTCTTGTTGTATGTCTTTTGGAACAATTCTACCAAGCCCTTTGATTTTTTCTATAACCTCAGAATTCATTTCTTCAATTTGTTTTGGATTTAAATTAGTTAATGTTCTTGTTTCTGGATCATATTTTCCACCGTTCTTTTCTGCTCCTTCTTTAAAGCCACTATTGATTTGCCCAGTTGCAAATGGAACATTTTTAGCAGCATCATATAATTTATCAGAAACTTTATAAGCTTGCTGTTCTTTTTTGCCTACTGGTTTCATAGGATGTCCAGCAGTTTTTAATGCTTCGCCAACTGATTGTTGAACTACTCTAGCTGTTTGTTTTTCAACTTCTTCTTTAACTGTGTTGGTTGCTTGCTTTGTAACATCTTCTTTAGCATTCGCTAAATCTTTTTTGGCTTCAGTTTTAAGACTTCTAATATCTTTTTTAGATATTGCTCCACCCCATGACCATTCTCTATCACCAGCCATATCTATATGAATAGAACCATCTTTATAAACACCAATCCCTTTGGCTCCATTTTTATATGCTTCTCTTATAAAAGATCTTCTTTGTGAATCATTTTCAAAACCAGTTACATCTACAGCTCGACCTGTAGAATGAACTGTTGTTTTTTGACCTTTCTTTTTACCAGATTCACTAATCCAATTTCCTTTGCCACTAGTAAAAGTTATTTCTTCCATTCCAGCAGAAGTAGCAGATCGCTGAGCTATGTTTTGTATGCTTTCATCTACATCACCAGGTCTTTTTGGCCCATATTGCTTATTAATTTTTGTAGCAACAGAAGTGTCTGATTCATGTTTAGTGGAACTTTCAGATAATTGTTTCTTGCCTCTATTTACTGTAGAATTTTGTACTGATCCAACTGTAACTAATCCACGCGTCGCTGAAATAGCACTGGCTTGATTAGTTCGACTAATTACAGAATTGGGTTCATCATAATTAATTTTTTTAGCATTAGCTGGAGACAACTGAAGAGCCCATAATTTAGCAGAATCTTGCGCGGCTTCGCCTGTAAAGAAACTAGGTTCTATACCCCATTTTTTCATATATTCGCCATGAACTTTAAGTTGATCATCTAACGATAATTGTTGATATTCTTGTGGCGTTAAAGAGCCTAAACCAGCTCGTCGTGCCAGTTCTGGTATTTGGTTATCTTCTAATTGCCACGCTCCATAAAATTTATTTTTAAATCCACCTCTAGCAGATGTGTTAACACCACTTTCGATATCAAGCGCCCCAGCTAAAGCCTCTGGGCTAATTCCCCAGCGTTTAGCATGATCAAGAATTGCTTTATCTCTATTTGAAGCTGGTTTATATTGTTGTCCAGAACTATTGTTTGGTTTACCACCTTCATACAATCTTTCAATCTGGCCGTGCACATTTCCGCCAGCTCCACCGGGTCCAAATCCATCAGTTAATTTTTTAG